AAGAAGATGAAGAAATTAACTTTAGATACTAAAGTTAAATTGGGTGATAAATTTATTGATAAATATAAAGGTTCGAAGAAAGAAGATAAACCATTAAAAAAATCTATACTTAAAAAAGAAGAACAAATAGCACTACTGAAGAGAAGTGTTGAAAAGTGGAATGAATGGAGAAAAGAAAATATTAGTATAATTCCCGATCTGCGGGGTGCTAATCTGCAGGGTGCTAATCTGCAGGGTGCTTATCTGCGAGATGCTTATCTGCTGTATGCTAAACTGCAGGGTGCTAATCTGCAGGGTGCTAATCTGCGAGATGCTTATCTGCAGAGTGCTAATCTGCAGGGTGCTAATCTGCGGGGTGCTAATCTGCGGGGTGCTAATCTGCGGGATGCTGATCTGCGGAATGCTAATCTGCAGAATGCTAATCTGCAGCGTGCTAATCTGCGGTATGTCGATCTGCGGTATGTCGATCTGCGGTATGCCGATCTGCGGAATGCTGATCTGCTGAATGCTGATCTGCAGAATGCTAATCTGCAGGATGTTAATCTGCAGAATGCTAATCTGCAGAATGCAAAAGGAATTAAATAAAAAGGAATCATAACATGGATAATAGAGTCAATTTAATCTTCGAAGATATAGACTTCAAAGATTTAGAAATTATTACTGAAGTAACTCAAGAAAAGAAAAAAGTCTATAAAATTAAAGGGCCATATATTCGTTCTGAAATTAAAAATAAGAATGGTAGAACGTATGGTAAAATGATAGTTGAGCGTGAAGTATCTAAATTGAATAAAGAAAAAATTGAGGAAAATAGGTGTTGGGGGAATTTAGATCATCCACCATCTCCAGTTGTTTCTTTAAAAGATGCATCTCATATTATTAGAGAATTGAAAATGTATGATAAAGATGCTGTCGGTTTATCTGAAATATTAGATACACCGATGGGCAGAATAGCTTCTACTTGTATAGAAGCTGGACAGGTTATGATGTCCAGTAGAGGTTTAGGTAAAGTATTATCTGATGGTAATGTTAAAGAGAATTGGAATTTGATTACGGTCGATATCGTATCCGATGGTTCAACTCCTGGAAGCTATGGAAAATTAGTAGAAGGTATTTTAGAAAATGTTGAATTTATTATTGGAGATGATAATCAAGTTGTTGAAACAGCTATAGAAAATTTACAGAAGAAAGTTGATGATAATTATAATGATTCTTTTTTGAAGTGTTTATATTTTCAAGAATTTTTAAAGGAAGTAAGAAAGAATATTAAATAAAAAGGATTTAAAAATGGCTAAATATAAAGAGTATTTAGAAAGCGTATTGAATGAGACAAAAGAATCAAGAGAACTAATGAAGAAGCAGAATCTTACTTATGCAGGATATGGAGTATATAAAGACAAACAGGGTAACAAGTTTGAGTATGATTCTAATCTGAAGAAGATGAAGAAATTAACTTTAGATACTAAAGTTAAATTGGGTGATAAATTTATTGATAAATATAAAGGTTCGAAGAAAGAAGATAAACCATTAAAAAAATCTATACTTAAAAAAGAAGAACAAAAGAAAAGTGTTGCAGATTGGGATGAATGGAGAAACGCAGGCGCTGGGAGGTATGGATATGCTGGAGAGAAAAGAATCCTGAAGTAATTTCAGATCTTTCTTATGCAAATCTTCGTGACTGCAAAAGGAATTAAATAACTCTTTAATTTTTATAGTAATAAATTAAATGAGAATTTTTAGCAATATCTTTTATAAATAATTAAAAATAAAGAAGTGGAGGTATTATGAAGATAAGTGATATATTAACCAAGTTAGGTCTTAAACCTGAAGACCAAAAGTTGATTGAAGAGTCCATTCAGGCTCTTATTGATGAACGTGTTCTTTTGAAAGAAGAAGAGTTAAAAACTTCTTATGATACTCTGTTATCTGAGACATTAGAAAAAGAAGTCGAAGAAAAAGTTGAGGAAATTAAAACTCAATTAGTCGAAGCTTCCGAAAAATGGCAAGAGGATTATGAGAAAGAAATAACTGATCAGCTTGACGGTTTTATTGATGCGGAAATAGAAAAGAATATTTCTGATGAAGCATTAGATAAGATTGCAATTAATGAAGTAGCTCTTCCAATTGTCGAAGGTATTAAGAAATTATATGAGGAAAATCATATTGAACTTAATGCTGACGGTTCTGCTAAAGTAAAAGAATTAAGTGAAAAAGTTGAGAAATTAACTTCTGATCTTAATGAAAGCATTAGCAAGAATATTGAATTGGAAAATATTTCTGAAAAAGCTGCCGTAAAACTTCGTATTAATGAAGTTTGTGATGGATTAGATGACGAGTTAGTAGAACAGGTAAAACTAAATTTTTCTGAAAAGTCTTTTGCTGATGTAGATGCAAAAATTGACAATTATATTGAAATGATTGTCGAAGAGAAGACTAATAAGGAAAATAAAGTTGGTAGCGAAGATAAGCCATTAAACGAATCTAAAAAGCTCGAATCTGATGAAAATGTATCTCCAGATAAGGCGAAAGAAATTGTGCTGACTGGCGACGCAAAAGTATTAGATAAAGCAATGAGGTATTTTTAATTAACTAAATTTTATAATTTGATTTGAAAGAGGTTTATATGCAAAAAAGAAATGAAGGAGGATAGTGTATATGATAGCAAGACCGAGAGCCGAACTTATTAAGAAGTGGTCAGAGTTGAAAGATAAAAACGGCAATCTTTCTCCTTTTTCCGTAGCTGATATTAAAGATCACTACGTGAAAGGTAATGTAGCTCAACTACTTGAAAACACAATGACCGATTATGGTTTGATTGAAGAAGATATAAATATGTTGCTTGAGGCTTCTCAGGCAGATACAACTTTATCGAACGTTGGCGGAAAAATTGATGGCAGTGCAGATGCGGCGGCTTATAAATGGCAGCCGATAGTATTAGCACTTGTTCGTAGGGCTATGCCTGAATTGTTTGCTCATAAAGTTGTTGGTGTGCAGTCAATGAATGCGCCCGTTGGTTTGGCGTATGCAATTAGGAAGATTTATACTTCCGGTAATACAGAAGAGAATGAGGCAGGATGGGAAGCGCCCGATTATTTTGGTGGATATACTGGTAATCAGTCTCAAACATCTGGTGTTCTTTCTCAGGAACAGAGCGGTATTTATGATACATCTGCTGCTGGTATTGCTGCAACATCCGCAGAAACTTGGACTATTGGACCTTCAGGAACTTGGCCACAGTTGAAGATTAAGATCGATAAGAAAACTATCGAGGCTGTTTCAAGAAAATTAGCAACAAGTTATTCGCTTGAGTCCGCACAAGATTTAAAAGCGATGCTTGGTGTTGAGATTGAAAGAGAAATGGTAGATTTTATTCAGTATGAGCTTGTTGCTGAGTTAGACAGAGAGTTAGTATACAGGATTAAAAAGGCAGCGACTACTGCAAGTCTTGGTGGAGAGGTACTTTCGAGTATTGACTGTTCAGGAACTGCATTAGACGGACGTTGGTCACAAGAGAAGTTTAGCAATATAATTAATGCTATTATACAGCAATCTAATAGAATTGCTACTTTGACTCGTCAAGGTGCTGGAAACTTTGCAATTGTGTCTCCTGCGATAGCTACTGTTTTACAGGGTGCCCCAACTCAGTGGTTCAATAAGAATACATCTGATGTTGATGTGCAAAAAGCAGGTATTGCTGATATTGGTAGTATTAATGGAAATTCAATAAAGATTTATAGGGATTCTTATGCGAGAGTTTCTTATGCGTTGGTTGGATATAAAGGTCCAACTCCTAAAGAAGCTGGAGTTATATATTGTCCTTATTTACTTGGATTGACACAGAGAGCAATTGATCCGAGTGATTTCAGTCCGAGAATTGGAACCATTATGCGGTATGCGATTGTTGATAATATGCTTGGCAGCGGTCGTTACTACAGACTGTTGCATTTCTCGAATATTGGTCAGATCGTACCGGGTGCAACTATATAATTGATAATTGAAATTCTTTAAATAAAGAAAAAGAACTTGGAAGAAATTTTAAGTTCTTTTTTTGTTTTTACCTTGATTTAATCACCCTTTAAAGGCATTAGAATTGAGGATAATTTTTAGTATACTTTGATATTACTTTTCGTTTATTCTTAATTGTAGGCAATGTAATAGCGTTTAATTGGGTTATTTTAATAAAAAAGGACTCAAAAATGATTTCGAGTCCTTTTTCACTTCTTATTCTGCAGTTTTTACCTTTTCTTATTCTTCGGCTTTGCTTTTTCTTCTTTTGCAGCATCTGGGATCTGTTCTTTCTTTGCCTTCTTCTTTCTTTCTGCAGATTTTTCCAACTCTTCATTGTGCTCGCCCATCCACGAAGAAACTGCAGTACCAGCATCTTCAAATGTAGCATATCTCTTATCCCATACTTCTCTCACGTTACCTTTCTTAATCAAAGTAACTTTAATTCCGTCCTTCTTCTTCGACAATGCAACTAATAGTGTAGACATACAGAAACTCCTTTAAAAATTGTTTATGAAAAATTACAATAATGATTTATTATTGTTTTGATTATTCTATTTCAACGTAATTTGAACATAAGCATAAAACAGTGTCATAACTTTCTGAATTGAAAGCTTTTGCAGTGAATTCAGATGCTTCTTTTGTCATGCCTTCCTTTTTGAGAGTTTTTGATACTATGCCAATAATGTTAAAAACATTACCATCTTTGCCAATCAATTTGCATTTTGGTTTATTCATCTTTCATTCCTTTTATTTTAATATTTCTGTGTAATCTTTTTTAGGTTTAATTTGCCATTCTACGATATCCGTATATTTTTTGTTTCCATCTTCAATAATAATTTTATCTGATGTAGACGGTAATGATTTTAATTGTTTTGTTAATAGATGAATTGCAATAACCATAAATTCATAATCGTGAGCGGCCATTTCTATTTTATCATTTTTTTCATATAAATTTGCTATTGGATTATTGCAAAATAAATGCCAACACGAATGATTTATTGCGTTTAATCTCCAGCAATTTTCTATTGCAAATGTTGATAATAAGAAAAAATTTTGTATTCCAATTTCATCTGTTGGAGTAAAAAAATGTACGTATGCTTGATTTAGTGTGTGACTTTTTGGTTCTTCTTCGTCTTCATTATCATAAGGAAAACCACAGCAAGAAAATTTTGTTTTTAGACCTATTCTATTTAATTCAATTACGAGAGGTCTTATAGGTCTGTCAATTGATTCCAATATTGTTTTATTAGTATTATTTATTTTGTTTAATCTGTCAGTATATTCTTTATTTGTTGCCATGTTAATTTATTTCTCCAATCATTTGAATTCCTAAAGTAGTTGGAATCCAGATATTTTTGTTATTCTTTTTTATTAAATCTCTTTTTGATAAAGAGATCGCAGATTTTAGAGAAACACATTTATTTCCTTGAAACTTTTTATAACATACTCGACAACGAATTAAATCGAGCATTGTTCCTACTGGTAGTGTTTCTAATAAATCGAATTTCATTTTTATTCTTTTCTGAATGTTGTTTCCATCGGGAAACATGCAGGAATTTCCATTTCAATAAGTTGATCGCAGTATACTGTATGCCCAGGAACACACCATTCATCTGCCGGCGAATCGAAATCTTCAGTGAATGTGATAGTTTCTTCGTTTAATTCCCCATTCGACGGGCTTGTCCCGATAAATCTTAAAATCTTTCTCATACTGTTCTCCTGTTTATTGTTTATTTTCTTTCTTATTATAATATATATTATAGTAACAATAAAAGTCAAGGATTATTTTAAATTATTTTTGATTTAATTTTCTACCCATTTCATAAGCAGTTTTAGCAATCTCGAAAACATTTAATTGATGAACGTAATTAAAATTTCCGTCATTATTCGATGGTCGATATTCAGTTTTTTCGTGAATCATATCAAGTATTTCTTTTGGTGCATTACATTTTAATAAAAGTGAAGTTGAAATTTTTCTTCTGCCGTCATTACCAAAGTCACAATCACCAAAATCGACATACGCTTCGCTGTTAGTTTCATATTTTTCAAATATACCATATAATTGTAAGTTTTTATGATACACGGGATCGCCAGTGTTAAATATTTTTTCGTTCATATTTTTCCTTTTTAATAGTTATATTTTTCCAACATCTTTTACATTCGAAATATTCGCCATCAAACCAGGGACGGTAATAAATCATATTATGCCCGAAAATTTTGCATATTATTTTTTTTATGCTATAAAATTTTGGTTGAATCTTTTTCATACCTTCAATACCTTTTCTCCGGCTTGAGGAAGAATGTTGGCATCGGCTTCAAAAAAAGTAGAAAATTCTTTTGCTTCATGACGTTCTTTTGTCCATACAAACATCAGATCCTTTTTATTCGGGTCTTTTGAAATCGAAAGAAAACCTTTCGTTTCATGAAAAACGACATATTTTTTTGATGGCATAAACTACTCCTCATTCGTTTGATTGGTTATATGGTCAATGTATTTATTTAATTTTTCATCTTCCTTTTGGGTCAATGAATTAGATGTGGGTTTGTTGTGTTTATAAATTGTTACTCTCGGCGGATAAATTCCAACTTTAACTAATATATGTCCGATAGGAATTTCACATTTCCCATGCGCTTCAACAGCTAAATGATGATTCATTCCAGAATTTTGCCAAGAAAATTCTGTCGGTGCTGCATTATCGTTTTCAAGTTTGAACATTTTAAAGTATTCTCTGTCTGCTTCATGCCAAGGAATGCCATCACCAATATCACAGATGCCTGAATCATTTAGTGTGTATTTTCTGGACGATTTTTTGAGTATCGAAAATACCCATTCTTTAACTACTATAGGAATTAACGTTGAAGATATTTTTTGATTCATACTGCCCTCCTGTTTATTTTCTTTATTATAATATATATTAAAGTAAAATAAAAAGTCAAGGATTATCTTTTAATTGTTGGTTTTTTATCTAATTCAAATTCTCTTATTATTGTAGCAATTTCTGCCATTTTATTTTGAATTGGTCTTGTATGTAAATAAATATTTGCTTTCGTGTTTCCTTCTTTAAGATTCATTAATGTATAAAGAATTTGATATTCAAGTTCAACTACTTTATAATAATCTTTAAACCAATTTATAACTGATGCAGTATCTTTTTGGTGATTTTCAAGTAAAAAATTTCCGTAAGCTTTTTTATTTCTCATATCCATACCTGATTCCCTCATACGTTTGAAAAGCTTATCTTTATAAAGAACTTTATTAAGATTGGCAGTGTCTTTTGTAAGTGAATCTATTTTTTGATTTTCTACGTAGATTAACTTTTGTATCTCATCCTTTTTCATATTTGCTAATTCAATTTCGCCAATTCTTAAAGAATCCGACAAAATTGAATCTTGAATTTTCTTTTCTGCTAATTCTTTTTTCTCCTTTTCAAAATTTTCAAACAACATTGCTTCTGAATCGGATAATTGGCAAAATGCCGTGATACAGATAATTAGAACTGTTAAAAGTGATTTGTAGTACATTTTAGACTCCTTTGTTTAAATTTACTCTTCTATTATAATATATATTATAATGCAGGAAAAGTCAAGATAAAAATAAGATAATTTAAAATTCCTTTATTAAAAATATTTTTCTTGTTTTTAATTTTTCTATTATTAATCTATGTTTTTTCATTCTTTTGTTTATTTTTTCTAAATCAGTATCTCTTTGAATTATTAGTTTTCCGGTTTTATCGAAATATCCATGTATATATTTTTTGATTGCTATTAATGATTTAGTTGAATAATCTTTATCTATTACATAGTAATAACCAATGAAATCCTTTTTAATTGTATCGAGATTTATTATTGGATTTTTGTCGTTATTTATTGCGTTTTCATATATTGGTTTTGAATCTTCAATTCTTTTAATTCTTTCTTCTTCCCACTCTTTTGCTAATTTTTCATTTTCGATTTTTTCTAATCTTTCTTTTTCTGTTATATATGTATTCCATTCATCTTCATTTTTGAAATTTGTTATAACTGGAAGCAGTTTCCATACTTCAGATTGATAAATTGCATTAATATTAATTTCGAGGCAGACAAATGTACCCATAAAACTATTTGATATAAAGCAGTTGAAATTGCCATAAAATTGACATGCATTTTTAATTGTTTCAATTTTTTCTTTATACTCTTTAACTATACTGACAGTTTTCTCTAAAGAATCAGTTAGTGTGTTTTTATATATGACATTTTTATCAAAAGAAAAATATCTTGGTTCGCTATTTCTTATTATTTTGGCAATATAATTCTTTTTTGCTCTATCTATTGCATCATATTTAATGCCAATAGATTTGTTTTTATTGTTGATAATATACTTATAACCGAGTATTCTTTCGGTTATTCTTCTTTCGGGTATTCCGTGCATAGTTATTTGGGTATGATATTTAAAAATAGGAAATTCGATTTTATCTAAATTTTCTGAAGTCATTCCTTCTTTTTCGATTGAATCAATCAATTCTAACGGAATGATCATATCTGAAGCTCTATTGAGTTTGTTTTTGTGATCAACTTCGTATTTAATGTTGAATAATTCTTCTGTTTTGTTCATTTATTTTTACTCCAACTTTATATGAAGATTTGCAGGTATTTGATTTTTATAATATTTTTTAACTATCGAATATCCCAGAGCTGCTTGTTTTTTAGTTAATGTTTCGTTTATTGCTAAAGCATGTCCGATTCCAGCATCGATTTTATTGAATCCGTTACCGTCCAATTCTATAGCGCCGTCACATATTTGTGCTAATAATTTTAATGATTCATGTATTTTTAATATGTCATTATTTGTTAATTTTTCAGATATATCTATTATTTTTTTCTTGCTTGTATTTGAACTTGCGCCTTCTAATTTTGGGAGGATTGGAATATTTCTTTCAATTATATCTAATGCTTTATCAATAATATTTTGTTTTTCAACTAATGTTTTTGCTATATTTGCATCTATGCTTTCTTCCAATACTAAATGTTGTATTAATACTGCATTTTTTTGGCCAATTCTATGAACTCTATCTTCTGCTTGAGTTATATTACCAGGCACCCAATCAAGTTCAGCAAAAACTACCAATGAACTTTCAGTTAATGTAATTCCAACTCCTGCTGCTTTTATCGAACCAATGAATAATTTTATATTTTCTCTTATTTGAAATTTATCTATTGCTTCTTGTCTTTCTTCTACTGTATTTTCTCCAGTCAATTTTACTGAAATATTTTTAAAATTTTCATATAATGCATTTATAACATCGTGATGATGAGCAAAAACTACTATTTTTTGACCATTTTCTAATAGTTCAGTTAAATGTTCAATTACGAAAGGAATTTTTGCTACTGCTGTTTCATGTCTTATTTTTGCCATTTCTGTAAAAGCTACTGAAGCACTTTCTTTAAGATTTTTTATTGCTTCATTGTATTCCTCATCAGTTCCCGTTTTTGCTAATTCAACTTTTATTTTTAATGATTGTAATTCTCTTTTATAACTTTCCCATGAAGATTTTTCTTTATCTATTATAGTAGAACAACCATTAGCAGGAATTTCAATTACTTGTCTCGTTTTTTCTGGTAATTCAGTTAAAACATCTTTTTTTAACCTTCTTACCATTACTGTCGATCTTAGTTTATCTTGTAATTCATCTAAATTATTTGATCCTGAAACATCAATTCCATATTTTGTTTGTTGCAGATCACAATATCTATTCGCAAATCCCCACCACGAACCCCAATTAATTGGGTCAATATAATGCAAACTGGAAAATAATTCTATTGGTTTATTTAATATAGGAGTGCCAGTTAAAAGTATTTTCTTCTTTGCTGCAATTCCTTTTATTTCCGGTTTTTTATTTTCTTTATCTTTATATCCTATTATTTCGCGAGTTCTTTGAGCTTTGTAATTTTTAATATAATGAGATTCGTCGAGAATTAAACAATCCCAATTTATTTCTTTAATTTGAGGGAATTTTTTAAGTATGTTGTAATTGATTATAATGATATCCGATTCAGGGAAAGTTTTAATTTTTGTATCAATAACTGTAATTGAGAATTTTTTAACCAACCATTTTTCACATTCTCTTTTCCAGTTAATTTTTAATGAATTTGGGCAAACAATTAAAATTCTTTTTATTGTTTCGTCGATATTAATCAATCCTATAGCCTGTATTGTTTTTCCTAAACCCATTTCGTCAGCGATTAAAATTCCATTTTTATCTTTTCCGTATTTTATTCCAGCTTTTTGAAATGGTAGATAATCTAAATTTTCATTATGCGGAATTTCAATGTTGGCTGAAGCTGCCTTTGATTCATCAATTTTATAAGAAATTTTATTTAATTCTATTTTTGCTGATTCGTCTGCATAAATGAAAATTTTGTTTGCTTTAATTGGGTCGTTTGTCCACCATTTTTTAGTTTCGGGATTCCATCTAAATCCTGCAGATTTTGGAATATCTTTTTCTTGAAATGTACTTTCGCAGTAAAAAATGTTATTGTTGAATTTAAGTTGCATATTTTAACTCCTGTTTAATTTTCTTTCTTATTATAATATATATTATAACGCAAAATAAGTCAAGAAGTATTTTAAATTATTTTTACTATCTTTAAAAACTACTAAAATAAGCGTTATTTTAACTCTAAAACACATTCAAATAAAAATAGTAATATACTATTACTTTTTAATTATCCTCAATTCTAGGCCTCAAATCTATACGTTTTCTTATACTATTTTAACAGAATTATAAATAATTAAAAGAAGGGTATATAATGAAAGTGATAAATCGCGTTGGAGTGCCTGTTTCTATCAAAGAAAATGGTATTAATCGTATTATTCCATACGATAAAAAACCGTACATAATTGACGATTCTTGTTATAATGCATATAAAGATTTTTTCATTATAGTTACTCCGCCAATTTCTACAGAAAAAAAAGCAATATTAGAAAAAAGAGCTAAATTTGTTGCAAAAATATTACATGGTAAAGGTGTGAGAAATGAATTGAGGTATAAACCAATTATTATGGGAAATAGAAAACATACTAAAAAAAGAATTTGGACATGGAATTTTATTTCTCCTGATGGTAAAAGATTTGAAAATGTGAACATTAAGGAATGGTGCAGAACAAATTATTGGGTACAACCACATTTATACAAGCATGTTGAAGATGGAAAATTATATCAAGGTTGGAAAATAGAACGTTTTGAAAAAGTATAAATAATTAAAAAGGAATAAAAATGGCAACAATTACAAATTTAAGCGATATGAAAGAGTACATTTTAAGGCAACTTGGATATCCTGTTATTAACGTAGAAATGACACCGGAACAACTCGACGATATAATTCAAGAAACAATAGATGTGATGAATAGATATTTATATGGCGAAGCAGTATATAATGATTATGTAGTTTTTACTACTTCGGCAGGAGTTGACGAATATTCTTTATCGGGAAATAATATAGTAGATATATACGATTTTGAATTTTCAACAGGAACTAATGGTATTCATACATTATTTACTCCAGTTCATACATTATTATATCAGGACTGGGTAGTTAAGGGCAATTATCCCGGAGCAGGTAGAGGATTAAATTTGACCAGTTATCAGATTGATATGATGTATTTAGAAGATGTAATTCGCGCATTTGGTAAAACATATTGTGTTGATTGGTGGCCGCAAAGAGAAATTTTAAAACTTTCACCAACTCCAGACGAAGCACTTTCAGGAATTTTAATGGTATGGAAAAAATCAGATGCAGTAAATTTATACAATCATTTATTTACACGCCAATATTCAGTTGCAAAAGCAAAAATTTTATGGGGTACTATTTTAGGTAAATATAGCGTAGAATTGCCAGGCGGTGGAACAACTAATGGCGGAGAAATTAAAAATGATGGAAAAGATGAATTAGAAAAAGTATTAGAAAATATAAAGAAAGAATCAGAACCAGTAGATTTTATCATCGGATAAGAAGGGAGAGTTTAAGATGGGCGAATTTTTTAGTGGTATGGGCGCATGGTTAAGTTCTTTAAATTTGAATTGGTGGCAATCGTTAATATTTTTAGTTTTGATATCTTTCATAATTTTAGTAGTTTATTCTGATAAAATTAAATCTCTATTAAAAATTAAAGGAAAAAGAAGTTGTATAGATTGTTTAAGTATAATATTTGGTGAAGAAAAAATATATTATGCAAAACAAAATAAAATATCTAAAGACCAAGAAAAAGTTGAAGATAAAATATTAAAAAATCAAATGGATTATGCGGAACAAAAATTAGCAGAAATAGAGTCGTCGTTTATTGATTTTTATAATTCATTAATTCATAAAAAAAGAACAACAGATACTAATATAATTCCATTGCTTATTCAAAATAAACTGTTTTATTCTTTAATTCGAGACTCTATTTATTTAAGGATACGAGACGATATTAGAAAAAGGTTCAAAAGTAATGGTTATTATGAAATAAGTGGTTTTGAATTTACTAATTATGTGAAGAATTTTTCGCAGAGTATATATTCATTATTTAAACAAACTATGATTCAATTATACCCACCGAATGGCCACATGTTTATTTCTATAGATGATGTCTTAAAGTTTATGGAAGATTATGCGCCAGAATTTGAAGATATTATTTTCGAATCTGTTATATATGCTAAAAAAATAAAAAATGAAGCAATAGAAAAGATAAAGCAATTAGAAAATGAATTAGTTAATAATGAAAAAGAGTTTGAGAGTAAAATTAGAAAGTTAATTGAGGAGGTTAAAAAGTGAAAGCAAAATTAGAATTTGATTTTGATAATTGTGATAATTTTGAAGAACAGAAATTTAATGTATATATAAAAGCATTGGAATTGTATGATGTTATTTATGAATTAGACCAACATTTAAGAAGTAGATTAAAACATGGAAATTTAACTGGCGAAGTAGATAAAGAAGTGCAAGAAATAAGAGATAAGTTGCACGAAGAATTAAGCGAAAGAAATTGTTCAACAAATATGTTACCATGAAGGAGAAGATATGAGAAGTATTAAAGAATATTTAAATGGGGTATTGAATGAAGACGAATTTACAGATAATTCTTTAAAAAGACTTAGTATTTTAAAAATCGAACAAAAAATAAGAGAAACAGAAAAGAATAATAAAATTCATCCTATAAAGAAAACAGTTTTAATTAGTGATTTAAAGAAAAGATTACAGAAAATGAAAGAAGAATATAATAAAAAATCAAAATAAAAGGAGTAAATAATGGGCAAATTTAAAGAGTATTTAAGCGAAGCATCAGTATATTACACAAGTGAGAATGATGGGCATAAGCATATTTATCAAATTAGATTAGACGATTACGGCGAGACTATTAACACACTTTCTAAAGATAATGCATATCCCGATCATGTTCATAAGATTATAAAAAATAAAATTGAAAAATGTAAAGATCATACTCACACATTAGAAGAAATAAAATAAATGAAAACATTTTATTACCCTCGAACTACTTATAATATTTCAGTAGCATTTTCAGATTTGTTCAATGATATAGTTATACGAAAGTATAACAAAGCGAGGACAGTTGTTGAAAATGTTAAAGTTCCATTAGCTTTTGGTAATAGAGATAAATTTTGGGATATACGTAAAGAACAAGAAGAAAAGATAAAATATAATTTGCAATTACCGAGAATGTCATTTTCTTTAGTTTCTTTAAGTTACGATTCTGAAAGAGCATTATCACCGACTACACAGAGAAAGTTTTGGGATGAGAATGTTAGCTTGAGTGATTTGAGTAATTTCTTTACTGATATTATTCCATCTCCATATAATTTCGAATATAATTTAGAAATTAGAGCAGAAAAAATGGAGGATTATACTCAAATTATAGAACAAATATTACCGTATTTTAATCCCTCTCAATTTTTAAGAGTGAAAGAATTTTCATTTTTAAATCTTGAAAGAGATTTAAAGGTAATAATGAATCCAAGTATTAATTTAGATTTATTGAATGAACAAGACGAACAAAGTAGAAGAGAGATAAAAAGTGTTTTGAGTTTTACTGTTTATGGTTATTTATATAAACCATACGAATCAACTAATATACCAATTAAGATTATTCAATCGAGATATTGGGTTGATGAAATTTCTGCAACTAATATAACTTCTGCCAGTGCTTATGAAGTAAATCAATTTAGAACAAGTGGATTTTTTGTTAATTCGGCAGGCGATTTATCTGGAGTACCTGGCGAAGGGCAATATGATTTTTCAGCATTTAGCGACGATAATGATATGTATTATTTTACTTCAGCAGATGGGATGCTATAAATGGGTAAATTTAAAGAATATTTATTAAATGAACAACAGAAAATTAAACATAGAAAAAATTATCAAATTAAGTTTGATTTATCTACAATAGGTCGAAATGATTGGGATAAAGAAATTTTATCTAATAAAGACGATTTTGTTATTAAGTTATCTTATATGAGTCCAGATGAATTTTTAGATAAAACTGATGCTTCTCGATATTTAGTTGATCAAGCAAAACTTGATAAAATAAAAAGTACTTTAGGAACGAAAGCATTACCGGCTTTAATAATAATTTGGGGCGCAGGCGGCGATAAACATAAATCAGCTTTTCATGATGGTCAGCATCGAGCTATAGCATTAAAGATGTTAGGAATTACACGTATTCCAGTATACCAAGTATGGGATAAAGAATACTTTAGAAAATAAAATAATTTGAAAGTGAATTTTATATAGGAGTTCATAAATGAATGGCGAAAAAGAATATTTTGACGGTATTGCTAATGTGTTTAATAGTGAATTCATAAAAGATACTTCATTATCAGCAATTGAAAATACATTACAAGTAATTACTAATGAAAAAAGAAGTATTGAAAATGTTGCAAATAAAAAATTAATCACTTTAAAAGATAAAGATTATTTAGAAGAAAAGACAAAAACATTAATTGAAATGTCATTAAAGGTTTTAACTAATTTAAAAGACGATATAAAAATTGGGTCATCAGCAAGAGATTATGAAGTATTTGCAAAATTAGGTGATACCATTGTAAATCAAATTAGAGAATTAAGAGAATTAAATAAAATGATTTCCGATATGGAAATATTTAATAATGAAGAACCAGAAGATAAAGCTAAAGTGAATGTTAATATTAAAATGACCGGTAAAGAAATGCTCGAATTATTTAAAAAGATTAAAGAAGAATCGAGTATGAATGCAGTAGATGCAGAATTTGTAATAAAAGATGATAAAGACGACAAGGATGAATAAATGGGTAAATTTAAAGAGTATTTGTTGAATGAATCTATTATTCATACTGATACAAAATTTATTGACGAATTAAATTTAGTTAAAAATAAAGTATTAGAAAAAAATTTAGGAACGTATGAAATATGTGAAATATTTAATGATAAATTAAGAAAATATGGTTTAGTTTTTAGACAAGAAGGTTTCAGTGTTTCTGATAATTCGGAATACGCGAAATCATGGATTAGAGGGGCAGGAACTAATGAAAGAGGAATAGTAACAATATTCGTTGAAGATGAATTTTATAAAGTATTTGATTATGAAGGAGAGTGGAATAATTTTATTAAAGTATTAAAAAGAATAGTTTCACACGAACTCGTGCATAAAGGGCAAATAAGCAGAATAAAAGCAAAAAATAAAGAACAAAGCGGAGAAATATTAAGAAAACTCGGCGACGATGAAAGATTAACAATAACTTCAGGCGAAGCAAGAAAATATCTTTCACGAAAAATGGAATTAATGAGTTTTGCAAAAGAGGCCATCGAAGAATTTAGAGATATAGGATATACCGACAAACAAATTTTAAATAGAATTAGAAAACCATTAGATAAAAATATATATCCTTCAAAAGAAGAATCACATATTTTTTATAGATATACAGATTATTTTGATATTAATGAAAAACCATTTAAAGATTTTTTAAAATATTGTTATCATTATTTGAATAAAAAAGAAGATATAAAAAAGAATATAAATACTGAAAATTTATTTTTTAATTATATAAAAAATAAAAGATTTAAAAACCCCGAAACAGATAATCAAGTATTGTTTTATTCTTTACCCGAAAAAGAACAAAATAAAATAAGAGAAATATTTAGAAATTTTTATAAAAATAATAGATTAAAAAAGACGAATAAATGGGACCTATAGTACATCTTTCAGTTATGAAACAAGTTAAGAAATTATTATCAACTCAAGGTATTAATATTGATGCAGGAAATTTAATTAATGTATTAGAACCTGATTTAACGAAAGAACATGATAATTGGAAAAATAGAATTAACATTCATTTTGAAAGTATAAAGGCGAAACTAAAAGAAGGAAAAGATATAAGTAGGGATGTAAGATTAATTGCTCATTTTATTATTGATCATTTTGCATTTACTCAATCATTTAGCCAAGAATATGAAAAAAATTCAGATTCAAAAATAGATTTTTATGCAGAATTTGTAATTAATAAAGATAAGTATAAACCATATATTAAAATATATAATGATAAAAATGAAATAATGAAACAATTAGAAATATCTATTGTGAATATGAAAAATTTATATAGTAATTCTTTTAAAAAATCGTGGTTTAAATTTTTGGTGTCTGGTAATTTCAGAGAATTCGTAAGAAGATCTATTCAAGAATCTGTAGAATTTACTGCCGCTTATGTTATATTAGCAAAAAACAATTAAGGTATATATGTTTCGTAATAATTCTAGTTTACGATCTGCCGGCGAACGTATTGAAATGACTCCTGAATTAAAAGAGGAGTGGTTTAAATGCGCACAAGATCCTATTTATTTTTTAGAAAATTATTATTACATTATTACTATTGATGAAGGCAAACAATTATTTAAACTTCGTGATTATCAAAAGAAAATAGTTAAACTTTTAGTTCAACCGCCAATTCATTTGCCACATTTGATCTGTAACATTCCACGTCAATGTGGTAAGACAGAAATTATGAATGGTTATTTAATGCATTATGCTTTATTTAATGCAGATAAAAATATTGCAGTATTAGCGCACAGAGAAAAAACTGCAAAAACAGAAATTTTAGGTAGAATAAAATTTGCTTATCAGTGTTTACCATTATGGTTACAACAAGGTGTATTACCAGAGGGATGGAATGCTAAATCATTAATTTTAGAAAATGGCAGTAAAATAACAGCATCAGCTTCTTCTATGTCAAGTATATCCGGGGAGACCGTGTCAGTTTTATATTTGGATGAATTCTCGAAGCTGCCTCATCATTTAGCAGATGCATTTATTACAGCAACATACCCAGTTATATCGAGCGGAAAATCTTCGAAAATTATTATTACATCAACTCCGTTAGGTTTAAATCATTACCATGATTTTTGGGATGCAGCAATAAAGCGTAAGAATAATTTTTATCCAGTTAAAGTTAAATGGCAAGAAGTTCCAGGTAGAGATAAAGCATGGAAAGAAAAAATAATACGTGATATTGGTAGATTAAAATTTTCACAAGAATTTGGCGGAAAATTTTTAGGTTCTTCTGCTACATTAATTGATTCAGAAATTTTAGAATCATTAGAAATCAAAACAGCAGTGGAAGATAAATGGGATGGAAAATTATTAATATACGAACCGCCAGAGCCAAATACTTTATATATAATGGGAGTTGATACTGGTAAAGGTATTGGTAAAGATAGATCAACCATTCAAGTTTTAAAAATCGCAGATAAATTTGATATTAAACAGGTAGCAGTATATAAAAATGATAAAATAGGAACGTATGATTTTGCTGAAGTTTGTATTTCAGTTTCTAAATTCTATAATGGCGCTTACATGATGATTGAATCGAATGGTGAAGGAAAAGGATTAGTAAGTACTATTTGGTATGAACATGAATATGATAAACTTTGTAATATAGATAAAAAGGGTTTAGGTATATATGCAAATAGGGGAAATAGATTAGAAGCCCATTTATTGTTAAAAGAGTATATGGAGAAAGAATGGCTATTTGTTTGTGATAGTGAAACAATTTATGAATTATCTAAATACGTAGAAGTTAAACCTAATGTATTTCATACAGAATCGCCTAATGGGTTTGATGATTTAGTTACTGCATTATTCTGGGCTTTATATTTTTTAAAGACATCATATTTTGACGATAAAGATATTGGCAATAAAAGAATACAAGATAAGTTTAAATTACAAGATAATGAAGAACAAGAGCCAGTAATGTTTTTCGATGAAGGGGCAAATAATAATAATATTAGTTATAATAAGACTGATGAATTATATACGGATATATATAACGCTAACAGCAATCAATTTGATAGTGATTTTTTAGTTTTATAAATATTTAAAAGGAGTGTTATGGGGTTCGAGGAATTTTCAAAAGAAAGATTTTATGAGAGGGGTTGGTTGAAAGTGGATTTAATTAATGAAGGGAAAGAGAATGAAATTGGTAAAGACATTGCCAAAAAATTAAAATTAATTTTTAATGGATATTGGAAAGAAATGGATAAATTAACATTCACCGATCCAGTAAGTCAAAATACATTCACTGCTAAAGATTTTCAAGAAGCAGAAAGTAAAATTAATAAAATTAGGAATCAAATAAAGAAGGATTAATTATGGGTAGAACTTATAAAGATTATTTACGGGAAGAAAGAAATTATTCTGATATAATGAGTATAGTTAAGAAGAAGAAAGAAAAGAATAAAGATTTTTATACGACAGACGAATATAAGAAATTATACGACGAAGCAACAAAAGCATATAAAAAAGAAGGGTTAGATGTTAAGAGAAAAAATGAGTTGAAAAATAGAAGGAAATTTAATAAACAGATTAGACAGGGAATGGAAGATACTGGAATGCCAGTTGGATTATTTTTAGGGAGATAATAATGAAATTTAAACAATATCTTATAGAATCAAAAGAATCAAGAGAAGCAATGAAGAGAATGAATCTTGATTATATTGGCTGGGGTCATTATAAAGATAATAGTAATAATATATATGTCTGGAATGCGCATTTAAAGAAGATGTTAAAAAAAGAAATAGTTAAAGAAATTAAACCAGTAAATAAAACTTTTATAACTAGTATTATAAAAGAAAAATTAAAAAAATATCCTAAAATAAAAAATGTTCAATATGTAGGCAGTTTATCTAAATTTGAAAGTGGGAATGATGTAGATTTAAAATTAGACATTGAAGAGGATGAGTGGAGAGAAGCCGACGAAATTGTTTTTGATTTTATTAACGATATTAAGAAAACAGTTGGAAGTTCAAAAAGATTAGAAGATTTAAAAATTGATGTTTTTATTAATAATAGAAAATCAGTTTCTTGGAATTATTTTTTAATGTGGCTATTTTATGAAGATTTAGATTTAATACCCAACGAAAAATTAGAAGATTTCAATTTTTTTGGCGATGGCGACCCAGAATTTAGAAAAGACAAAGATTATACATTGTATAGAATTTTAAATAGAAATAGGGACGATGCAATTAGATTGTTAAAAAGAATAAAATATAAAATTCCAAATACGATGGAAGCAAAATTAAATAAAATTGAAAATATTATTGTAACAATGGGCGGCGGTTATACTTTTGCTTATGGATATTGGAATAAAAATATCGCAGGTTTAGATATAGAAAAAAATAGGGATAAAGGTGTTTTAAGTACTGAAGAAGAAGAACTTTTATTTAAAGTTCGATCTGGATTTGAAATATTTGCGAGAGAATCATTTATTAAACAATCTATTTCTATTAAAGGCGGTAGTAGAGTATATAGAACGGCATATATTAAAAGAGGAGAACAAGAAAAAAAGGTTGATATGTATGTAATAAAAATGTTATTAAATAAAGGATATTTAAAAAAAGCTAATGAAGAAGAAGTTTTGGAATTTGGTCGAAAAAGATTTAAATACATTTTAACATCTAAAGGCGAAGAATATAAATGAAATTTAAACAATATTTTTTAGAACAAAAACAATATAAAATTTATTGTGATCTCGACGGCGTTATAGTAAATTTTCTTAAACAAGTAAAAGATGCTGGTATTCCAGATAATTTGTATGATAAAGATAAAGAATTATTTTTTCAAAAAGTAGAAGAAAAAGGAATAAAATTTTGGACTGATATGCAATGGTTATCAGATGGACACGAATTGTGGAATTACATTAAAGATAAGAATGTTACAATATTATCAGCAAAAACAAAGTCGCCATTATGTAAAAAAGGTAAAGAAATTTGGGTTAAAAGAGAATTAGGTAATGTTAATTTAATAGTAACTTGGAAAAAGAATAAGAAAAGTTATGCAAATAAGAATTCTATTTTAATCGATGACGATAAAGGAAATATACAAGAGTGGGAAGAAAATGAAGGTATTGGCATTTTACATACATCAGCAAAAAATACTATTAATAAGTTAAAAGAAATATTAGGAAAAGAGTAATTATGAGCAAATTTAAAGATTATTTAAATGAAGCAGTTACTGAAGAAAGTAAAGCTAAAAATGAAAAAATAATTGCAGATAATTTGAAAGATATATATAAAGCAGATAGATATGAATTTGCTACAAAAGATGGGAAGAAAGTTGTTTATTTTTATAAAAAAGATAAAATGATTAGGATGTATGAATTCAAGAAAAGGAATTATAGACATGGGCAAATTTAAAGAGTATTTAATTGAAGGAAAAAATGTAGGAGATTTATATCATTTTACATATTATAGTTCTTTGGAAAGTATTTTAAAGAATAATAAAATGCATAGTACTTCTTATGATAAACAATATACAGGTAAAGAAGGTGTATCATTTACAAGAAATAAAAATCTTAAACTTGGTTCACCGGTTTGTTTAGTTATTGACGGGAATAAAATAAGTAACAAATATAAAATTTTTCCAATTGGTACTAATTATATTGAAACTTATGAAGACGACGAAAACGAAGAGAGAGTTATTACTAAAGAAATAAAAGATATTAGAAAATATATTAAAAAAATAATACTTTTTCCAAATATGATTGGTTATAAACATAGTTGGGTCGACGACGGAAAAATGATAATTGAAAAAATTAAAAATTATAATATTCCAATAGAAATAAATTATAAAAGAAAAAGATGAGATATATTTAAAGGATAAAAAAATGGGCAAATTTAAAGAATACTTATTAACAGAAATTAAAAAATCAGTATTAATGAAGAATACTGATAAAAAAAGAATAAAATTATCTAAAGAAATGAGAGTTAGACCGCCAAAGGTTGAAACTTTAGATAATGGATTAGAAAGAATGTCTTATAAGTTTAAAATGTCACCTCCAAGCAAGTCCGTAGAAGGTAAAAGTCATTATGGATATATAGATTATGATTCAAAAACTAAAGATATTAAAAAATTATTTTGTTCATGTAAAGATTGGGCATTCAGACTTCGTTATCCTTATGCTAAAGATGATTTAGCAACGTGGGATTTGGATAAAAAATTTAAGAAAAAAGAACCTTTTGAGCACAATCAGGAGCCGACTTACGAGACGAACCCGAATTTTACTAAGTTCCTATGCAAGCATCTTTTTGCACTCATTAAATCGTATTTATAATGAAATTATAAATAATTAAAAGGATATTATATGAAACAAGATTTTGGTCATTATTTAATTAATTTTTTAGGTAGAAAAGATATTAAAGAAACAAGTAAGAAAATTAATTTGATCAATTTTTTCAATGAAATTACAACTAATGAATTAAAAAAGGTTTATCGGCATTTATATAATGATAAGAATTTTAATTTTGAAAGAAAAGTGTTGATTGATAAGATATTAGAAAAGTCAAACGATATTAATATTAAATAAGGAGATACGATGAAACCAATAACTGAGTATTTAAATGAAGCAACCAATCAAAAACAGGGGAGTCTATGCCCAGATTGTGCAGGAAAAGGTAAAAAATCTCTAACTCATACGGGATTGTATGAATGTACTCAATGTGGAATGTTATATGACCCAAATAATAAAAAACACGATCCGAGAAGAGGACGATAAATTATGAAAAGTATTAAAGAGTATTTAAATGAAGCAATAGAAGGTTCTAAAGAAGTATCCAAAAGGTATAATCAATTAAATACTATGTCTTTAGAACAGATTAAAAGGCTGTATAAGAAGAGTTATGGTAATGCAGATTTAAAAGGTAAAACTAAAAATGATATGATAAATGATTTAATGGACGACGAATTTGGAAGTGAAGAGTAATGCGTTTCAAAGATTATATTAAAGAAGAATTTTGGAAATCTAAAAAGAAATTTGATTATCTTCCAAAAACAGATGGTTATATTGAAATATTTAGAAATCCAACATCTTCCGAATTAGACGATCTTTATAAGATTGCTTATGATAATGGTGTTCGTTTAGGTGTTGATAATAAAAATGTATTATATGCATGGGTTGAAGATGTTTTGCATGCAGAAATAGAAAAATTATTCAATTTAAAATTTATGGTTAAATTTGAATATACGAAAGGTAGAGATATATTATATCTTTCAACTGGCGAGAAGGGCGAACACTTTAAAAAATTAAGTAAAAAAATATTAGATAGAATGAGCAACATAATGGATTTTAAGAAAATAGAAATGGTAAGTAAACCATATACAGTTTTATATGAAAGAAAGTAATTATGAACGATAGAGTATTTGAAAACAAAGAGTTAAAAGAATTTGATTATGAAAAAATAATGGAAAGTGACGATTATAAAAAGCACAGAGAAAAAGCGCCAAGAAATAAGAAAAGTTTCAAAAGATGGGATGAAACTGTTAAAGATGGATCGATAATTCTGTAATATTATAAATAATTAAAAAGGATGGAAATATGAAGTCAGTATTAGAGTATTTAAATGAGAGTACAAAATATGTATCAGTAGATACAAACGCATTCGAAAATGAATATGGAAAGAAACCAAAAGGAATAGCCGGATGGGCATTTAAAATTAATGGGAAAGAATTTTCTTTTAGTGGTAGTTATTCAGAAGCAGTAAAAAAAGCTAAAGAAAGAGCATCTAATATGGGTGTATATTCAATAACACTTATGATTTAATACAGTAATGATAAATAATTTTTAAATAAGGAGAAAAACATGCCAGTAATAAAGAAACGTAGTGTACCGGGAGTTTATTTAACAGAGAGAGATATCTCTAATATCATGCTTCCTGCCGGAACTTCAACCGGTGCAGTAGTCGTAAGATCGAAAAAAGGTCCTATAGCAAGACCAGTTTTTGTTCAATCAGATCAAGAATATACAGATATTTTTGGCGATCCAGTATTTACTTCTGGAACTACAGCATCTGATACAGATACTCCCGAAATGGGTTATGGTCAATATGCAGCATTAGTATTTTTAACTGAATCAGATTCGTTATATGTAGTTAGAGATTTTGATACTGGTGATAAATTTGCTGCTATAGTTTTTGATACGAGCGGAACTTATACTAATTCAGGTATTGCAGCAGCCGCAGATGCAGATAATGCCGATAAATTGAATTATATATATGCGTTAGAAAATGCTTCAATAACTGGTAATGCTTTATTAGTTGGCGCATTAGGCCCAGGATTAGACGGTAACAATACAGCAGTAACAATTGAAACTTGTCATTCTGCTTGCGATTGGTTTAATAGTTATGATGATTATACTTCGGCTACTGATTTAAGTGCTCATTCAATCGCCGCAGATGTTTTTAAAATTAATGTTTTCAGAAAAACAGATAGTGAAGCATGGGCGAATTTATCATACGCTAATATTTCTGCAACTCCAGTAGAAACATGGTATGGAAGCAGAGCAAGTTTGCAAGATGCAGCTAAAAATCAGTTAAGAATTAGTGATGTAGTAAATGGAAATTCACAATATATTTATGTGGTTCCAGGTACTGCCGATTTTGGCGCAACAGCTTTTAATAGTGCACCTTCTGCAGTTGTTCCTCTTTCTGGTGGAGATTTAGTATATGGAACTAATTTAACAACCACTGATGGGTTAAGTTATTTTGAAAGTAAGGAAGAAACTTCAATCAATATTTTAATGGCACCAACTTATAATATGACAGTTAAAATTGAAGCGGCAAGGATTGCAGCTTTGAGAAAAGATTGTATTGCTGTTGGTCAAAGTGGCCAGAGAACTCATACGACTGTTGCTCAAATTAAAACAGCAGAAACTTACGGCTACGGCACGCCTTCGTATGTTGCGCTGTATGCGGGCTGGGATAAATTTTATGATAAATATAATGATAAATATGTATGGTTGCCGAAATGTATTTATGGTGCAGCTATAATGGCAAGAGTTGATAGAATAGCAAATACTTGGGACGCTCCTATGGGTGTGACGAGAGGAATAATTAATTCGAGCGGGCAATACAAAACATTTAAATCGACTGAAATTGGTCAGTTGTATGATGTGAATATCAACTGTTCGAAAAATTTAAGAGGAACTGGCGATACAATGTGGGGGCAGAAAACGAGTCAAATGAAAACATCAGCTCTTGACAGGATAAATGTAAGAAGATTGTTATTATTTTTAGAAAATAGTACAGAAGCCGCACTTTTACCTTTCATTGGTGAATTAAATAATAATGAAACCAGATTAAGGGTATATAATATATTGGATAGTTTTTTTGCAGAAGTTGCAGGACAGGGAGCTTTTGATGACAGTAATGGAATTGGATATCAAATCGTCTGCGACACTAGTAATAATACCAGTTTAATTATTGATTCTAACAAATTAGCCGTTGACTGCTATGTGAAGCCGGTACGGGTAATTGAATTTATAGAGCTCGGGTTTGTAGTCACAAGGACTGGAGTTTCGTTTTCTGAAGTTATAAGATAAGAATATGAACATTACAAAAGAAACTATAAAAGAAATTTCTAAAAATTGGAAAAATCCAATATCAGGAGGATTTGCAGATAATAAAAATCCTTCTGATTTCCCTATAGAACAACTTATAAAGGGTGTTAAAATAGAGCAGGAACATACAAAAGATTTAAAGATTGCTTTAAAGATTTCTATGGATCATTTAGTGGAATTCAAAAATTATTATGATTACTTAATAGATATGGAAAATAAAATAAAAAAAGAATTAAAGGAGAATTACAGTATGAGAAGTATTAAAGAATATTTGAATGAGACACTAAAAAAAGAAAACAAGGACGAACAGATAGAAGGTTATGGAGTAAAGGGATTGAATAGTACAAAATGGAGAAGAGTATTTAAAAGTGTTGAAGCTATGAATAAATGGGCCGAGAAAAACGACGCCGAAGTTCACGGAACAAGAAAAGCAGATTAAATAAAAAAGGAAAATAACAATGAGAAGTATTAAAGAGTATTTAGAAGAAAGTTTAAATGAAAATAATAAAAATAGTTTTTTTCTTGTTAAAAATAAAAAGTCAGGAAAAGAACAAAAAATTCGAGCAGATACTGATTTTGAAGTTGTAGAAAAAATGATTAAACGACCACCAAATAAGAATGACATTGAATTTTTTAAATCTAATTATTCATATAAAAAAATATTAGATGAATGCATTAAAGGCGATGCAATGAAACCAGGCAAAATGAAGTCTAAAGACGAAAAGAAAAATAGAGTAAAAGATATTTTTAAGAAGATAAAAGACGAAAAAGCAAAAGAAGAAAAGGAGTAACTAATGGGTTTTCATATTAATGATCTTAAAAAATTAGGTGATGTTCAGCGTACATATACTTGGAAAGTTTTTATTCCAGATATATCTAAAGTTACAAATACTAAAATTGATGCTGATAATTTTATTTTAAGAGCAAGAAGTGTATCTTTGCCTTCAAGAGGTAATGATCCGATAGAATCTTATTTTTATGGTATGAAACAGGTATTTCCTGGACGGCCAGTATTCACAAATACTATGTCTATAACTCTTGAAGAATTTGAAGATCAGAAGTTATTGAAAGCATTATATGAATGGCAAGAAAATATTTATAGTACTGATTTAAAATCAGGTCATCCCGGCAATGCTTCATTGGGCAGTAAAACACAATATGCAGTTGACGTATTATTGCGTATGTATAAGCAATTTGAGAATGAAGAGTTAGATAAATATGTTCGTGTTAAGAATGCATGGATTAGTAATATTGATGAAGTTAATTTAGATTATACTGCACAAGATTCAGTTAAATATAATTTGACTCTTGCTTATGATTGGTGGCAGTTAGAGGATAGCGGGAAATAAACATTTCTTTGATTCTTATCGTGTTTATATTCCTTCTGCAATGGAGGGAATTATATATCTCAATTAAAAATATTGTATGAGGAATTGGTATGTTAGGTGCAAATGCCTTCGAGCTTGCAGGATATTTTTCTAAAAGAATGTTTTCAAAAACTATTCTGCAAAATTTTAGATTTTTCGTTACTATATACGATAAATCGATGTTCACGACGCTCCCAGTGATTCAGCACTGGCATGTATTATCAGTAACATTACCAAATTATGATTGGAAGAAAGAAAGTTTAATGTATGGGCCGGTTCCTAAAAGTTTTCCATATTTAGAATATGACGGGTTAGAATTAAAAATGAATTTAGAGGAAGATGAATTTGGAACTATTAGTGATTTTATACATTCATTACAAAAAAGAGTTTTAAATACTGATGGAACCTATAATGCACCCAATAAAGTATATATTGATCGAATAATGGTTACAGTAGAAGATAGATTTGGTATAGTTGTAAATCATTTTACTTTTCATGAGTGTTTTCTTTTACAGGCAAGTGATATAGAATTTAATTATGGAAGTAACGATTCAATTAAATATGATTTAACTTTTAATTGTGATTATTATTCAGTTTTATATCCAAAAAGGGCTTTAATTAATGCAGCCAAAACTATAGTATCTGAGGCTGTTTCGCCAATAACTGAAAATATTAAAGATGCAGCTTATTTTAAAAAGAGTGCTAATTTTTTTAAAAAATAAATTGGAAGGATTGATAATGGGTAAGTTTAAAAATTATTTAGAAGAATATATGAATGAAGCAATTGGTGATTTTTCACAAGCCGGTGAATTGGCTGGCGATATTGTTTCTGGAATAAAGTCTGGAGCAGAAGCAATTGGAACAACACTAAAAAATATGATACATAAGTTGAGTACTTTGCGCGAAGCCCATAAGAAATTAGTCACAAAAATTGAAGAGTTAAGAAGTAAAAAAAGTAAAATAGAAAATCAAATAGAGAAGCAAAATTATTCAAAACAGATTAAATTATTAGAATCTCAAGCAGCAAAGATGCAACAAAATATAGATAGATTAGCAGTAGAAAAAGAAAAAGAAGTGCAAAGGGAGTTTGAAAAAAGAAAACGTGCACGTGATGTTGCTAAAAAATATAGAGAGAAGAAAAAGACAGAAAAAGGTATTAAGCCAAAAGAGAAGAAAGAAGTTGGAAAACCAATAAAAGAAAAAGAAGTAAAAGGAAAATCTGCTGTTAAACCCGAAGTAAAAAAAGAGGAAAAGCCAATGACGGAGAAACAGGCAGGGGCAGCAAGAACAACGCAGTTAAGACAAAATAGAGATTTATTAGAAAATGAGATGAAAAGCTGGCAAGAAAAAAAGAAATCGATGACTGAAAAGGCAAAAACAACAGGAAAGCCGGAATATAAAGAAATGGTTAAAAAAATAGATTTAAGAATGTGGGATATAGAAAAAAGAATTGATGTAATAGATACAAAACTGGGGTTGATTAAAATGCATATGAAAGCAGCCTCGAAAGGATAATATATGAAAGTAATTGAAATTGAAGAAACAAAAAAAGAGAATAATGTTCAATTTTTTGAAATTAAAGATTTACCGTCTCGTTTTAAATTCTATCCAAAAGGAACTAAGATATTAGGACGTAGATTGACTGTTCCAGAAGTAAAAAAATTAGCAGAAATAAATAGTGAAAATTTTGATTTTGTTATTGATTCAGTATTAGAACAAACAATTAAAGGCATAGAATTAAATGAAATAAGATATTTCGATAAATTATATATAATACTTTGGTTAAGAGCTAATACATATAAAGAACCGGGATATATTATTGATTATGAGTGTGCAAAATGTAAAAATAAAATTGAATACGAATTTGATTTGGATAAATTAGAAATTATTTATTTACCGGAAAATTTTAATGGTTTGATGACATTTGGAAATAATATAATAGAAGTGGTTTATCAATCTATAAAATCACAAAAAGAAGTAGATGAAATAAAAAAATTAAATGAAAATGAAAAAGATGATAACAAAAAAATTGATATATCAGATTTAGAATTAGCAGCTAATTTGAAAATAAATAAAAAAGATTTTTCATTATTAGAAAAATATAATTTTATACGGAATGTTTTAAATCCAGAACAATATGTTAAATTAAAAGATTTTATTAAAAAGAACGAGTTTGGGTTTAAAGAATTTATTAATACTACATGTTCTTCGTGCGGAGGTAATATTCCTATGGGAATTACGTTTTGTACCGAATTCTTTATTCCCAGATATCAGTTTAAGTAGAATATATGAAATGGAATTTTTAATGAATTATTATTTAAAAATAAGTAATTTTGAAAATATGAGTTTTTTTGAATTTATGTGGAAATATGAAAGATTATGTGCGCAGTTAAAAAAAGAAAAAGAAAATAATCTGCAAGAAATACCTTTGCAGAATTTGATTTAGGAGAATTATGACAGCAACAATAGATGATCTAAAAAAAGGTTTAGACGATATTAAAAAAGAAGCTAGAAAACAAAGAGAGTTTTTTAGAGATGAAAGAGGTCGTTTTACAAAGAAAAAAGACCCAATTGAAATAGTTGCCGATAAAGTAGATAAAACTAACGAAATTTTAAAAGGTATTAAAGAGATTGGTCAACCCAAAAAAGAAACAGAAAAAAGTCTTTTAACAAAAGTTTTATCTGCATTAAAAAATCCTTATGTTTTGACTGCTATTGGCGGAGTTGCTGCTATTGTTGCTGCTTCTACATTTTTAAAAAAACCTTTAAATGATTTTAAAAATAAAATTGGTGACGCAGTTAAAAAACCATTTCAGACTTTAAAAGATACTATAAAAGATTTTTTAACAGATAAAGAAGAAAAGGAATATACTCCTAAAAGTTATAGAAAAATAAAAGAACATAAATTAGACGAGTATGAAGATATTATTAAAGATGCAAGTAAAACATTTAAAATATCTGAAGATTTAATAAAAGCAGTAATTTGGCAAGAATCCCACGGTAAAAAGAATGCAGTTTCTCCGATGGGCGCTAAAGGTTTGATGCAATTAATGCCAGGCACTGCTAAAGATATGGGTGTAACTGATGTTTATGATCCAAAACAAAATATTTTTGGAGGAACAAAATATCTTAAACAATTATCTGATCAATTTGGCGGGAATATAAAGGAAATTTTAGCAGGATATAATTGGGGGCCTGATAATGTTGAGAAAAAAGGTTTAATGAGTTTGCCAATGGAAACAGCTGATTATATTATTTCTATTAGTAAAAATTTAAAAATATTGGAAGGTGTAACAGATGATATTAATAAAACAATAGATCCTAAAAATCCAAATTCATTTGTTAATAATTTAAAAAATATATGGGATAAGACTAATTATTTTACTAATAAATTAGATAAACTTATGTCTTTTGAACATGAGCAACAAGATATTCAAAATATGCAGGAAAAACAAGATAGAAAGATTAAAGATTTTGAAGATTATTTAAAACAAGTTATTGAAAAAAAGAAAATAGATAAAACAGAAAAAATTAGAACTGGTCAATATTCTTTCGGCGATATTTTAAAAAAATCAATAATGCCAGTAGGCGAAGAGGATACAAGTTTTTTTAATCATTTTGTAAAAAAAGTAGTAGAAACGTCATCTTTAAGGAATAAACCAATAAATATACCTGATATAGATGAGAAAAAAAATAATGATCTTATTGAAATATTAAATGAAACAAATAAAATTCTTAAAAAATTGCCTGAAGATATGAGAAAAGAAAACGAAAAAATAAAATCGAATATGTTGAAGCCTAATTTATCAATAACTGACACGGCGTATGGGGGATAAAAATGGCTAATTTTGGACAAACATTAATGAGTTCTTTGGATAAAAGTCTTTTTACTAAATCATCTTATAGTCAAGCTGTTAGAAAAGATGATGGTTTATATAGAATAGAAATAATACCTATTTTAAATTCCTCCAGAACAGAAATTCCTATTATTGGTGTTATTCAAGAACCAATTTCTATAAGCATGGACCCCGAATGGGATGTATTAAATTTAGCCAGTATAGTTAGTAATTTTCCAAAAATTGAAAGTTTATTTAATATGGCAGTGGCTCCAATGGCAGCGGCAGGAGTTAGTTTAACTAATGCGGGTTTGAGTACTGAAAAATTCTTTGTTAAAGGAAGTTACATTAAAATTGATGTAAATTTTAAAGTAGTTAATTGGGATGACGATGGACAACCATTAAGAGCATCGACATTATTATTAAATTTATGCACGCCACAAAAATCGAGATATTCAATAGAATATGGTGAAGTTGTTGATAATTTATTAGAAGTATTAAATAATATGAATGCTGATGAAATAGAAGTTTTAAAAAATTTGGGTGTATTAGGTGATATTGTTGCTAATTTATCAAAATTTCTTGGGGGAGTTATAACTACATCAGAAAAAGTAGTTGGTGCTTTAAAAGGAAAGTTGCCTGCAGATCTTAGAGGATCTGTCGATGAAGGGTTAAAAAGAATTTCTGTAGGTGAATTTATGCTTACCAATTCTCCTCCCGCAGTACAGGTAAAAATAGGTAATTATTTTGATCATCCTGAAATGATAATTGAAAATATTTCCTGTGATTTATCAAAACAAATGACAAAAACGGGCCCTATGTTTGCTAATTTTAAAGTTTCTTTTTCTTCTAAATCTATGCCTTTAATAGCAGGTAAAGATAAATACAGTACGGGTTTAACACTTAAGAAAAAAAGAGTAGAAATTCAAGGAAAAGAATTAAATACAACAGGAGTTAGATAATGAGCAAATTTAACCGAGTAAAATTTTATAATCAAAATAATATCAATGGCAATGATGAGTGCGATTTTTTACTGTCTGATATTAGTGATTTTGAAATAAAAAGACCAACTACTTTTTATACAATAAGAGAAGAAGATATTCAGAGACCTGATTTATTGTCATATAAAATATATAATAATCAAGATTATTGGTATCTATTAATGTACGTAAATAATATTCATGATGTTTGGAACGATTTAACTGTTGGATTAATTATAAAAGTTCCTAATGTTCGTGATATAACTGAATGGTATCTAAATACAAAGAAATAATAGGCTAGAATTGAGGATAATTTTCAACGTACTTTGATATTACTTTTCGTTTATCTTCAATTGTAGGGTGTATTTAAACGTTTAAATAGGGTATATTTTAGCAAAGAAATAACAATGAGTAGTAACAGACTGCAGAACGATATAGACACATCTTTTAATCAGCTATTTTTATGCGAAATGAAGATAGATGATATAGAAATAATACCTGAAAATATTATTACTATAACAATTAGGGAATGGGTATTAGATGTTGTTCCAAGATTATATTGTATTCTAAATGATGATGGAATGCTTTCCGAAGTTTTTAATATTAATGATAATGCTAAAATTACATTAATGTTAGGCAAACACCCTAATGATGAAAATCCAATTAGAACTGAGTTTTTATTACAAGATTTTAAATTTAATTTAGTTGGAGACAATCAAAATTCAATAGTTTCATTTACTGGTTTATTATATTCGAAAGAATTATATTTTCCAATTAGAACAAGGTGTTTTAAGAATAAAAATTCTTTAAATGTTTTAGATTCTATTGCAAGTGAATGTGGATTGAAATTTGAAATTCCTCTCGGATTTAAAACTAATGATAACATGAATTGGTTACAAATTAATCAACCTAATTTTTTATTTTTAAAACATATAAAAAATAGGGCATATAAAGAAAATGATGGAATTTTAATATATACTGATATTTATAAGAATTTAAAAGCAACCAGTATAAAATACGAATGTGAAAAAGCTCAAGAAAAAACAGCAATATATGATCAAGAAAATTATACTAAATTTGATTTTGATAATATTGATGATGCAAAAACTATTTGGTATAACTATTATGACCATATCAATCTCAATGGTACAAAAAATAAAATAAATAATTATGGAATAAGATACAATTATTGGGATATAACTAATGGTAATATAGAAAAGAATATAAATAATAATGAGAGTATATTAGCACAGAGAACGTTTAAAGAAGATAATTATTTAGTTGATAGTACATATAATGGTATTGAAAATAATGTTCACAAGTTTTATTCAAAAGCTATTTCACAGAATAAATTCTATATAGATAATTTCTTTTCGTATGTTATGACTCTTAATATTAATAGTTTGAGTAATGTAAAATTATTTGATAAAATAAATCTGATTGTACCATCAATGCCAACGTATGGAAGTATTCATGCAGTTAATGATATAATGAGTGGAAAATATTTAACCGCAGGCATAATATATGGAGCAGGAAAAAGTAAAGTTTTTAGAAAACAAATAGTTCTTTCAAGGGATGGAAATAATAATTCCAATTTTCAATTATGAGCGAAAATATAAGGCAAGAATATAATAAAGATTTAGTGAATATTTTGCAAACTTTTTTTGATCAAAAAGCAGACGAAGTTTATGGGAATTATTATGCCGGTATCGTGAAAAATAATAACGATCCCAAAAAGTTGGGACGTTGTCAAATTCGAGTTTATGGTATTTATGGCAAAGAAATTATAGATAATGATTTACCTTGGGCATTGCCTGATTTTAATTTTGTGGGTAGTTTGAAGGGTTCGTTTATAGTTCCACCAAATGAATGCATAGTAAATGTGCGTTTTGATCAAGGAGATGTATATAGGCCAATATATACCTCGAAAATTATCAAAAAAAATAGTTTACCTGACGATAAAAATACTGATTATCCGAATATGATGGTTTTTTTTCAAACAGATGAGGGCGATAAATTTATTCTCAATAGAAAAACAGGGCAAACTATTTATGAACAACGAGCAGGAATAAAAATTACAATGGAAAGTAATGGTAGTTTTAAATTAGAACATCAAACAGGCCCAATATTTGAAATTGATGTTTCAGGTAATGTAAAATTATTTTCAGGAGAAAAAAATCCATTATCAACAATAACAATAGAACCAGGAGCAGCGGGGCGGATTAATATTGGCAAAAATGCTATACGGCCTTGTCCTGACGCTTTAACTTGTTATATAACTGGTGCGCCATTAGCAACAAATACATTAATACCAGGAATGAAAATAAACATACCGTAAGAGAAAATTATGCTAGATATAACTACAATAAAAAACGAAACTATAGGAATACTGCAAACTTCTGCTGGAGGTTTATTTGATTTTGAAAAAATGCCAGATCATATAAAATATGATCAAGAAGACGATGGCAGAGCAAAATTAAATAGTAATAATGAAATAATAATTTTAAAACAGTATGAAGAACCAGCATTAGAATTGATTTTATCGGCTATTGATAATGGAATTATTAATGCATTTAAAACGAGTGGAACATTAGACGATTTTTCTGATGTAGAATATAATAATTTAGCTAAAAATGATTTATTAATTTATGATGGAATTGATTGGATTAATACTTCAGTAAGTGGAATTAATTTATCTGGTAATAATGTATCAAGTCATAAAATTCCTTTAAATTATGTACCTAAAAGTGATGGTATTGGTGGATGGGCAAAAACTAATATATATGAAGATGTAAATGGATTAATTAAAATAAAATATGGTACAAGTATTAATGAATTTTCTATTGATGGCACATTAGGCGGTAATAGCGATTTAGCTCTACCGACAGAAAAAGCAGTTAAAACGTATGTTGACAGTAATGCACCACATAAATTATTATCTACTAGACATACAGATACAACAGTAGCAGATGTTAGCAGAGGTGATATAATTACGGGTCAAGGCGTATCAGCAACATGGACAAGATATGCTATATCTGTTCCCGGTGCAAATTTAATGAATGTTTTTGGTGTTGTTAATGGGGATGTTGAACCAGGGTATAAAGCGATATTTGATAATACAAATCCGACAACTATAGGTATAAGTGATTCTGCATCGGCAGGAACTGCTATTATTGCTGCTCACCGGGATCATCAACATGCTTCACCGGCAACGTGGCCAGCTACAGCGCACGACCTTTTTTCGACTATTCATGGAGACACTACAGGCGCAGCGTCTCCTGTTGACGGTGATATTATTATAGGAAACGCAACGCCGAAATGGAGTAAACTGGCAAGGAGCATCCCAGGATATGCAAGCATAATTAATGTTCCTGGAATACTATATGGAGAGTTAAGGCCAAGTTATAAAACAATATTAGATTCGGTGACAATAGCAACTGACAGACACGAACCAACAGGGTTTACCGCTGCGGGAGTTGCAGCAACTACACTATCATTTGTTGACAATACTCGCATATTTACGATTACAGGAAATCACGAAATTTATATACAAGGAATTAAGTCAACAAAATCTACTGCATCAATTACGTTGAGTGATGTCACGGGAACACATTGGATATACTACAATTCAGCAGGAACATTATCAGAAACGACATCAGTTCCGGGTTTCGGTGATGGAAATGTATTTATTGCGACAGTATATTACAATACGACTCCGGGCTTTGATAAAGGACTTCTGGGTGGAGAACGACATGGTATTACAATGGATTGGAAAACCCATAATTTATTGCATAATACGGTGGGTGTGTTGTATGCTGTTGATAGTACAGGGGCGCTTACAGGAGCATTCACAAACACAACATTTTCAATTGGTGCTGGTGCAATTTACGATGAAGACAATAAGATTCTCATTACAGCACAAACTACATGTGATGTGCTGTATAAAAATGGTGCGGCTGATTTTGAATGGGATTTAAACCAGACAGCATACTATAAACTAAATGCAGGTAATTTACGGTATAATAATGGCAATGCTTTAGCAGATGTTGGTGCAAATCAGTACATGGCAATGTGGATTTTTGCAACAAATTCTATTGTAAAGCCAATAGTTGCACTGATGGGACAACGTACTGATGTAAATATTGCCGATGCTCGCGCAAATAATAAGTACGAAAGTTTGGCATTGGGTAATTTACCATTTCAGGAGATGAAATTACTTTACAGAGTAATATTACGAAATGCAGCACCGAACTATTATATTGAAACACAGGATTTGCGTACAATAAGTAATTTACCTGCGGGAACATTTATTGCTACTGCTCATGGTGCGTTATCAGGTCTTGAGTGGGGAGTATCCGGTCATAATAATATTGTTTTCAACGTGAATAATAATGCGAATGGGCGTGTAGGTGTCGGAGTAATTGACCCCTTATATTTATTTCATTTACATGCGGCAGATGGTGTATCGGATAATACGTATGTGGCATATATATCCAATGATGAATCAACCGCAGATCGTAATAATGGTTTGTGGATTAATGCGGGTAGTAGTGCAAGCGATTATAATATTCGATGTGCTGCAAAAGGAGGTGCTGCTCTTTGGAATGTAACGGGTGCAGGTGCGGTGACGTTTAATACTTACGGGCTTGGTATTATCCACAGTTCCGCAGCGGGATTACTGACATCCAGCGCAATAGTAGCGGCGGATTTAGGTTTACTCGGTACGGCTGGAGTACATGCTAAATTTGGCGCTTTAGGAGTGGGACTGGTTGATAGCCTGTTAAGTGAAACTGCAAGTGATGTTGTTATTGGTAGTACAAAAAGATTTGGTTTGGGCGCTGGAAAAGGCGGCATGACATTTACCGATGCAGCGACGGATACGATTACTTTTGATGATTGCAACGTCGGCATCGGGACGGTCGCGCCTACTGAAAAATTAGTAGTTGCTGGAAATGTTGTATTAGGATATGACACGGCAGGAACATATCTGGTTGGTAAAACGTTTGCAACACCAGCATCAGCAAGTAATGTTCCGTCTTCTATGTTATATGGTCTTTATAATGGTACTACAGTAACAACCTTTGCTGGAATGTCTGTGTCTTCCGTAAGAAATCCTGGCAATACGGCAAATGATTATACTACTCAATTTTATTATCATCAGGGCGGCATTGCTGATGGGATAGCAATGACAATAGATAAGATTGGCTACATAGGAATCGGGGCGGTGACACCGTATACGAAATTTGAAGTTTTACACGCTGACGGTACCGTGGGAACAACACCACCGATTACATCGTCAATTAATCTTACCAATTTAACCCAAGTTGCTAATACGTGGTCTGCAATTCTTTTTCGTTCTTACGACGGTATGGGAAACGTGCCAGTTACGGCAGCTATAGGGGCCAAATATACAGCGAGGAATGTGGGGTCCGACACATCTTTAGCCACCAGTTTGTGCTTTTTGACAGGAGATAATTTAACATATCCGCTGGCTGAACGGATGCGAATTACAGATGTAGGCAACGTCGGCATCGGGACGACACCTGCAACTGTCGATGGTGTTGTATCAAAATTAACTATTGCAGGTTCCACGAATTTGCTTACCATCACAGGCGCTGCAACTGCCGTAAAAGATTTAACATGGTTTGACAATACCAGTGGGGAGGCATGGATCTGGTCACATCGTTTACATTCGGCAGGTAATAATTTTGAGGCGTGGTATCACAACGGAACAAACTGGAACGCCAGTCCAAATTTAGCTTTAACACCGACCGGCAACGTCGGCATCGGGACGACGGCACCGCTTGTGGACGTGGGAGGTTCTACTGGTGATTTTGATTCAACGAGTCTCGGTTTACATATTAAAGCAACTTCTGGGTATAATGCCAGATTAATTCTTGAGGGCGGGTCTGCAATGAGTGACGGGCTTCGAAATTCAGCTAACAGTATTATTTTCTGTAATACTTCTATTGGTGGTGACAATGAAATGTTTATAATAGGTCAAGACAACGGTTATTCTGAAACCGGCGATTTCTATATGCGACCAATTAATGCGGACGGAAGTATAAAAAGTTATAATTACTATATGTCAGCTACATCGGCAGTTTCTCGATATACAACAAAGACAGTTGATGCCGTTGGATATTCATTGCAAATATACCATGACAGAAACGGTAATATTTTATCAAATGCAGACGTGATCGGTTGTATAGATTTTATTGGGTATGTTGATGCAACACCAAGTCCGGTAATAGAAACAATAGGACGAATAGAATCGCGGTGGTATTCGCCCAATGGTGGTTCGGAATCAATGAGGTTTTTGACCAATGGCACGCTGGCTATGTACATAGAAGATCATGGAGGCGGCGTGTATGTTACGAATGAATTGGTGACAGCGGCTCATTTAGTAGCCCCAACTATATATGTAGATCACATATCAGAAAAAACAAATACTCACGGAATCGTGTTTGACCACAATTTGTCGAGTACCAATAAAAACATATCTGCCGGAAACGTTAATCTCGACGACGATACTGCCACGAGTTTTACGCCTGGCAGATCGCATGGAATGCTTTGTATCCACTGCCAGACCTCTTGTACTAGTGCTATAATTGCATACGATGTAGATGGTTCAGTATCAATAGCAATTACAGCGCAAAGTGGTACGACGTTTGCAGTAACTACAGGCGCACTGTCTGGAACAACTGGAGGCGATGGAACTTTTAATGTAAGTGTACATACTGACGGAAAAATATATTTTGAAAATAGAACAGGTGGGACTTGACCGATGGGTTATACACTACTCGGTGAGTAGAAAACAAAAAGGAGAAAACAATGGCAGATTTTGATTATGTAGAAATAGCCAAAAAGGAACACATGGTAGGAATTGATGAATCAATAACTCGTATTTATGAAGCAATAGAAAGATTACAAGTTAAATTAGATAAAGAATTAGTAGAAAAAGAAATGATTGAAAAAATAAAAAACGAAGATTATGAAGTGTTTTATAAAGATAAAATATTAAAGATTAAGGCAAGACTCGGTATAAAAACTATAGAAGAAAAACCAATAACTAAAGAAAAATAACAAATTCGGCGAAAATTAAGTTTTATAAATAATTAAAATAATAATCATTTAAAAGGAGTTGTTATGAAATTAGATGTTGAAGGGTTGTTAAATCTGCATAGTGCTGTTAATATGTGTGAAGAATTAAAAAAATTAAAGTCCGCAGGAACGTGGAAATTCGGTTTTTTATTAGTTGAAATTATGAAATTGATTAAAGGAAAATCGGCCGAATATAAAGAAAAAATCGATATAATGAATGAAGATATTACTAATTTAAGATTAAAATATTGCACAAAAGATTCAGAAAATAAACCTATAATTATTAAATCTATTGACCGAAATGGTAATCAAATAGAAATGTATACAGGATTAGTAAGAGGTCAACAACCAGAATTTGATAAATTAACAGATGAAATAAAAAATAAATCAAAAGAATTATTGAAAGAAAAAGTTGAAATAGAATTAGAAAAAATACCTAAAATAAAAGAAGATGATATTCATCTTGAAATATCAGAGTATGCTTTTATACAATTAGGATTATATGATCTCATAGAAAGAAATAAATAAAGAAGAATAAAATGATTCTCTCAACTAGAGATAATTGGGCTTATGATATAGCTAAAAATATCAATACTAAAGGCGAAGTATGGGATGACGTTGCAATTAAGCAAAGTATTGAAACTATATTAACCACTTCTTATGGTGAAAGAGTATTTAATCCTTTTTTTGGTTCTCCTTTATATTCTTTTATTTCAGAAACAATAAGTCAGCAAACAGCAGAAAGATTATTAGATTCTATTATTAAAGCTATAAAGAGATGGGAAGATAGAATTACTATATTAGAAAATAGTGTAAAAATGATAATAAGTTATGATTCACATGCAATTACATTGAAAATACCATATATAATAAAAAAATTAAATATTGTGAGCTCATACGATAAGAAGATTATTTTTTAAAAGGATAGAAAATGGGAAATTTTTTAAAATACACGAATTTAACATACGAAGAAATATTAACCGGAATTAAGAATAAAATTGAGAATGATAGTAGATTTGAAAATTTTAAAGAATCTGCTATTGCTCAATTAACGTATGAAATATTTGCTGCTGTTGGCGATTTATGTAATTATAATTTAGAAAGAAGAGCTGAAGAAAATTATTTTGATACTTGTAAATTAAGATCGTCTGCTATTTTATTAGCAAAACAATTAGGGTATGTAGTAACAAGACCAATACCTGCAGAAGCTAAAATAAAAATGAAAATTACTGGCGATTTAACAAGTAAAAATATTAAAACTGGCGATATTTTACAAGTTCCAATTTATACAGATTTTACTTATGATTCTAATAATTATTTGTTAAAAAATACGATTAGTTATACATTTACATCTGCCGATGTTGCATCAATAAGTGCTACTGGCGAAGATTATGAAAAAGAAATTACTATAGGCGACGACGATGAATATTTTTATGTTTTGCAAGGAGAAAGAAAACAAAAAATAATTGAAGGCGAAACGAATGATCAGGTAGGACAGAATTTCCAGATATATAAATTAGAAGATAGTGAATTTTCTAATAAATATGGCGATCAAGATTATGATATTAATATTACTACTGTTGAAGTTGGTCAAACATCGGCTGCTGCAGTAGATTATTCTATTGATAGAAGATCGTTAATTAATTTAGAATCAATAGAAAATTTTGTTCAGGGAGATGAAAAAAAGGTTTGTGTTGTTAGAACTGCTGTTGATGAAAATGTAGAAATTTTATTTGGTGACGCTCAATATGCAGCAATAGGAGCTAATGTAAGTGCTAATGGCCCTATTACAAATTATGATAATATTTATATTACATATTTAGCAACGAAAGGCTCTAAAGCAAATAAAACCGGAATTATTGATGAAAGTTTAAATACTGATTCAACAGTATTAGCAGGTGGAGCTGATATAACAGGCAATATAGAATTTTTATTTTATTCAAATCTTATTGGCGGTGCTGATATTGAAGATATTGATTCCATAAAATTAAATGCACCTTCAGTTTATTATTCTTTAGATAGAGTAGTAACAAAAAGAGATTATATAGCATATTTAAAAAGTTTAACATCGCCAATTATAATTAAAAATGCAGTGGTATGGGGTGAACAGGACGAGATGGAAGATTCAACTAATGAGCCTATTAGAAAATTATTTAATGTGGTATTATTTTCTTGTTTGGGTTCGTTATATAATTTAACTGGTACTGCTTATTCAGTTAAAACTGAAGATAATAATTTAGAAACAGCAGTATTAGATTTAGATTGTCAAGAGGATGATTTGAAAAATGAAAATTATTTTAATATTTACGTGAAACAAAATATTGTTGATCAATTAGAAACATATAATACTTCAGGATCATATTATATACTTTATGGTAACGATAATTTAGGAATAGATTTAGACGATTTTAAAACTAAATATGATACACAAAAATTAAGTATTACATATACATCGGATTTATACTTATCTGGTTATTCAGTTATAAATCAACAAACAGATGAAATAAATATATCGGCTGTTAGTACATTATCGGAAATTGCTTCTGAAATACAAACTGAATTGAGATTAGTTACTGACCAAAGAGGGTCGTCAGCAATTAATGATAATTATGGTAATTACGCTTTTTCAGCAATTTCTTGTAATTATGATTCAGTTAATGATAGATTTATTGTTTCGGGTAGTCCGTATGATTCTTGTTATATCGCTTCTCTTTCTCCAGAATTAACAGCATCCAATTATGCATTTACTAATGCATTAGGATTTTATGCCAAATCAAGCAATAAAGCAACATTAATAATAAACGATAATTCACTTATTAGTGATAAGATAACAAGCGTTATTGATAAATTAGATTTACGTTCACAGGTGACTGTTAAAAACGTATATATATCACCAATCATACAAAATTTTAATTTAAATGGTACAATATATGTAAATCAATTAGCAGATAAAACAGATCTTTTAACGAGTATTAAAAATGATATTTATAAATGGTTAGATAAGAATGCTGATTTTGATACTTCTATTTATTTATCTAATATTACTGATATTATAGAAGAATTTCCTAATGTGGTTTATTCTAATATAGAATTTTCCGCATCTACAGTTTCATATACTGCATATGATTCGACGTCAAATACAATTTTAAATAAAACATTATACGCAGACGAAACCAATTTAAAAACTGAATTTGATAATTATTATAATATCTTAAATGTCGATTTGACATTGACAGAAAGAACATTTTTTAATTATACTAAAGATTTATATGATAGTTTAACGAGCAGTAATAATAATCATACACCATTTAGGGATACTGAAGATTTTATTACACTTGTTTCAGATATTCATAAAATATTTTTATCAAGAATAAAATCTAATATGATTGATAGTAATGGTAATATTGTTAATTATAGCATGCCAAATGAGGTGGCTAAAATTAATATTGCTTTGGTAGCAACATACAAAACAGTATAGGTAATTTATGGCAGATTATAAATATGTCGATTTAAGCACAAGTGCATCAGGCTACGGTACAGTAGAATATCCGTATGGATATATCGATTGGTTTAATTATGTAAATAGTGGATCAAATGGTTTTGGAGTTGAAGTCGATACTGTATTTGTTTTGAGCGGCACCCGAACAACAACTGGAGCATTAGAAATAGATATTAATATGCGTTATGAAAATATGAGTATTAGCGCAGTGAATTGGCAAACAACACCTTGGAAAATAACTACTGATAATTTGTTAAAAATAAAAACTGGAAGAAATGGATTTACTCCAAATTTATATTTCAGTGGAGGAATATTAGAAGACGCGTACGGGTTTGAAATTGTAGCGTATGATAATCCTCAAAATAAAATATTAAATACTAATAATATGTGGATTAATGATAGAATACCTTCGCCGTCATAAAAGGAAATTATGATTCAGATAAACGGTTTTAAAAATGTAAATATAATTAACAGCAATATTTTTAGTGTTAATGAATTTTATGCTGACGATCTTATATCATTTTTTAATGATCAACAAGATGTTACTGTTGATATTATAAATTCTGTTATTTATGCTGAACATATACTGAAATATAATGTTTTCAGTAAATCTGTCAATGTTTCGTTGAATAATGTAACATTGAGCACGACATTAGCTATTTTAAAAACATCTCACAGTCCTTTTTTAGCTGTTGATTCTTTAGAATATGAAACAGGTACTATACAAGAAAGTTGGATTTCGCCAGTATATTCCACGCCAACAGCGAGTGCATACAGCGATTTTAATTATCTCAAAAGTAATTTAGGTATAACTGTTTCTGGTGATACAGATTATAAAACTGATGGATTAGAATGGTTTTCTGGGCAGAGAGATGGAATCGGTTCATTCTATTTTGAAAAGCCTGATAATGTTTTATCTGCATCAGGATCCTCAGGTACTATTCCTTTTGATATTTCATTTTCAGTTAGTGCCACTTCTGCTAACACCAATAATAATGAAATAACCTATGATTTTGGTGATGGCAATACTTCTGCCACAACTAATTTATTAATAACACATACTTATAATTCAGTTGGTACTTTTAGTGCAACGGCAGAAATAGAAACAAAAAATGAATGGTATAAGTTAATAACTTCAGCAACAAAAATAACATCATATAGTGGTACGTTATCAGCTTCATATAATATTCACAATTTATCAACGTCAGCAGTTATTACAAGTGCTAATACATATCAGGATTTATTTTTGTCAGGAGATATATTAGGTGGTAGTCCAAATTTGTATGATATTAATTTTATAGATGATAATTATGAAAGTCAAAATGTAATTGATAGTCTAATTTATTATCCTTATAAATTTAAAACGCCAGGAACAAAAAATATAACATTAAAATTATATGATTCACCAGATACGTTTTCTGTTTCGGCAGCATTTATTGTGTCTGAATTACCCAGCACAACATATTATGTTGATATTAGTGAAACATACGATACAAATACTTCTAATATTGGTACCAGCGCAGATCCGTTTAATTATTTAGAATTCTATGATTATATTAAAACTGATGGGAGTGCAAGCGCTACAGATATTTTCAAATTACGTGGATATAGAGAGTTAACAAAACCAACGAGTGCAACATCTCCTTGGACTGCTATAGAAACAGATTCCGATAAAAAAATAACTATTGAATCTTGGGATCTTTCTGCTTATGGCCCTTGGTTATTAATAATAAATGATTATTCAGTTTATGATAGTACTATAGTTTCTTTTAAATCATCAATTCTAAAAAATGGCATTATCTATAACAAGCCATTTAATTTAAATAATACTGATTATGGTGGTACATATTATTTATCATATGCTTATAATATGTATTTAGTTCAACAAGGATTAAATAGTACTATTAAAGTATATCCAAATATTTCAGTTAGTGGCGTTGACGTTGAAGGATGTACAATTTATTCCGAAAATGGATTTAGTGATTTAAATACTTTTAGTGCTTATAATTTTAAAATTACTGATTCTGTTATTACTGGATTTACAAGTTCGGCAAGCACATCAAGTTTTTTGAGCGCAAATTGTTATCTCTATAATGATACTTTTAGAGAAACTTCGGCTTATATCGATTCTTATTTTATATTAAGTGCTAACGAAAATTGTCAATTTGGATGGTCATTACCTACTGATTATCCTTTTCTAAAAGGCGATAGTGGTTATAATCAAACACTATCTTGGTTATTAATGAATAAAGAAATATTAGTTCCATTTAGTGGCATTACTACGCCGCCAAATCCAGGTAAAAATTACGACATATATAAAAATTATGAAACTGGTTTATTTGGTTATAGTAGAAAGGATTATGTGAGATGAGAGGACAAGTAACATATATTACAAGTGCTGCCACTTTGAACGAATATCAAACTAATATAAATATTGATATTAATAATTCACTATTATTTACAACATTTAGTGCAGATAACGGCGATTATGGTTTGAGATCATTTTCGTATGATGACAGTGGTATTGTTACTTCAGCAGACAAAGATATAATTGGAAGTGTAGCAATCGAAAACATTGAAATAGATACTATTAATAAATTACTTTTTGTAGATTATGATACTAAAATTTATTCTTATATTTATGATACTTCAGGTAATATGACAAGCGCCGATTGTTTTGAAGGATTAAGTTCAGCTACTAATATAAATGGGTTATGTGTCGACAATACAAATTCATTACTTTTTGCGAGCAGTGATCAATTTGCAGCTTTATCATTTTCATATGATACTTCAGGTAATATGACCAGCGCTGAAGAATATGGTACAAGTGCAGGAAAAATAGATTTAGATAAAGAAATAACTAAATTATTTCTTTTGAGTGCGGGAGCTGTTGTAATGGTATATTATGATACTTCAGGCAATAATTTTGTTTATATGGATTCATTAGTATTAGATGATAATACAAATAATATTGCTATAGATAATATTAGAGATTTAATTTTTATTACAAGGAATATCAATGGCGGTTTGATTTCAGTATTATACAATAATGCGAACATAACAACATCTGCATTTTCAAATTCGCCGGGCGGTGCAGGGTATGGCGTAATTATAGATCAAAATAGGCAATTAGTTATCAATTGTAATGGTGTCGGAACGGGATATATTTATAGTTATAATTGTAATGGCGAATTAAAAATGTTAGATTATATACCTGGTTCATCTGATAATAGATATATAGTAATTGATAATGTAAAAAAATTAATATTCACTAATGATGTTTATAGTGATAATGATCCTTATGGTAGAATAAAAAGTTTTTCATATGATTGGGATAGTACATTTTATTCTGATATAAATAATTCTTATTCTGATACTGGAACTGGAACAAGTGCAAGCCCATTTAATGAATCACAATTGGAATTATTTTTGAGTGGAACTTCGGCATTTGATGGTTATGTTACAAGTGCAGATACTATTAGAATAAAAGGTGATTGTATTAAAAGTACTGGAAGTAATTTACAATTATTTGAAAATATAAATACAAAAGTAACAATTACTTCATGGCAAGATAGAAGTCCTTGGTCTGTTTATCATATAAGTGCTACGGGAATAAGTGGTTGCACTATGATTTCTCAATATGAACCGTCTAATTTTTCGACAAATAGCGCAGATATTGATTTAATAATAGAAGATGGGATCATAAATAAACCGTATATAAATATGGATAATAATAGTGAATATTTTATTTTTAAAAATTGCATATTTTATGATAATTTAAATTTATCAATATTAGATGGTAGCATTTTAGATTTTAATGGCTGTACAAGAACCAGCGGGGATAATAACTATTATGGGTATCAATTGTTGGGTTAAAAAGGATGATAAATGTCAATAATTATTAGACATAATGACTGTGCTTTTATAGATAGCAAACCATATGATTTGGGTGCTGTTACTTCACCACTCGACGGTATAGATATATCTAGTATTGAATTTAATTATTGTGCAGTTACAGATTCACAGACAGTTTTTTCTGCTGGCGTTTCTGCTACCGATTCAATAACATATTTAAATAATGATTTTAGTTGGGATCAAGATAGTAAAGTTTTTCCTACATTTGCTAATATAGATAAAGAAAGTATTAGATTTAGTGAATATGGTTTAAGTTCCACTAGCGTAGATAGAGCTTCGAGCTGGGTTACTAATGATATTAATACTGGATTTTATCGAGATAGTAGATTAGGACCTGGAGCATGGTTTTTTAATTTAACGGGTCATATCGGGGCATTTTATTTTGGTCCTATTAGTGGAGCTCATGTTACTCCGGAACCATTAGAAATAACTTTAGAATTATTAGAACCAACTATTATAATTGGCGATGTTATAACAGTTACTCCCGAACCATTAAATATATTTTTAGAATTATTAGATCCAACAATTTATTCTTATGAAGATGTGGTTGTTGATTTTGTCGGCTCGCCACTTAAAGGTTCGAGTCCATTAGACGTAGATTTTACGGCAACAGTTAATTTGCTTTCAGAAACATTACAGAATTATAATATAACAAGTTATAAATGGTATTTTGATTATGATATTTCTGCCGCTACTTCTGCAACAACAGATATTCCAACCACCAGCCATACATTTAGCGGATATTCAGGTAAAACATTTTCTATTAATTTAGATGTTGTTCTTACAAGCAAATCAACATCTGCTACAATTACAAGAAGTAAATATAAATCTAATTATATAACTCTTTGTGGAATGCAACAACCAGTTAGATTTGGTACTGATAGATTGATTGATTTGAAAGGTTATTTATCTGATTATCATCAAGAAACTGATATTTATAATTTTATAAAAATGTTTGAAGATTATTTAAATACAATGTATGAAGGAAATAAAAGTTACGAATACAGTGAAGAGGATTTATAAGTGAATACTAAAAAAATAGTTTATATTTCGCCAGATTTTGCAACGAGTGGTATATCCATATTAGAGAAAATTCATCGATTAAATGATTTACAAGATCCTGATTTAATGGATGTGGAGCACTTGCAATATTTTGCTAATAATTTAGGGTATAATGTAAATATTAATAGGGGGGAATTAGGGAATTTAGCAGAATATGTGACGAGTGCTACATGTCCTGATATTGAAACTGAAAAATATTTGCGTTTTGCTATTAGAAATCTACCATTCTGGTATCGTATAAAAACAACTCATAATGCAGTTAAAATAATGCTGTATTCTTTTGGATTAATTGGCGATATTTCTCAATATTATACTGATAATTATTTGCCTGAATCTGAAGGAGGAAGATGGGTAACAGAAGATATTAATCATCTAAGTTATTCATTAAGTGGAATCCCAAGTAATTTTTATCCGACGCCACATTTTATTGTGTGGGTGAACCTTGACCTCAGCACCAATAATTTGTCGTGGCAATATGAGAAGAAAAATGAAATAGTAAATGCAATAGAATCTGTCAAACCAGCCAATACCGTTTTTAGAAAATTGGGTGGCTATACTAAAATTCCAATTAATCTCTATTGTTCGATTGCAGTTCGTTTTCATAGTATTTATATAAAATTACCAGTAGATGACGTATACGGCGATTCCGATCATTGGTTTGGTTCAGCATCTGAATCTATGTCAGAATCTGCTTCTGAAAGTAAGTCTGCAAGTCTTTCAGAATCTGCTTCTGGATCACTTTCAGAATCTGCAAGTGAATCGAAAAGTCCAAGCAAATCTGAATCTGCTTCTGGATCATTGTCAGAATCTGCAAGCGGTTCTGCAAGTCCAAGTTTAAGTGAATCTGCTTCTGGAAGTTTATCGGAATCTGCAAGCCCGTCAGGGGAAGAATAATAAATAATTAAAATGATTATATTTAAAGGAGAAAATAAATGTCTTTGCTAAATTTCAATATCGTGACTGAAAGTGGGCTGAACTATATTACTAGCGCATATAACGGCGGTCCATTAATTGCAATAAAATATTTTTTGCCATGCTATGACTATCGAATCGACCAATTTGTGCATGACGGCTCGGAAACTTCAGTTATTGCTTTATCTGCTTCTGTTTCAGCTACAGACACAACTCCATCAGGAGAAAAAATATGGAATATATCAACAGATAATGCATATACTTTATCTGATACTGACGATTTTGTAACAAGTGCAGGCGGAGAAACATTAGATGACAGCGGCGATCCTTGGATATTAACTGATGCAGTAATTTCAAAAGAACAAAAAATCAATTTATATAATGGTGTACCTTTAAGTAATTATGTTTCTGGAAGTGATGTTGATGCTTCAGCCACTTCTAATGCTTGGGAAATTTATGATGGTGCTTTAGTTGTCGGAAATAATGATGTTCCTGCAGAAACTTCAGCAGGTTCAAATAGATATTTTCAAGTTGTTGATTATTATCCAGTTTCTGACGGTAGTGTTCTAAAGGGTAGTTTTAAATGTAGATTAAATAAAAAATTAGGTACTGTTAAATTTAACAAAATAGCATTATATGTTGTCCAGGTAGATAATAATGGTGTGGAAACTTCTTCGCCTGCATTATTTGCAGAAGCTGTAATAGATTCGCCTATTACAAAAACAAATTATGGAACTTCGGGTTTTGAAGATATTGTTATTGATGTTCAGATTCAAATTGGGTCAGTTACTACAAATTTCAGTGATGTTTTTTATGCAACAAGCGCAGATTATTGGAGTAGAACAGTAGGTGGAGTTTATTATTCTGAAAAAGTTGGTATTGGTGTTTTTGATGACGGCTATGAAGAAATGCAAAATAAATTACATATTAAAGAGTCTGATGCCACAAAGCCACAATTAAGATTGGATTATGGAATAGGAACTTCGGCATTAACTTCAGCAACATTTCATACTACGTCGGCAGGCAATTTAGAAATTACATTATCAAGTAATAAAGCGATTCAACCAAAAACAACCGATTCTATCGATTTAGGAACCAGTGCTTTGGAATATAGAAAAGTTTATGCAACATCAGCTAATTTTGATTATTTGGATGATTCCGGTGCTGGTAGTATTAAGGTAAATAAAAATGTAGTGCCACTCACGCATAATGCTTATAATTTAGGCACTTCGACCAGTCGTTGGGAAAATGGTTATTTTAATATTTTAGAAAGTAGCGCATCATATTCTGATTATTATTGTCCGAACACTAATGCTGTATCATATGCCAGTTTAGGTTCGAGTAGCAGAATTTGGAAATATTTATTTGCTGATACTTTATCTAATCCTAATAGTACAATTAAAATTGCAGAAACAATAATTCCGGTGACTGATGAACGTTGTGGATTGGGTGATTCAAGTCATGCATATAGTGCTGCGTATATTAAAGATTTATATTTATCGAAAAAAAATAATTTTAAAACTGGTGAGTGGTATTTTTTAGGTAATCATACTTGGTATCCGAATAATGGATCTTTCTGGAATGCTGTTCCAACAGGTTTCGATAAATCATATAGTAGTTTGTACAATGAATCACAATGGGATTATGTTGATATTTGGAATTGGAAATTTAGTGTTATTGGAAAAACATTATTTATAAAATTTACATTTCAATTAGATAAAAGTTCAAATAGTTTGACTGGAAGAACTGCTAATATATGCAGAACTGCAATTTTAACAGGTTCTAATGAAGGAGATTTATTAAATTCTATAGTTTCTGATAAAGCTGCAGGTATCGCTACAAGCAGTAATAATCATTGTTTTACTATTGTTAATCCACAAACATCCGATCCAGTATTAATTTTAATGGTTAAATTTTTTAATTCTGCTGAGAGTGGTTTTGATCAGAGAAATGGATTTTTATTTTCAATACAAAAATCTTCTTCTGCAGCATGGAATAGTGCAGCAAGATATTATGCCGCATGTACTTTAACTTATGAATTATCATAAAAGGATATAAATGGGCACGCCTAATTTTTTTAATACTACAAAATGGAGGTTGGAATTTTCTAATATTCCAACTATTACTAATTTAAACAATATGAAATTGTATAATGATTATGTAAGAAATTGTACAATACCAGAATTTGCATTAGATAATGATTACAGTAATTATGGTACAGTTATTTATAAAAGGCCTATTACAAAAGTTAATGAAAATTTAGGTAATTTGGATATTGAATTTAAATGTTCTGAAGATTTAGAAAATTATACTAATCTGTTTCAATATATTCAGTATTTAAAATATGGCGAAGATTTACCTGAAGATGTAATAGTAGATAATGTTATAAAAAATATTAGTATTGTAATATTAGATAATCAAAATAGAGATAAGAAAATAATTTATTTTACGAATGTTTATTTGAGTTCAATTAGTAGTTTAAATTTACTATATGGTGAAGAAATAGAAGTGACGTTTACTGCTTCATTCTTCTTTCAAGAGATGAAAATTAAAGATCCACAAGCATAAAGAGGTAACAAATGAATATTGTGAAAGTTGAATTGTTGAAAGATGCTAATGTAATTATTGAAACATTAGAAAGAATTGGTATAGCAAATATAGGTTTAAAAACATTATGGCCAAGCTGTTATTTGTATACTGAAAATGAAGAACATTTTATAGTTCATTTTAAAGAATTGTTTTTATTAACTAAAGAAAATAGCTATAATAATGTAAGTGAAAAAGATATTGAAAGAAGAAATGCTGTAATATGGAATTTAAAAAATTGGGGGTTGATTAATGTCGATGAAAATTTAATTGAGCCCCATAGTGAAAAAGTATTTGTATTGCAGCATAAAGAAAAAAGAGAATGGAAAATAGAACATAAGATTAAGTACAGATAAAATATTCCTTGACTTTTATTGCGTTATAATATATATTATAATAAGAAAGAAAATAAACAATTAAAAGGAGAAAATATATGAATAAGAAAGTTGTAGATTATCTGAATGAGGATGTAAAGAAAACAATAAAATTATCCGATGTCAGAAAAAAGTTGGAAGAAGAAAATGTCGGCGATCAGATAACCACAAAAAACGGTAATATATTAGTAAGAAAAGGATATTTTTATTCGAGCGGGGGTAGCGAAGAAAAATTAGCTTCCAGAATTACTCCAATTTTAGATTCTATGAATATTAAATACACAATAGTTGATAAAGGAAATGTATGGAGATCTTTTAAAGGCGGTGCGCCCATAGCCAAACAGTCCCATTGGTATGTAGAAATAAAAATAAATGAATAATTTAAATTCATATGAAATTATTATCTAATATTTGGAAATCTTTTATTCTATTAAACAAAGTTGTAATAGGATTTATTGTAGTTTTCTTTTACTTTGATTATTTAATAATTTTTTATAAAGGACAATAATATGTCATTAGGTAGTAACAGAGTCGGATTGCCGGGAGTATACACCAATAAAGTTAAAGAAACATCTCATAAGATTATTATTGGAGATAAAGAATATACATTAAAAATTAAAAATAAATCTCATATGGGTAATCCAGTTGGTTTTAATTATACTATTAATGATAGTAAAAAGATTTTTTGTAATCGTTTAACAAGAGATGAAGTTATTGAAAGTGCTAAAAAAAGAATAGAAAGTGGTAATATAATAGATTATTTAAAAAAATAGATTCTTTTCTTAAGGAGTATGGAGTTATGAATAAGAAAGTTGCAGATTATTTAAATGAGGCAGCGAATAAAAAGAAAACTAAAGGAAAACTATTAACAATAAAAACGGCAAAGACAGCAAAGGTTATTAGAAACATACAGCATCCAGAATGGGGAACAAAAAAGTTTAATTACAACGACCAACCACTTCCTAATGGTGATGTTTGTAGTTCATTTGGAAGTGGGTCAGATTCGGCAGTTCTTTTCGAAAAAGACTATAAGTTTTGGGAAGTAGTCGCATAAAAGAAAAGTCCGATTTTTACAAATATAATTTTCTTTTATACAACATATTTAATAATTTTTTATAAAGGACAATAACATGAATAAGAAAGTTGTAGATTATTTGAATGAAACGGTAAATGATATACATAAAAGTAATACTAACGAAGAACAAATTTTAGAATATTTAGAGAAAAATAAAATAAAATTTAAAATTTTAAAGAATCATATTAAATTAGTTAATTATGATTACAATAAAAAAGACAACGATTTTGTTGAAAATTTAGGCTATATGATAAAATATGATTCTAATAGTGATTATTTTAAATTATATCCAAGAGTTCAACAACATTTTAATTATCTACACTGGACTCAATATACAACAAGACGACAGCAAACACCGGAAGGTTCTAAATAATTATAAAAATAAAAGAGTTTGGATTGATGCTTATACTCAATTAATAAAGGTTTATCCTTCTTATGAATTTGAATTTGGTTTGTTCAGATTTTTCTTGTCCTTGTTATAGTGAATGTTGTTTTCTTCCAACTTCATTATTCCCTTATTTTAATGAAATTACATTTTTATTTGTTGGCCAAGGCGGCGGTAGCGAAGAAAGAAAACAACGATTACCTTTTGTTGGTGATGCAGGAAAACGACTCCACGATCTTTTAAACTTGTGTAAAGAAACATATCACCATTTTGGTTTTGCCCTTTCTAATACTATTCGTAATAATCCGGAAAATAATAGAGTTCCTACAAAAGAAGAATACGACCATTGTAAAATTCATCTTTATAAAGATATACAAAATTTAAGAGAATTTGGTCTTTCAGTAATAATTCCTCTTGGAAATAATTCTAAAGAATTATTATTAAATATTAAAGGTACTATGAAAAATTGTCACGGTAATATATATAAGTATAAAGATTACATTATAGTGCCAACATATCATCCAGCAGCTATGATTAGACAAAATCCAATCTTTAATGAAAACAAATTAAGTGAATTCGAACAATGTTTTATTGATGATATGGGTAAAGTGTTTAAGTACTTAAAATTATATCCAAAAACCGATAAAATAGTATAGATTTTATACCTAGAATTGAGGATAATTGGAAAGTAATATCAAAGTATATTAAAAATTATCCTTGTTTTTAGACTCAAAATAATATATATTTAATAGATATATTTTCAAAGGAGTTTTATGTCTAATTTAAAAAAGTTGAATAAACCTGTATTGGCTGAAGGCGAAGTTACAGGCCACGCACACGTTATTGATGCAGATGTTGATGTTTATTTAGATGAAAGTAGCGGTTCACGCGAATTTCATCTCGACGAACCAGCCACAATAGTTCATGAAGAACACAACCCCATCACTATTGAAGAAATGGATGACTTCGAGGTTGGAAAAGTGCAAGAATATGACCACTTTCTCGAAGAATCGCGTAACGTTCAAGATTAATTTTTTGGTATTATGATTAAAATACTTTCAGGCTGGAGCAATCCCGGAGGGAGTACAACAAGTTGGATTAACCTAACTAATGAATTAAATAGAGTAGGTTATCCGACTTGTTTATATGGCCCTCATAATTATCATATTGATAAGTGTAAAAGTAATTTTTTAGCATGTTTAAAAATTAACAATGAAGATAGAATAATAATTCATTTTTTAAAACCACAAACCATAATTTGTAAAAAATATATATTTAGTTCGCACGAACAAAATATATTTCCAATATCGAATATAAATTATAAAATATGTGATAAAATTCATTATGTCAGTCAATGGCAAAAGGAATACCATAATATTGATCATCCATATTTTATAATTCCTAATATTGTTGAAAATTTAAAAATATCAAATAAACCAGATAAAATATTTGGTATTATTGGTAGTATTGATAGAAATAAAAATGTTCATAAAAGTATTGAAAGAGCTATTAATGATGGGGCTAAAAAAATACTTATTTATGGTATGGTTACTGATCAAAAATATTTTATGGAAGAAATTCAACCTATTATTAAAAAATATGGTAATATTGAAATGAAAGGTTTTTGTAATGATAAGCAAAAAATGTATGATTCGATAAGTAGAGTATATCAAGATAGTGAAATGGAAAGTTGGGGATATATTCGAGCGGAATGTATTAAAACTGGAACTGAATTTTATGGCAATAAAACAACGGAAAAAATAGATATTTGGAATACAGATAAAATAATTGAGGGATGGTTAAAAGAAATGGAGATTTTATGAATAATAAATCATACAAATTAGGTTTTAAAAGAACAGGCCCAGCATTAGAAGATATAAAAAAAGAATTAGAAACAAAATCAAATAATACCGACGATTTTATTACGCCAGATTTGAAAGGCGTAAATCCAGATCTTTCCGAAATAAATATTAAAAATGTAGAATTTACTGACGATTCGGATGCAGTCAATTATCCATCGCATTATAATAAAGGCGGTATCGAAGTAATAGATTTTATAATGGCATGGTTTACTGATGATTATTGTTTGGGAAATGTTTGCAAATATATTGCAAGAAGCAAACACAAAGGTAAAGAATTAGAAGATTTAAAGAAAGCACAATGGTATTTGAACAAAAAAATTAATTTTTTAACTAATGCAAACAAATAATATATTACCAATAGAAGAAATAGATCCGGAATTTGCTACTTTAATTAAACAGGTAGCGAATAAAGAGTTACCTGCAATTGTTTTTAATGATAAAGTATTTAAAACAATTAATGGCAAAATAGTTGGTGAAATTGTTGATAATATATTAAAAATAGGTAGAAATGAATTATGCCCTTGTAATAGTGGAAGGAAATATAAAAAATGTTGTGGTGGAAAATAAAGAATATAATTAATAAAATCAGATGGCAAATAAAGATTTTGTGGTGGTTTGCAATTGATTTCATTAATGGAAGATGATTAGCATCTGTTTTAACATGGTGGAATTTAAAACACTATTTTTATATTCTCATATAGCAGGATTTAGTATAGCAACAATATTATTTATTATATTTATTGTATTGTGGTATTTAATAACAATTTTAATAAAGAGAATTAATCATAATGAATGGAATAATTAGTAAGTATAATTTAGCATTCAAAATAGAAAACAACATAGAAGTAACTTATATAGAAGTACCTAAAGGTTCAATAATTCTAAAAGCCGATAACGAGAATAACCAATTGTATTTTTATATATTAACAACCGATTCTAAAAAAATGGAAACATTAAAAATAGTAGCATACCGCAATAATATAAAATATGATTTTGCTGGTAGTTATATAGATTCAATAACAATTACATATAAATTTGAAGATTTAATATATCATTTTTTCGTGGAATAAAAATGGCTAATATATTTTTTACATCTGATACACATTTTGGTCATTTAAATAAAAGAGGAACAGGAATTATTGATTATTGTAAAAGGCCATTTAAAGATATAATAGAAATGGATAACGCATTAATTGAAAATTGGAATAGAAAAGTATCGATGTATGATATAGTATATCATTTAGGAGATTTTTCTTTTTATAATTTTTCAATAGCTAAATTAAATGGTTATATTCAATTCATAAAAGGTAATCATGATGCTAAAAAATGGCCTGATTTCGCAGTAGTAAAATTTAAAGGAAAGAAAATATTATTACGGCATAAACCTTTTGAAAAATATGAAGATATTTCATATCCTCAATGTGATATTATATTTTGTGGGCATGTACATGAAAAATGGCTGTTTAAAATATGTAAAAGTTTAAATAATGAAAGTAAATTAATGATAAATGTTGGAGTAGATATGTGGAATTTTGAACCAGTTACATTCGATGAAATAATGAAAAATGTAAGAATAAGGAGTATGTGATATGAATAATGAACATGTAGAAATTCTTAAATCTGGTGTTGCAGAATGGAATGAGTGGAGAAAAGAAAATCATAGTGTAATTCCTGATCTGCAAGGTGCTAATCTGCGGGGTGCTAATCTGCAGGGTGCTGATCTGTGGAATGCTAATCTGCAGGATGCTGATCTGCAGGGTGCTGATCTGTGGAATGCTAATCTGCAGGATGCTGATCTGCGGGGTGCTAATCTGCGGGGTGCATATCTTTCCCGTGCAGATCTTCTGAGAAGTCAGTATCAAATATCAAATTTATTACATGGAATATGTTGGGGCGAATTAACTAAAGAATTAACTCTCGAACTAATGCGTAGAGACGCAATAATTTGTGGAGTTGAAAAAATGAATAAATGGGCAAAAGGGCACAATTGTCCATTTAAAACAGGTTTTGAAAGGGATTTTTTCTTTAATCAAAATCAAAAAATTTGGAAACCAGGTAAACCAAAACTTAATGATTTACAACTATTTAAAGCTTTATGTAATGTAAAGAAAATAAAGATTTGAAATGAATTACTTCTATACCCTATATATATAATTAAAACAAAGGAGTTGAAAGTGAAAGGTCTTTTCATAAAATTAATATTCATTTTTGTATTTGCTTTATCGTATGCTTCATTAACAGATTATATTATATCCCATAAATTAATAACAGAAGCAAGAAGTCTAATAACGTTAGGATTTTTTATGGGAATAACATGGGCAATTATTTACGATATTATTTTTACCATCACAAAACACAATCATTATAAATAATTAAAATAAATCTTGTTTTTATTAGAAAAATTTATTGAACATTGACAACCCCAAATTACCAGAATGATTAATGAAGCAGCAAAAGAATTCGTAGATAATAAATTTTGGGAAATTACTGAATTATTAAATTCTTTAAAAGAACAAGTTCAAAATAAAATAGAAGATAAATAAAAAGGAATATGTGGTATGCCAATTAACACTAAAATAATAGAAATTTCAAAAAAGATTCTAAATTCTAATGGTAATATGCACGATAGAGTCGAAAAAGTAATTGAACCATATAATTTAAGTGACGACGAATTATCTCAATTAGGATTTGAGTTAATAACTGATGTTATTTCAATTTTTTGCCAATTAAAAATTATGCGCGGAATAAAGACTAGAAAATCACAGGGTTATAAATAATTAAAATAAATCTTGTTTTTATTAGAAAAATATATTATATTTAATGTTGATATTATAAATAATTAAAAAGGATGGAAATATGAAGTCAGTATTAGAGTATTTAAATGAGAGTACAAAATATGTATCAGTAGATACAAACGCATTCGAAAATGAATATGGAAAGAAACCAAAAGGAATAGCCGGATGGGCATTTAAAATTAATGGGAAAGAATTTTCTTTTAGTGGTAGTTATTCAGAAGCAGTAAAAAAAGCTAAAGAAAGAGCATCTAATATGGGTGTATATTCAATAACACTTATGATTTAATACAGTAATGATAAATAATTAAAAAGAGAAGATATTATGATAAAAAGTACAAGACGAATTACAATTACCTCGAAACCATGTTTAACCATATCATGGCTCGAAGGTGTATTGTTTTATCATAATGATAAAGCAAATCAACCCAGAATGCTTTATATGAAATAAGTAAAAAACTTATAAAATTTCATATAAAGCCTTTAAAGAAGAGATTTTTTAAAGGCTTTTTTATTAGTTCTTTGACATTTATACAATTTCGCCAAGTACATTTTTTCGGGGCGTATTGTAATCTGGTAACACTCCTGACTTGGGATCAGGAAAGTGAGGGTTCAAATCCCTCTGTCCCGACCATATTGACGAGTAGTCTAATGGCAAGACAGCAGGCTGTTAACCTGCCGCAGAATAATCTGTTTGGAGGTTCGAATCCTCTCTCGTCAGCTAAATTATATTGCAGAGTACAGTATTGGTAACTGAGGAGCCTCATAAGCTTCTTTATATGGGTTCAAATCCCATCTCTGCTAAATTTCGACTGAGTGGTGAAGTCCGGTTAACACGGTAGTCTGCAAAACTATTATTCACAGGTTCAAATCCTGTCTCGGTCTTTTCGGAGGATTAGGATAATTGGTAATCCAACAGTCTTGAAAACTGTCGTCAGAAATGATTTGAGGGTTCGAGTCCCTTGTCCTCCGCCAAATTATATGTTGGAGGTAGTTCAAAGGTAGAACATTGGATTGTGGTTCCAATAGTTGCGGGTTCAAATCCCGTCTTCCAACCCAAAATATAGCGCTGTCGCCAAGTGGTTAAGGCGCCACTCTGATAAGGTGGTATACAACGGTTCAACTCCGTTCAGCGCTACCAAATTTTGCTGGTGTAACTCAATTGGTAGAGTAGTAGTTTTGTAAACTACAAGTTAAGTGTTCGAATCACTTCATCAGCTCCAAATTACATGGGTCATAACAGTCGGACGGGCGAGTTTCCTTTGCAAGGAAATTTTGATGGGTGGAACTCCCATATGATCCACCAAATTAAGCGGATATCGTTTAGTTGATAAGACCTCTGCCTTCCAAGCAGGTGACTGCCGGTTTGAATCCGGCTATCCGCACCAATATATACAGGTTCAACTCCTGTTAATCATATTAATTTTAATATACGTCTGTAGCTCAACGAATAGAGCGCTTGGTCACGAACCAAGGACTTCTCAGCCACGAACTGAGGACTTGTGAGGGTTTGAATCCTTCCAGACGTACCACGCGACGGTCGATTAGTTGGTTAAGTCTCTGGATTGTCAATCCAGTGATCGTGGGTTCAAATCCCATTCGTCGCGCCAAATCATGGAGACGTATGTTAATGGTAAACAACAGGTTTGCTAAACCTGCGTCTGAAAAGATTTCAGGGTTCAAATCCCTGCGTCCCCGCCAAGTTTATGCAGCAATATATCAATTGGTAGATAGCCACTTTGCCAAGGTGGAGGTTGCCGGTTCAAGCCCGGTTTGCTGCTTTTATAAAAATTATCGGGCAGGAGGTCAGATATCGGTTGGCTGCACCAGACTGTAAATCTGGATTCTGTAATAGAACGTGGAAGGTTCAACTCCTTCTCTGCCCATAAGTTCTTTGAAAATTGCCCCCATAACTCAGATGGTTTAGAGTAATTCACTTTTAATGAATAAGTCGTCAGTTCGAATCTGACTGGGGGTATAAAATTATTGGGCAAGTGGCGAAATTGGTATCCGCGATAGTTTCAAAAACTATACAAATAAGAGTTCGAATCTCTTCTTGCCCATAAAGTTTTTAGCCTGATGGTGGAATTGGCATACACGCAAGTCTTAGAAACTTGTTCTGAAAAGATTGAGAGTTCAAATCTCTCTCGGGCTATATAAATTATTGCTCCTGTAGCTCAAATGAATAGAGTAAGACGCTTCTAACGTCGAGGTTGCAGGTTTGAATCCTGCCAGGAGTACCATTATAAAAGAAGGACGTATGTTACAGACACTGGAATTAAATAAAGCATCAGTTCCTGTTGGAATTATATCTGCTAAAAGAGCATTAATAGCAGTATGTAATAAAAGAGCTATTGCTTTAGCAAATTATGATAAAGTTTATCATTCATCGGATTATATATGCATGGATTTGAATTTAGTAAAAGGAAAGAATTCATTAATATCAATTCCTATTCCATCAGTCATACGATTTATTGATTCTGATTTCATGCCAAAAAGATATACAAATATTTTACCATTTAATCGCATGAATGTGTATATAAGAGATAGTGGAACTTGTTGTTATTGTGGTAAAAAAGTATCCATAAGTAATTTTACTTTTGATCATGTTATACCAAGGGCTGATGGAGGAAAAAGCTGTTGGGAAAATGTTGTGGTGAGTTGTGTAAAATGCAATAATCAAAAGGATAGAATTCCATTACATAAATTTTCAAAGAAACTTATAAAAAAACCATATGTACCACATTTAACGAAAGCAGCACCAGAACATTTAGTAAGTAGAATAGCAATGGAAATACCACATGAAACATGGTTAGATTATATTTACTGGAGAATAGAATTAGAAGAGTAATTTCATGAAAAATAAGCTCCCGTAGTGCAGTGGTTAGCACGTCTGGTTTTCAACCAGAGAATCTCGGTTCAACTCCGGGCGGGAGTACCATATTTTAATGAAATCACATTTCTATTTGTTGGCTAGAGAAATAAGGATAATATTATAATTTTTAACAAAATAAATTAAATCGAAATAATAATTATTATTTTTATAAATAATTAAAAAAGGAAAGATATACATGCTCAATCAATTAAATCAAATTAAAAGTAAAGTTTGTTTGTGTGATAAAACATTAAAAGAATTAACTAAAGAATTAGATATGGATTATAACAGTTTTATTAGAATTATTAACGGTTACCAGAAGATTCCCGAAGGATTTTTTCAAAAAGTAGAATTAGTTTTAAAAACATGGAAAGAAAAATAATATGAGATTGGTTTATAAATTCAACTTTACTGATACTTCAGATTATTTGAATAATCTTTGTATTATTTCAAAGAATTTATATAATCAGGCCAATTATTTGATTAAACAAGAATTAAATACTAATAAAAAGTGGTTACGTTATAATGATTTAGATAAAATAATGAAAGTAACTAAAAATCTTGAAAGTAATATTAATTATAGATTACTTAAATCTCATGTTGCTCAACAATGTTTAAAGTTATTAGATAAAAATTGGTCGTCTTTTTTTATGTCAATTAAATGTTGGAAAGCAAATAAAGATAATTATAAGGGTATGCCCAAATCACCTTATTATCTTAAAAAAGATAAGAATTTATTAATATATACTAATCAAGTTTCTAAAATAAAAGATAATAAAATTTATCTTTCTAAAGATTTTACTATAGATATACCTAAGTATAAAGATTTTAGTAAATTTCAACAGATAAGAGTATTACCTACATATATCAAAAATCAATTTGAAGTAGAGATAATTTATAATCAAGACATAAAGAATGAAAATCTGAATTATGATAAGTATTCTTCTATTGATTTAGGATTAAATAATTTGGTGTCTTTAGTTTCCGAAAACAAACCAATATTAATTAATGGAAATATACTTAAATCATATAATCAATTATACAATAAACAAAAAGCTAAATTATATTCAGTTAAAGATAAAATGAAGAATAAACATTACACAAGGAGACTATATGAGTTAGAAAAGAATAGAAATAATTACGTCAAAGATTATTTACACAAAGTTTCAAGATTAATGATTAATTATTTAATTAAGAATAAGATTGGTAATTTAGTTATAGGTCACAATAAACAATGGAAAGACTCCATTAATATAGGGCATAAAAATAACCAGGCTTTTGTTACTATTCCTCATTCACAATTAATTAATTATTTAACATATAAATCTGAACTTTGTGGTATTAAGGTGCAAGAAGTTGAAGAGAGTTATACATCTAAATGTGATTCTTTAGCTAATGAAACTATAGAAAAACATGAAGTATATTTAGGAAAAAGAATAAAAAGAGGATTATTTCAAAGTTCGTCAAGAAAATTAATTAATGCAGATGTTAATGGAGCTTTGAATATAATGAGAAAAGTAGTTGGTAATTCTTATGCAAATAAGATAATCAATAGTGGGTTCTTGTTTAACCCAGTAAAGATAAGGAATCTGTTTTCAAACTCTTTGCAAACTTGTTTATTAAAGATAACATGAGTGAGACGCTCTAAATTATTGGGATGTCGCCAAACGGTTAAGGCACTGGACTTTGAATCCAGTATTTGAAGGTTCGAATCCTTCCATCCCAGCCATTCTTTACATAAGCGTAATTCAATTGGTAGAATACTGGTCTCCAAAACCAGCAGTTAAGAGTTCGAGTCTCTTCGCTTATGCCATATTAAAAATAATTTAAATACTTCTTGACTTATTTCTTACTTTAATATATATTATAATAGTAATAGAAAAGATAAACAATTTAATAATTTAATTCATAAAAAGGATTAATAAAATGCATATACAATATTTTATTGATAAAGAAGAATTTGCTGGTCGTACTAGAGATATAATTCCAAGAATTGGAGATGAAATAAGATTTAAAAATGTAATATATAAAATTAAAAGTGTAGTATGGATAGAAGATGAAACGCCAGAACATGTTCATATTTTAATAGAAAAATAATTAAAAATACTTATTGACTTTTATTGTGTTATAATATATATTATAACAGGAAAAATTATTATGAAAAATCTTTACATAGTTATTATTCCATTTTTAATGCTTTTGACAATTTGTTCAGTTATATTTATCACATTTTATTTTGATGATTATAGTGATTATCAAATCAAAATAGAAAGTAAAAGAAATTTAGAAATAATTATGAGTGATACAACAAAGAATTAAAAATATGGAACATTTTGTGGTTAAACATTATAGTGAAGATGCTCATCCATCAATAAAAGGAAATGGTTTTGATGGTCTTGTAATTGGCAATAATCGTAGCGAAGCAGAAGATTTCATTAATTGGATAAATGCTGTTATTGATAAAGCATGTAATACAAATAAATCAAATATATGCATAGCAGAGACAAAAGTATCAGTATCACAGTGGAATTTAGATAAACCGGAATGTGCTTGCGGCGGCAAAGTTATACTGGTTCAAGAAAAATATCGTTGTGATTGCGGACGAGTATTTTATAAAATATAGTATAAAAATAAAGGGAGTAATTGTGAGACAAATAAATGTTATTAAACGTGACAAAAAGCATTTCCAATACTATCATAAAAAGGTATGGAATAAAATTATTGAATATATTAAAAGAGATTTTCCTGACAATAATACTCTAATATATTCTTCTGTTATTTATGAATATAAATATGAAGCATTTAAAGAGATATTTAATATAGAAGAAGGAATTAGATCCCAATGTTTTGGATGTCATTGGTCAAAAATATCAATTGAAGATAATGAATGTTATTGTAAAGATTGCCTATTTAAGATAAAATATAAAAAAGCTTTATTTGAATATGACTCAGAAAGACAATGTCTAAATGGTTTGTATTTTAAACTTATTGATTCAGATAATAATTTAAATGTTAAAGAGTACATCAAAATCTGTATCAAAATCAGAGATTTTCCAATTAAATGAAACATAAAAAGGAATTTTACAATGGAAACTACAGCAAAAAAACTATTAATTAAAGCAATAAGTATATGGCAAAAAACTCATGAAAGTCTATTAGAAGTAGAAGGAGAGAAGATTGATAGAAATAATTTCATAGCTCCGTCAACGGTATATATAAATGAAAAAATAATTATGAAACATGGTATTTATCAATGTCCATTATGTATAGAATACCATAGAGACAATGATTGTAGCGGATGCCCAATAAAAGAACATACTGGTTATAATCATTGTGATAACACTCCATATAGAACATTAACATATTATATGATTAAAACTAAACCCAAAACAGTAACTAAAAAACTAATTCGAATCCATCAAGAAATGATAGATTTAATGAAAAAGATATTAAAAGATACACTCTGGAAATTGTATATTTAAGATAAAATATTAAAATGAGGTTAAATATCATGAAAATATTGTTAATAATTTTATTATTTATAGGGTGTAGTAATTATTATAAAGAAATGAACGATATTGAACTCGCAAAACATAATGAATTTATCAGTTATACTATATTAAATGAATTTCAATCTATTGCTGTTGATACATTACATAATATATGGCTTATCGAACATCACGGTAATGGTACTATAACTGATAAAAGACTAATATATTCTCCTATAAAAGAATATGAATTATTCATTATGCCAGCAGAAAAATATGGAAAATAATAACAGATAAAAAGGAATTTTATGTGTTTAGATATAATTAATAAAAAATATGATATCCAACAGAAATATAAAAAGTACAAAGTAAAAAAGAATACAAAGAATATGAATTAGAAACTATTACAAATCATTATTATGCAAGAATAGTGTATGGAATATATGATAATAGACTTGGTTATTACTATATCTGTATAAAATGTAAGAGTAAAAATAGAACAGAAAAACTTATTAATATATGAAAGATAAAAAGCAAAACAATTTTGAAACAATGTATTTAGGAAAATGGATAGCTCAATGTGCAGTATGTGATAACAAAAGGCAACATTGTCCGGATGAACCCATTCATTATGTAGAATATCGAGATGAAAAAGTAGGTTTATGTGAAAGATGTTTTTCTAATTTTCAAAATGGAGCATTTGATTATTCCCGAGTTAGAAAGATACCAAGAGAAGAACGTTTATATATTTGTACTAAAAATGGAAGGATATTAAGATAATCATGCAATTTAAATCAGTATCTTATAATTATGCTTTAGATACAAATCTATCTACTAATTTTAAAGGTAGCAATATTCCTCATTCAGATATAGTTAAGAATATTACAACAGAAATGATCAATAAATTAATTGGAAAGATGAGTGATATGGATATCCCTGATATTCTATATATCTATCAATATGACTGATAAACCATATTTGCAACAAGAGCAAGAAGAAAAAGAAGATTGGAGTGGAAACTTATGAAAAATTATTATGTTGTTTTTAAAAGAAAAGGTGAAAAAGAACTTTCTCCAAGTGATTATTATATTATAAATTCTATAGATGAAAAAACAGCAAGAAAAGAAGCGAGAGAATTACTTAAATTAAACTTTTTCGATAGTAATATACCTAAAATTGCTCGGGTTGATGTTATTGAAGAAAAAAATTACTGTTTAGAATGCAAACTTTGGAACCCGCATATTGATGATATGAGTCCAGAAAAAATTGCTAAATATAATTTGCCAAGAATTAAAGATAATTGTAGTGCATGGTTATGTAATAATGGAACATGCCCATTTACTATCATATAAAAAATAAAGATTAAAGGAACAAAATATGGAATATAAAGTTATTAATTTAAAAAATAATAATCCGTACTTTCTACCAATACCAAACCAAATAACTGAAGGTGAAATAAATTGGTATAATAAGATTATTCTTGAATTACAAGAAAAGATTGAAGAATTGGAAAAGGTTATTGAGTTGGTTAGCAAAGAATTAGAAGAATCTCTCTGTTACAAAGGTCGTAGCGTAAACGAGATTATCGTTTCTTTGAGACAAAGAATTAAATAGAACAATATTAAATAAAAAGGATATAACTAATGGATAATAATTCTAATGTTAAAAAACTAATCTATGAAATAAGAGACGAATTCTTTAAAAGATTACTTGCTAAAACTGGTTGGGGAAGAAATGATATTAAAGAAGTATATAACGATTCATTAATTTTTATATTATCAGATAAAGTAGAAGGAGAAGTAAAATGAATTATAGTAAAATGAATTATAGTAAAATGAATTATTATGCAGAATTAATTGAAAGTTTTAAAGGTAATAACAAAAATTATTTAAAAGAGATTTCTGATGAGATAGATAATTTTAGTGCCGCACTTGCAGCCTTCACTCATGATAAATTTGGAGTAAAAATATTCTTTATAAAAGATTCTACTAACTACATTGAAAAAGGCAATAATAATTTTGCATATTCATTATTTATTAGATCAGGATTAAAACGTATTGTATTATATTTTCATTTTAGTGAAGAAGGATACCCAATAACAACCACATTTGATAATAAAAATATAAGTATTAGAAGTATTTCCGAGTTAAAAGACTTTTTCAAGCATTTGATACATTCTTCTTCATTCATGAAGGCTATTTTAGAATTTGTTGATAGAATTAAATTAGAAAGAGAACATAATAAAAAAGAATCTATAGATTGGGCGGATTTACGCGGATTAGAAAATTAAATGGTTAGTAGAATTCTAATAAAAGGAGTAATGTTACACCAATTCACTCGTTAATCATCGCTATATCGAGTAATAGCGGTATTGGAAAAGGCATTAGCGTGCCAGTAGCATTATTCCCTTAATATAATGAGTGTACATTTTTTGTACAATATCACATGAGGAGGTTTAAAATGAATGATATGAGCTGGCCGGGTGCTTTAGTGAATTTAGGTCTTTTATGTGCAATAGTTGTAATAGTTTATATCTGTAAAAAATATAAAAAGGATGATTAAATTGTATGTGTGTACATTTTTTGTATATTATAATGTACATTTTTTGTACACTGTTATGATTTAATTTATTATAATATACTTAATCTATTATAATATACAATTATAAATTAAAGGAAGTTTTTTGAACAGATTTGACCGTTTATAATTTGAATATTGATTATATTAACAAATTTATTTTGATGTTTTATGAGATATTTTATGAATTTGAGCAGATTTGTGTTTATACAGAAGTGTTTGAATGAGAATGAGTTAATGAGGATGATGGCATGAGAATATTGGAGAAAATTTCATGATGGCGCATGATGTTTTGAGAAGTTGCATGAGAATTGCAAGTTTTTCAGGATGTTTTGAGAATTTGCATGAAGCTTCATGATATAAGTAACAATATCACCCACGTCATCATGAAAAAATTCTCGAAAAAATCTTGCACAAAATTGTCTTCATAAAATTCTCATGAAAAAATCTTGCACAAAAATATTATTTGTAAATCATTTAATTATTAGATTTGACTTTTCCTGGCAAATAAGTTATTTTAATATTAATCAAATATAAGGAGTTTTATGAAATATCTTTTTAATTCAGGTTCTTTCAGCATTAGTGAGCCTTTAGATATTGGTAATTCTAAAGGAGTATTAGAAGTTAAATTAAATTGTGGTTGTGGAAGTGTAACAACTTCATATATTTCTATTGGAGATTTCTTAAGGGCTGTAAAAAGTATTGATGATACATTAAGTCGAGCAGAATCAAATGCAATTTTTTCAACAATTTCACGATGGGGTCCGCCAACGCCTTCTAATCCAATATCTTATAACCCATATAATGTTAAGTGTTCAAAATATGGTTGCTGTAAGGAAAGTATTAAAAAAATAGATGAGAATAATTGCCCTTGTTGTGGAGAATTAGACGGGTATAAAAGATTAATTGCATTAGGAATATTTAATAATTGTCCAAGATGTGGGAGAAAGCTATAAATCTTTAATACAATAGTCCAAATACTGCCTACAATTAAGGATAAACGAAAAGTAATACTTTGATACGTCGAAAATTATCTTCAATTCTAGGGTTAAAATAATATATACGTATTAAAGGAGTTTTATGAAATTGATTTGTGGCGATTTTAAATGTGATATATGTTTCCGTTATACTTCTCATATAGTTCAAATAAGAATTGTGAAAGATTTGTTTTGGCCAGTAATAAGTGTTGTATGTACTGATTGTTTAACTTCTAAAGAGTTTTTCTATTTGGATGACGATGATGTTTTAAAATTTAATAGAGTGGAAACTACAAAAATTAAAGAGTTATATTTTAATTCATTGCATAGTAGTTCATTAAGTAAAAAGCTTGGAATAAAATAGAATTCAATACTTTATTGACTTCATTTAAAGTATTACATTAGTAAATCAATTTAGAGCTGGCTGAAATGGTGTTTTCTTTAACTACAATAAAATCAATGTGGTTGATTTTTTTATCCCGGGGATAATTTCAAAAATATTGAAAAGTGAATCAATGAGTTATAATTCTTTTAAATACTATTAGAAAAGCTATGTTGTAGGATAATAGGAATGATGTTATATTGGGTATAGAATAAAAAACCTTATTAGAGTGATTCTAATAAGGTTTTAAACAGGAGAAACGAGAAAATTATTTTATTACTTCTTCGATACGTATTATCCAGCCTGATGGTATTGCAATACTTGATTTTGCTATTTTACCTTTTGCTCCTTTGATTGTTTTGCAGTCTTTAATCTCTCCCACAACTTTTCCTGTTTCTGTTACTATGTATACTTTCATAATCAACTCCTGTTTAAATTGTTTATGTTTAAGGATTAAAAATTTATTCTTTATTCATCGCAACGGGTAGCACAGCATTCACAACCAGTCGTATCGCATGCTGGTTGCCACTTTGCTATTCTCGGCCACCAGACAAAACGGCGCATATACCATAAGCGTATGCGTTGTAAAAAACTTTTTTTCCTTCTCACTATTCTTCTTTTCATAATCAACTCCTGTTTATTGTTTATTTTCTATTACTATTATAATATATATTATAACGCAAAATAAGTCAAGAATTATTTTTTAAAAGGCATGGCCAATTCATCTTTAGAAATTTCTTTATAATTTATATAATATCCATCAGAATTATATGACATCCACTGAAAATATCTATTCTGATATGTTATAACTTTTGGCCACTTCCAAGGGTCTTTGTCAGAATCTGAATATTTAAACATAAGCCATAAACCATTTGTACATAATGATTCTGTATGTACATTGTGAGAAAAAGGTATCATTGCATCTTTAACAACTTTAACTTGATCACACATATTTCTCTCCTGTTTAATGTTTATTTTCTATTACTATTATAATATATATTATAATAACAATAAAAGTCAAGAAGTATTTTAACTATTTTTTAATCTATTACTACAAGCTCGAAATTCCGTATACATATACGTTATTTTCACCCTACAATTAAGGATAATTGGAAAGTAATACTTTGATACATCGAAAATTATCCTCAATTCTAGACTCTAAATATAGCTAAAAAACCCTATTAGAAGAATTCCTAATAGGGTTCTAAACAGGAGAAACGAGAAAAGTATTTTATATCTATATGTCTTTTTGAAAGTGAATCAATATCTTTTCCATCAAATTTATCATTCTCTGATGATAGAGAATCAATTTTTTAGTTACTGTTTTGGGTTTGGCATACTTCATATAATTTGATAATGTTCTATATGGAGTATTATTACATGAATATTTTTTTGTATATTCTTTTATTGGGCAACCTTCACATTCATTCCAAATATCTTTTTCTAGCTCGATTATATTATATTTTAAACATAAAGGACAATTCTCCGAGTCGTGCTCGAAAATTTTCTTTCCTTCTACATATAATATATGATAGCCGCGAATGATAGTTATTTTTTTCCCATACACTTTCACTAATCTTTTATGTGCAGTTTTCCATTTATTTATCGATTTAATTAATAGTTTTTTTGCTATACTATTCATATTTTATTCCTTTGGTTCAATTCAATTTGAAGAAATAATAAAAACAGTTTTTTCGTTATAACAATTTCAAGGTATCTCGGTTACAAAACGTTTTAACTTCCCACATTTATTACATTTGCAAATAGTAACGGTTTTAGACGTAAACAGCCAACGATATGAGTCAACAGCGGAAACCTTCACATTAACAAGTTTATCGATGGGTGCTGGAAACGTTTCTTTATCGAGAACAACCCAATCATGTTTGCAAAACATACTATTTTCCTTTTAATAATTGTTTATCTTTTTTCTGTATAAAAAATGAGTGACCCTAGTCATCGAAAGTAATTCCAGATTCGATTCTTCAGAGTTACTTGGGCAAGATTTTAACCTTTGCAAGAATCACTCATAATTTTTTTATCGTTACGGGAGAAACAATAAAAATCTATTTAAATCTTATAGTAGCATTTTTGAAAAATCCTTCACAAATACATCCTTCAACTTCTTTTCCTGCTTGGGATGTTGCAATAAATCCAGTAGCATAAATATCGTCTCTGCCGCATGCAAACCAATCATATCCAGTTATTCTAATATTTGTATAACCTTGATTTGCAAGTATTTTTCTTGCAGATGATTCATTTGTGCAGCTAATAATGAATACCGATAAAATTACTGTTAAAATAAACTTGATCATATTATTTCCTTTCTTTTATCTCCACGGCTTGGGTTCAGGTACTTGAAATCCATATACTGCCTTTTTCTCGCAATAAGTACTCTTTCTTCCATACTTGCTCATTCCAGAAGGATGAGCAGCTTCTGATTTTTTTCTTGCAGATTTTTCTGCAGCAAGTTTCAGTCTTGATTTACCCTTCATGATTTACTCCTTTTTACGTTTAGAATGTTTATAATTTAATGAAGATTTCTTAACATTTCGTCATATGCTGCAATACCTTCTTTAAGATAAAAAATATCTTTGCCGGGAAATTCTTTCTGAAATTCTACCCAAATATTTCCTAGAGAAAAAAGATTATACAATCTATCTTTTGCTGTACATTGATTATTTGTTTGGGCAACCAGAGCTATTTTTATATTAGCATAATGTTCAGCCAACCAGTCCAATAATTTTTTATGTTCTTTATATAAATTTTCGTTGAATATATAATAGCTTTTATTTTCTATTGTTTTAATATATTCCATTATCGATTTAACTTCATGTGCAGGCAAAGGAACTGGTATTGTCATATTGTTTTTAACTGCGTAACCAATATTATCCCATATACAAACACATGCACCGCGATTAGGAAATTCTTTTTCTATTTGTTGTATATTATAACGTATCTCAATAAAATTTTTAAGTTGTAATGCTTTTCTTTCTTGTTCGTTTTTCTGTATTCTTTCTTCGACTTTCTTACCTTCTTTTTTCATCAATTTCTTTATCTGATTATTGTTCAGCATACATTTCTCCCGTTCTCCTTTATTAATGGACAAATTAAATCTTTATTTTTTTGTTTGGCTGCATTATATCCTCTATCATAACCCGCCATAAATGCTCTTTTACGAACTTCATGTGTTATACCTGCAATTTGTATAGCTATATCATGTGGTATTCCCCATTCAACCATATCTGTTACGAATGCCTTTTGAAAATCATCCATATTAATTTTTTTCATTTTTCTATTATAATATATATTATAGTAACAATAAAAGTCAAGAAGTATTTAAAAGTTTATCATTGTGATACAGTTAATTCGTTATATAATTTTATTTCTTTTCCATCCCAATATTGTACTGGCAAATTATTTTCTCGTAGATATTTAACCATACGTTTGAAATGATCTGATTTGAAATCTTTTACTGCATCATATTCTGAAAAATATTCTGAATTTTTAATTAAATGTTGTCTATAACATTTTTCTTTTCCTAGTGAATCGCCATAGCCATTATCTCTACATGCCCATAAAATTGGCTCACCGAAGTGGTTATTAAATTTTTCATAAGTTATAACACAAAACGTTATATTTTTATAAAAATCTTGTTGTATCATTACATATTTTGGTGCAGATTCAATATTAAATCTGCCTTTATTTTCACACCGTTGTATACTATCTTTATTTACCGATATTTTGCCACATATTTCACATTCATATATAGTTTTTGTTTTCATATTATTTACCTTTTATATGCACATATTAATTTTTTTACTTCTTCAGGAAATTTATTTATTCTTTCTTTTGTTTTATTATATAATATCTGAAAATCTTCTTTATTTAAACATACATTATTATGATCCATCCAATGGCAGAGAAAAGGAAATGGGCAATATTTCCAAGGTTTTAAGAGAATTCCTTCGCTGATTATATGATCGATGAAATAATTCATCTTTTCTCGTGCATCAAAATAACCAGAAACTATTGTAAATTTTCCTTCTTGGTTATATCTCCCACTTATTGGTAATGTATTTCTTTGATGGTTTAAAAATTGCCAATTAAAGTAAATATGTACACTATTTAAGCTAATCTTTGATGTATAATTGAATGTATCAAATGCTAATAACAGCCCCCTTTCATAATTAAAATAGAAATTGAAACTATCTCGCTTTTGAAATTTATTTATAAATTCTTCTTTATATATCTCATTGAATCCTGCTTCTTTGAATGCAGCTATATATTCTTCTAATGACATTTTGAAATTTGTATCCATTTTCATTGTATTACTTGAATTAATAGACATATTATACCTCAATTAAAAACATTTATATTACCTCGGCATCAAATAAATCAACTTTAAAGGTATCTGATAAAATACATTGGCAATCACTTTTTCCCTCTTCTTGAAGACACCCTAGAATTATTAAATAATTACGAAAATTATCTATATTTCTTCTTAAATCTTCAACTGGAATAATTACTCTATCCATATCAGTATCTTCGCATATAGAATTATTTAATTTTTTAACAATATTGTTATACTCCCTAATTATCTTTTTACGAAATTCATTAAAATTTATTTCCACTTTGTTTCTCCATTAAAATTATTCAATTACTTGAAATATATGTTTATTATCTTCAATACGATTTAAAATTATACTTTCATGGCAAGGGAAGTTTTGCAATGTCGCATACATGGTCAACACGAACCCAATCACACCCCAAGTCCACCTTGCCGCAACCTAAATGTAATTTTATACTGCCCATTTATTTAACACCTTTGGAATAAATATAATATAAAAAAATACCACCCCAAATAAAATATATACAGGCCAACATAATATATGGTATGTAAATAATTCACACCGGCAAATCGGATCGCTCTCGATATTCTTAACAACAGCTTTGTGTGACAATATTCCACCAATTAATCCTATTAAAACATAAAAAAACATTGTTTTTTCAGATATAACAAGATAATCACAACGTAACCCAATAAAGAATAAAATTACTGTAAACAATGTAGCAAAACACCACACAAAATACAACCTTAATTTTATATATATTTTATCTATATCGTCCATTCTAATATCCTTTCCATTAGACTTATCATTCTCTGATGGTATTATCAGAAATTTTTCTTATTTTTCTGATATTAATATAAAGATCAGTATTGAATTTTGTATTGAACATATTTAAAATGCTTTTGTTAATTCTATATCAAGATAAGGATATTGTCCTCTTTTATCTACGCAATGAGTTATCATACATATTTTTAAATAAGTACCATCTGATAATTGTACCATATCTCCTATCATTGGACGACACGAAAAAACATCAGGAAAAGTAGGATGAAATTTCAAATCTAAATTAGTATGACATCTTACTTTTATTTCATTATTCATATTTTATCTCCTGTTATAATTTTATCCATAACATGCAGACAATAACCATTTTGGTTCTGCATCAATATTAAGATATGTTTTGCAAAACTCTTTGAATAGTTGAACATTGTTTTCATTAGCTATTAATGAAGGTATTTCTGTTACGTTACTCCAGTCAGCATAATTTCTCGTATCTTTAACTGCTATAATATATTCAGTTCCATCATCATACATAAGGGAACCATAACATACTATTTCGACAGGTATGGGATGCAATTTTTCAAACTCTTTCTTAATTTTATAATATAAATCTATTTTTGATTTTTCTGGCTTGATACCATTTATATAATTACCAGTATCGTCATAAATTTTAAACGTCGGCACATATTTACAAATATCCCATATCCACCAATCTTTAATATATCGATCTTTCCAAGGAAGAGAATCTCGGCGTATTTTTATTCCATAACAAATATTAGCATTTGCAGACGAACCCATAATTTACTCCTCATTTATTCTATAAACTTTAAAGATATCTGATAAAATTTCTTTTTAAAACTCTTGCAATAAATCTGATACCTTTAATATATCAATTTCTGCAGTATAATCCGTGGAGTATATATGAAACTTTATTTTTTCTCCAATTAAGTTAAACGTAAAATTGATTACAATGCCGTTTTCGAAAGTTACTTTTATCGTTTTATATGTAGTATAAGTATTCTTATACCCTGCGCAATGCAACAATTTTTCATTTTTCTCACACTTTGCTTTTGGGTATCTTTCAGATAATTCTTTTAATGCATTATCAAAAAGATTGTTCGAATATATTTCATTTTTTTCTTTTGTTTCCTTTTGTTTCAAATATTCATCAATCTTTTCCATTACTGTTGATACTTTTGAATATGCTTTATTTTCTTTATCGTAACTAATTCCTTCGATGAACATTTTGAGACCTTTTGAATTACTATGATAATGCCATCTATTACCATTATATACTTTATGTTCTCGTACCAATACTTTTATGTTAGAATTATTACGAACAATGATTGATTCAAGATAAGTAATCTCCTTCGTCCAAGTAATATTTCTTTTCGTGCCGTCATATTCAGAAATTACATATATTTTTGTTTTAATGGTTTTTTTTAATTCGTAGTAATTCTTATCGAACTCTGCAAAGAATGTTTCATAAGACTTATTGATTATATCTTGCTCGACGAGAAATTTTGCAATTTCTGCTTCCTTATCCACAATTTCTTTCGCCCTTTTTATTTCTACTTCTGCTGCTTTCACTTTCTTCTCGGCTTCTTCTTTTTCCCTTTTAGCTTTTATTAAGGACAACTCTTCCAGGCTTAATGTAATTTGATCTGACATATCTCTCTCCTGTTTAAATTGTTTATAATTTCTATTACTATTATAATATATATTATAGTAGAATAAAAGTCAAGATATAAATTAAATTATTTTATAGAGTTGTTACACCAAATATCTTTAATAGCATTTTCGTTTGCGCCACATCTACATCTAAACCGTGAGTGGCGGGAGGACATGAAATTAAATTCTTATCCTCAAATTTAGCCCATTCTGGAGCATTTTTAGCCCAATCAGGAGTATTCAGTTTCTTTTCTACTTGCTTTTCTTTTATAATACTTTCTACTTTTTTCATGCCAACCATTTCTCTAACTTCATTCCAATTTTCAAATCCTAAATAAATTGAAACATCTGGAATATCTGTTATTGGTGGTTTGTAAAAATGTGCTACTGCATTCTCTACATTGCAATGCACGACATTTCTTCCCCATTCAAAAATTGCAATATTGTTTTTTTCGTCAAAACTTTTCAACATCTTTTTTTCCATAATACACCTCTATGATCTTCTATTGCATTTTGTGATATCAGTATATGCACGACATTTATTATCAATATTTAAACTACATTTAGTATTACATTGACCGGGTGTATCAGATTTTGTTTTAGCTTCATCTATAAGTTGTTTTAATTTTTTCAACAGTTTGGGATCAGGATATACTATAATTTTCTGATTAGGCTGGGAAGGCGAGGAGGAAGATGACGACGAAGATGGCGAAGAATTTGTTAAATTAAAAAATAAACTCAAAATATATTCTATTTTTTCATAGTGTTTTACTTCATAATTTAAATCGGCTATTAAATGTGATAATACATTCAAACCATTAAGGATATTTGTTGTGTTCAAAATCGTGCCGTTATTAACATAATCGTCAACTTCTTTTACTGCAATTTCAAGATGTTTAATTCGTAGTGTTGAATTGTCTTTATAATTATTAAATAAATCGTTCACTTTCTTTTGTATTCGACTGGAAGTATTTTTTAAAAGATTCAACATTAACTGCTTCATACTGTTCTCCCATTTAAATTTAAGAATTATTTTAGTTTTCTCTTTTCATACTATTCATTAGTTTCAGTTAATTCTTTATATAGTTTTTCCATCCATCTAATCATTTTTAAATGGTTTTTGATGTCATTGTTTGTAATTTCTCTTGTTTTATATTCTCTTTTATTAACAACACAATATGGTGTGTTAACACATGATTCTCTTCCAGTATATTCTTTTATTGGACATCCGTTACAATCGTTATCAAAATAATTTTTGCATAATGGACAATTTAAATATCCGTGGCAGTATATTTCATTATCATTTATAGATAAAAACGCTCCATTAAAAAGGCCCATTTTGCCTTTTACTGCAATTAGTTTTTCATGTGCAGCTTTCCAAATATCAATAGATTCTTTAAGTAATTGAATTGATTTCTTCATACTGTTCTCCCATTTAAATTTAAGAATTATTTTATAAATAAAAAATATGAATAAACTCCAGCAACTATATAGATAATTATACATACCATAATCCACAGATACATAGCCTCTGGTCTGTTCTCAAATCTATCAAAATATCATCAAAATATCTTATTATTTTTTCTTTAATATTATACATAAATATACCTATATAAATTTGGTGCCCAAGACCGGACTTGAACCGGTACGGTACTAAGTACCGAGGGATTTTAAGTCCCTTGTGTATGCCAATTCCACCACTTGGGCTTTTAAAGATATTTAAATAATGTCAATGTCAATCCCATAGCCATTAAAAATATATTAATACCTGGGATTGCTCGTTTATGAATAATGAGCAAAGTATTAATCGTAAAAAACCAAATAAACAAAAAAAATCCAATAAATTGAACTATTTCTTGAAACATATTTACTCCCTATTCATAACGCAGCCAACTATAATTTTCTTGTATATATTTTATTGCTTCTTCTTTTGAATTAATAATTTCTTCCAGTTGTTTATCTTCTATATCGGAAAATATAACTTTAAATATCTTTCCTTGTATAAAACCCAAACTTAATAAATCAAAACCAGTTATTAGACGAGTTGGTTTTATTTGTTCAGGAGGAATTTCATCCATTTTTTTAATTATGAAATTATAATTATCAAGATTTTTATTTGAAGCCGAACAATCGCAATAATGCAAAATTAAATGTTCGTCAAAATTAGGAATTCTAATAAATCTTTTCAATTTTGCCATTCTCATATTTTGTACGAATCTAAATTTCATGTGATTTTCAATTAATGAAACAACTCTTTCAATAAAAGAATTTGAAAATTTCATTCTTTTTAACATTTCATTTGCCAATTTTGCTCCAACTTCGTCGTGTGAATTAAATCTGATTCTCGTATCTATATAAAAAGTATTTGGTTTTCCTATATCATGTAATAACGTACCCATTAATAATTCATCGGAAACATTAATGGGAAGATTTTCTAACGCTTGAATAGTATGTTCAAAAACATCTCCCTCAGGATGAAATTGTATTGGTTGTTGAATATTTTTTAAATTATGAACTTCGGGCAATATATATTTTAGAATATTAGTTTCATAAAGGAGATTGAATATTTTTCTTGGTTTATGGAGCCTCAACATTTTTAATAATTCTTCTGAAATTCTTTCAACTGATATATTTACTATTTCTTCTGCATGATTTTTTATTGAATAAAAAGTATTTGTTTCGATTTCAAAATCAAATTTTACTGCAAATCTAATTGCACGTAAAATTCTCAATTTGTCTTCCTGTATTCGTTTTTCTGGATCGCCAATAAAACGAATTATTTTATTGTTCAAATCGTATTGACCACCAACGAAATCTATTATCTTATCTTCAATAGGATCAAAGAACATTCCGTTGATAGACAAATCTCTTCTCAAAGAATCTTCTTTCATTGAGCTGAAAGAAACAGAATCCGGTCTTCTATTATCAGTATAATTTCCATCATTTCTAAAAGTTGCAACTTCAAATTCTGTATTATCGATTACTACTATAATAACACCAAAAGATTTTCCAACTGGAATAGTCTTATCGAAAAGTTTTTCGACTTGGTCGGGCGTTGCATTAGTGGCAATATCTATATCATTTGATTCTATTCCGAGAATCATATCACGAACACAACCACCAGCAAACACGGCTTGAAAATTATTTTCATTTAACTTTTTTATTATTGCCAATGCTTTATTTTTCATAATTATAATATATATTATAATGCAAAATAAGTCAAGGAATATTTTTAATTATTTTATTTTTTGTATTCTAACGATTTTGCCAGTTTTGTCACAATAAGAATAAATCCATTTTTTGTTAGATTTTCTTTTGATTTTTTTATTACAAAACTTGCAATAATAGGTATTCATTTCAATTTTCAATTCTGGTTATAGAAAGAACGTTATAGCGATCATAAACAATTTCTCTTGCTTCAGATTCACAGTCGGCTTCTACTGTGACTTTTTTAGAATGGATAATACTTTTAGTATTTAAATAATAAGTAATTTGAAATGTATATTCTTCTTTGTTGAACATAATATACCTTTATACGTTTAAAAGAGAACATACTCTTTTAATTATTTATAAAGGTATATATTTATTTATAAAAATAATTGAATTTTACAATCGGGATAATCGCCTTCTTCAGCTAAAAGTTCTATTTTATCCATTTCTCGTTCAAAAACAAACCCACAATCTTTTTCATTTAGATATTGTTGTACTTTTTTTAGCGCTTCTTGTGGATTTTCTGCAACTACAAAAGGACGGCCATGAGCAACACTGCTAATTTTTGATTGCATGCCTCGCAAATAAACTCTATATAATTTCATAAATTAACCTTTCTTGTTTTATATTCTTTCATTTTCTTTTCTCAAATTTATCTCCCATCTCACACATTCTAATGCAGCTTCTAATTGATCTAAAGTTGCGCGTTTCCAATAATCGAACAAACCAGAAGATTTACTATTTTTAACATATATGGAAGAATCTTCGCAATCAATATGAACCCATTTATCTGGACATTTACTTTCAAATTCCCACTTAAATGGTTTATTTAATTCTTTTACTTTTTTGTCATTAACTAATATTCTATTTTTCATATTAACACCTTATATTAGGATAATTATCTTCAAACCAATCAATTGTTTTATCTAATCCTTGCGGCAAAGGTGTAAAAGAGAATGATGGGTATAAAGAATTTAATTTTGAAACGTCTGACGGTTTTCTTTTTTGCCCATCTGGTTTTGTTTTATCAAAAATTATATTGCCTCTAAAATTCATTTTTTCTGCTATCATTTCTACTATTTTTGCAATACTTATTTCATTACCATTCGAAAATATTATCGGACTTTCTTCGTTGTAATAATTTAATGCCCACATAGATAAACGAGCTATATCAAAAGAGTATATAAATTCTCTTAATGGTTCTCCACTACCCCATATTACAAAATCTGTATTGTTCATTTTTGCTAAATAACATTTATGAATTAATGATGGTATTACATGACCGTCTGTTAAACTGAAATTATCATTAGGGCCATATATATTAGTTGGAATTACTGTAATAAAATTACATCCATATTCTTTTCTATATGCTAAACTCTGTACTTCTAACATTCTTTTAGCATACGCATAAGCGAAATTTGATGGATGTGGCGGCCCATTATGCAAATCCTTTTCATTTAATGGATAATTACATTTATCAGGAAATACACAAGTAGACATAAATGAAACTAATTTTTTTACTCCTGCTAATCTCGCACATTCTAAAACATTAAAATTAATCATAGTATTATCAGCATAAAATTTTCCTGGGCATTCACTATTAATTCCAACCCCGCCAACCTTAGCAGCAAGATGAATGATATGAGTAGGTTTGATATAATTAAAAATTGTTTTCGTTTCTTCAAAATTTCTTAAATCAACATATTTATGGGAAAGATAACAAGTGTCATAAAAATGTAATTCTTTCATAGCATGGCCAACCAACCCATCTGCTCCTGTTATTAATAATTTACCCATTTTTAATCCTTTTTATTATATAATAATTTTTGCCATTTTATGGTTTTCTTTAACCCATCATTTAATTTTGTAAATGTTGGATTAAATTCATTTTTTATTTTATCAATATTCAAACCCACTTCTGAAGGCGATCCGTCCAACGATAAATTAGTATTTAATTTAACTGGTGCATTTAATATATTTCCTATATTATTTGCCAAGTCAAGAATCGAGATTTTTTCATTCCCGCCAACATTATAAAGTCTTTCTTTTCCTTCAAATAATATTTTCCACAATAATTCAATCGCATCAGAAATATATATGTATGTTCTTTTTGCTAATCCTAAATCTAATAATTGAATTTTTTTCTTGAGTATTGCATTTCTAATAAATGTATTTAATACTCTCTCGTCATTTTTACGAGTCCCCATACCATACGCTAAAGCAAGTCGAATACTTTTTACATCAAAATTATCTTTATAATTATCTACTATTGTTTCACCGCATCTTTTACCTTCAATGTAACATGCCCTCGGATGATATGGGTCGCTTTTTCCAATATTCTTTTCTTCAGGATTTGTATATAAAAGTCCACTATACACTTCACTCGAACTTAAGAAAAGAAATTTTCCATTACTTTTTAAATTTTCAAAAAGATTGAAAAGAACTGAAGTATTCAATTTCAATGTTTTTATTGGATCAGCAAGAAATTTTCCTGGTTGCCCATAAGTGGCTGCATGTATAATAATATCATAATGTGAGTTACATTTTTCAATAGTTAAATCAAAAGAACTAACATTACATGAGCTAAAATTATACAAATCTTTCAATTGTTCGTTTCTATTAATCGCTCTTACAATAAAATTACAATTATATTTCTTGTTTAAAACATGTAAACACGCAATTAAATTAACGCCAATTAAACCACTTGCGCCAGTTATTAATATTGATTTTTCATTAATATTATTAACAAACAAATCAACATTATTATCAACTATCTTTTCTGCTTCAGCATAAATCATTTTACTCAATATATTCATATTACTCATCTTCTGAAAATAGAGTATCTATTTCACTTCTTCTCATTTCAATCGCATCATTTAAAGAATCTATAATTTCTACTAAAAAATCGATGTATTCTTCGTCCGTCATACCTACTGTCGAATCAAAAATTTCAGATACAAATTCCATTGTAGTTTTCATTTTAAATCTCCTTTCTTATTATTTATTTTCTATCAATTTATATTTTTTAATAATTTTTTGCAAATTTTCAATAGATATATTTATCCATAAAAAATAATCGATAATTTTTGAAGTAGAGAAACAAATTTCTCCAATTTCTTCGTCTCCATTTATTCCAAAAAAATTATGCATTCTATGTATAATAACAAAGTGACAAGAATTATTAAATTTTTTCATTATATCTTCATAAGACATTTCAATTCTTTGTCTCATAGAACTTTTAGAACAATCTAATATATCTACCCACCAATTCACGGATACTTTTTTAGCATCATTAATAATAGCAATTTTTTTCTTTAATGATAAATTATTTGTTTTATAAAAAATATCGTGTTTATACATTAGAAAAAATACTTTCCAATTATCAGACATACACCTATTGACATTAATACAACATCTTTTAAAGAAAATGATAATTTATTAAGTAATACAAAAATATTGGCGAACCCATAAAAAACAAATAAAAATACTCCAAGGATTTGTAGTATAGGTATTAACATATTTCACTCCTATAATTTGATTAGTTTTTCTATCTTTTCTTTAATATTTTGAACTGTAAATCCATATTCTTTATCATGTTCTTCTTTAGTACCATATTTATTTGAAAATATTAACGGCATTCCAATATAATCAATTACTATTGGTTTTGGATAAACTGCTTTCATTATTTTAGTTGATAATGATCCTTCATAAAATGGCTCACAAATTAAAAATTTATTAGAATTTAAAGAATGTAATATTTCAAAATCAAAAGGTTTTAATGTAGTATAATATATTATTTTTACTGATAAATCTTTTGTTGCTTCTATTACCATATCTAAAATATTACCAGTTACTATAATACTCACATCTCCAGTATTTTTAATTAAATTAGCTTCGCCAAAATTAACAATATTATCAAAACTATTTTTGTAATCACTCAATCTAAAAAATGTTGGGAAACCATTATTATAACTTTGGTGAAAAAGTGTATCAAATTCTTTACTGGTTCCAGGAACTACAATTTGCATATTTGGCAAATTCATTAATATGCCAACATCTTCAGGACAATGATGAGTGGAGCCTAATGAAGCATAATCGTAAGAAGAACCAACCCCAACAAAATTACCATTTAATTTTTGGTAACAAAAATCTAATTTCAATTGTTCAAATGCCCTATCAATCATAAATGGAGTTATTGTATGAACTATTGGAATGAAATTAGTTAAAGATAGACCTGCAGCAACAGAAACCATAGATTGTTCGAGTATACCAATATTATATGTTCTATTAGGATAATCTTTAAAACAATTTCTAAATCCAAAGACGCCAATATCACCCAAAAGAAGAACTATTTTTTTGTCTTCTTTCATTAATGATTCGACTGTTTTAATAAATTGTTTACGCATTATTTTTCCGATATGTTTGTCAGTTTTTTTCCACATCTTTTACAAAGACTATTTTCTTTAGCGCAAGAAGGACATGGCTGATTAACCCAACCAGCCCAATATCTACCATGTTTTTCGCACAAACCATCGCCTCGAATGGACGGAATTTGCCATTTCTTTTTACATCTATCACAAATAAGTTCTATACCCATTTTATCCTATTTCATTTTAGTCTTCAGCGCATCTGCGGTCTGTGGCGCGATCTTTTTCTGAGCATTTTCGCAAATAGTACAAACATCAGATTTAAAACTACCCCACAAAGAACATAAATCGTGAGCTTTAAGCCAAGCACAAATTGCGGGTTGTGTGTAATTTGCATAAGTAAATCTTTCTAACATATATTCGCAAGCAGCATTCCAATATTCTGTTGCTTCCGGTTCTCGACCTTGGGAAAACAAACAATAATCACGAAAATCTTCGGGTGATGTAGATGCCATATACTCTCCTCCTTAACAACTATTCCAAATGTTTTGTGTATAATCCTAAATCTAAACCCTGTTCTTGTGCTATATAATTAATAAAATCAACTAATATAGCATCGATAGTATTTTGAGAAATTCTTTCGCCATTATAATTATTCATATGTTTATTTTGCTTTATTGATTTCAATACTCCCTGTTTTCTATAATCATTTAAACAATTTTCTAATAATTTGCATAATTTTCCTTTAGTTAAAATATTATCATATTCTCCATCGGGTTCTGTGGTATGTTGGCCCGAGCAATCATTTTCTCGAAGTTGTGAAATACAATCAGTAATAACTATTCTTGCTTCAAGTACAGTTGTCGGTACAATATAATGTCGTGCATCAATTTTATTAATTTCCATTTCGATATTGTCCAGTAATTTTGTTGTGGTAGTATTAATGCCAATAGTTTTACCTGTGAGGGCAAGGTATTCTTTTTTATTATGTTCATCACACCGAGTATCGAATGCGTCATTTCGATAGATAACTTTATTACATATTTCGCAATTAAGAGTATATACTGGTTTATTTTCCATAAAAATTCCTTTTAATACGTTCCATTTTTATGATCCTCCGCGAGAGAAAACCCCGACCCTCGTGGTCGGGGTAGTTGACTCATTATCATTTCATATTCTTCTTTACTTGGTATTTTATGATGCCATTCAGGATTATTTTCCATCATTTTACATCTATGTCCCTTAATTGTATTTGCTATAATTGCAACAGGCAAAGTATCTTTTTTAGTAAAATTTTCAAAACAATTTATAGCATCTTTTATTTCTTTATGATTATGGCCATTTATTTCAAAACTAAACCACCCAAATGAATTAAATTTATCGACTAAATTATCAATTTCTATTGCTCTATCATTAGAGTGATTATAATCTACAATACAATACAAATTATTTAATTTATGTTGTGCAGCTATTAAAGCACTTTCCCAGATAGTTCCTTCATTACATTCGCCGTCACCAATTATCACATATACTTTAGCATTAGATTTTTTAATTTTCAAAGCTAAAGCAATTCCAACTGCCATAGGAAATCCATGCCCTAATGAGCCAGTAGAACATTCAATTCCGGGTACTTTATTTTTATCGGCATGACCGCCAAATATACTATCATATTTCCCAAAATTTTCTAATTCGCTTATTTTAAAAAAATGATTTTTGGCTAATATAGCATAATGAGCTAATGCAGCATGTCCTTTACTCAAAATAATTCTATCTCTATTATCATTATTAATATTTAATGGATTTATATTGCAATTTGAATAAAGAACATCTAATATATCAAGTACTGATAATGAAGATGGAATGTGCCCTTCTTTAGCATTATATGCCGTTTCAATAATTATTTTTATTAATTCTTTCATAATTTTAAGAAAATGATGTACCGCAAAGTAAAACTAAAGCGCCTGTCCAACCACAAATAGAACAAAACCAACCCAATTTTTCTTCTGCAATACATATTTTATATATTGAAGAAAGTAACACGAAAATATTTAATATCAATAAAAATATAGACATATAAATGAACTCCTAAATTAATATTTTATTTTTTAATTGAGTAGAATACCAAAAATGATATTCTACCCTTTAGAACAGTCATAAACAGGAGAGAAAATGACTATTCTTTTTCGACTTTTTCTGCTTTATTTGGCTTTAATTCATCTAACCATTCATTGGCTATACCAATTATTTTGTTTGGTATTTTTTGAATCTCTTCGTTATTAACAATTTTTGGTACAATAATAATTGCAGACATTTCTTTTGTTGATGGCATAAGAATGCCAATTAATAGAATAATACTTCCTAATATTCCAATAAGAACTGGTTTCGTTTTTTTAGCATGCGTGTTATAATATTCACTATAATCAATCATATTTTCGCTGGCAGAAATTCCACAAAATAACATCACACCTGCGGCATATAATAACATTAAAGTTCCTAAAACACCAAATAAATGTGAAAGAGCATCCAATTTCAACAAACAATAAATCTGAAATGCATTCATACAAACTCCTTTGTTACATACAAAATTCAATACCTAATTTATTTTTTGAACAAATTTTAAAAAAATCTTTTAAAAGATAATAGTATTTATCTTCTATTTTATTCTTTAAAATTTGTTTATAACAATACTCGACTTCGAGACTATTTAATTTCCTGCCCGGATAACTATCAATTTTCACAATATTATTTAAAATATTGATACAATTTTCAATATTAATAATAGCAATATTAATTAAACAATCTATATTATATTTTTCTAACATTTTTTTATAAGAATTTTGAAATTGTTTTCTTAACATGCTATCAACCAACATTCTTTTATATCTTTTTGTCCAGAAGTTAGTTTTGAGCAATTGAGAATTTTTCGTTGCTTTTATTAACCACATTTTGCCATCCAGCAAAAGAAATTGTTAAACATTTTTTATCATGATTAGCATGAATATTTACTGCTATTTTTTTAGCTGCAGCAGAATTTCTAATGCTGCATCTTTTTTTATGTATAATTTTTTGGTTTGATAAATCAAATGGGCAGTCAAATGGCCTGCCATTGACTATATCTTCCCACGGGTATTTGCGTTGCATATAACTCCTTTATTTTAAAAAATTTCTTCAATATTTAATTCATTTACATATTAATCATCTTAAAAAAATCACTTTCACTTAATATTTCCACTCCCAATTTTTTAGCTTTTTGGGTTTTAGAACTTACTGAATTAGGATCTGCCACAACCAAATAACTTAATCCTTTTTTAACTGATACTTCAACCACGCCGCCGTTTTCTAAAACAATATCCCACATATTTTCACGGGTTAATCTTTTTCCGTCTTCGCATCGCTGTATTGCACCAGTAAAACAAAAGGATTTTCCTTCTAAATTATTATTCATAGCCTTTTTTCTTTCTATTTGTTTAATGGTAATAACTTTCAATAATTTTTCAATAATAATTTTTTTATCATTCAATCCATTTATAATCTGATCTGCAGTTTTTTCGCCAATTCCTGATATTTTTACTAATTCTTCTTTTGATAAATTTTGTATTTTATCAATAGTATCATAACCAGATTTAATAATAGATTCGGCAGTTTTGCCCGAAAAATTTGGCATATTCAAACCAGAAATAAATTGCGGAATTGTGATTTCTTTTTTCGAATTAATATTTTCGAGAAGTTTATTGGTTGATCTTTCACCCATTCTTTCAAGTTTTAGAATATCTTCTTTTTTCAAAGTATATAAATCTGCAGGATCTTTAATTAAAGAATGTTTATATAATTGTTCTATAATTTTATCGCCAACATCCATAATTTCAATACTGTTAATCCATTTATTAATATTGCCCAGCATCAATCCGTCACATTTCGGGTTTTTGCAAACTAAATATTCTCCTTCAATGGTTGTTTTATCATTACATATTGGACAATATATAGGAAATTCAATTTTTTTACTTTTTTCGTCTGAAAATATTACTTTTTCGAAGTATGGAATTACATCATTGGCTCGTTTTATTTGGACTTTATCATTATATCTCAAATTATGAACTAGAAATGTGTTCACATTATGTAATGTTACATGAGTAATATTTACTCCGCCGCAAGGAACTTTTTCTACAATTGCAACAGGTGTTATTCTTCCAGAATTTCCTAAACTCCATTCAACATCTAACAACGTAGTTTCGGCGCTCATAGCTTCAAATTTCCATGCAATTGCTGCTTTTAAATTAGCTCCAAGAAACCCATGTTTTTCTTGTAACTTAATATTATTACATTTTATGACTAAACCGTCGATGTCATATTTTGTCTTTGCTCTCAAATAATTTTCAAAATTATGAAAGATTTCTATAACATGTTCTTTTTTAGCTAATTCATGAAAACAGATTTTAATTTCATTTTTATCAAAAAACAAAAACTTTTCACTTTCCGAATCGACATCAATGCCAATAATATCGTAATGAAGCACTGACAAGTATTCCGACCAGTTTCTGTCAAATCTTTTTGCAATACCATTTGCTGCATTGCGAGGATTGGAAAATTCTTTTTCTTCATTTTCTCTTTTGATTCTATTTATTTCTTCAAAATCCTCTCTTAAAAGAAATATTTCTGCCCTTAATGAACCTGTAAAATTTGGAATATTCTTTTTCACATTTTTCATTTTCAGAACATTAGATAAAATCATTTCACCTTCTATACCATCTCCTCTTGTTGTTGCTGCTACCAGATTCCCATTTTTATAATCTAAAGAAAGCGAAGCCCCATCTAATTTATCCATAACCATATAATATTCGTCATTAATTTCATTTGCCCACTTAGTAAATTCTTCAACAGAATTTACTTTATTGAGCGAATACATAGGAATAGTGTGTTTATATTTTTTCCATTCTGTCATTTCAACATTTGCGCCAATTTGTTTAAGATAAGGATCCTCCGGGTTTATTTTTCTTAAAATATCTTTATGTATATCATATTCTTTATCACTCATTGTAGAATTTGATAAATTATAATATGCATTATCAGCTGCTATAAGAGTATTCCTGATTTCATTTACGTTCATTATTTTTTCTCCTATTATGTTTATTTTCTTTCTTATTATAATATATATTAAATTTCAATAAAAGTCAAGAACTATTATATATTAAGTAAATTTAAATTCATTTCACATATCATATTTGTTCTTTTATCAGAACGAAATATCATTTTTTCTATTTTTAATTTTGTTTTATCTTCAGCTTCAACGATATAATAAGATATATCCTTCGCTATATCATAAGGAAGCAATTGCTCTAATTGGTTTTTTGAAAATAATTTATAAGTAACTCTATTTTCAAATTTTTTATCAGTTAAACGAAAAAGCAAATTATCAATTCTTTTTCTTACTATTTTTAGTGCTTCTTTTTTCGAAAAAATATCAGCTTTTAAAAATGGTTTAGCATACGCCATCAATAAATTATTATCGTGCTTTTGAAACATAACAGTATATTTAGGTACTGAATTGCCATCTCTTCCATGAAAAATAATTTCTTTCATATCGTCTCCTTTTTATTTGTACAAATTATGTTTATTAATATAATTAGCTACATTCTTTGATACTAATTCTTCGAACTCAATATTATGTTTAATATTTTCTCTTATTTTTGTACTAGAAATATTGAAAATTATTTTTTTATATACTTCAAAATTAGAAGATAATTCTCTATTAATATGATACTGATCCCTTCGTATAACTAAAAAATCAAATTCCTTCATCAATCGAACACCTTCGTACCATTTCGATTCTATTTCACACTTCCCGTTTTTCTGAAATATTAAATCAGATCCAATTATAAATTTCAATTTAGTCTGATGAAATTCTTCTTTTAATTGTCTTAACATTAGAATCGAAAAAGTATTTGTTGAATAAACATTATTGTAACGAATAATAAATTCAGTTTTATAATTAAAATCTCTAAATTTTCCGAATGCTAATTCAGACATATTTACTCTATGATCAGGACAAACATATTTTTTATCATTTCTTTCTCCTGATAAAATTAAAATAATTTTTTCGAATACTTCGTCGTCCATTAAATTTGATATTAATGCTTCGTGACCTATATGTGGAGGATTTGCAGAAATTCCTAATATTCCTATCATCATTCACCATCCCATGAAAAAATATTTTCTCTCGAAAAATTATATGGATTTTTTCTTTTAAATTCTGAATTAAAATGTCGTTCAACTACCGCATCTGGAAGAAAAAAACTATCTGTTTCAATATAATTTTGCAAAATTTTATCAACTTCTTCATATGCATTTCTACAATTTTGAAACTTTTTATTCCAGTTTGGCATTATTTGGTCTAAATCAGAATTTGTTATACCTAATCCGTCAGTGGGAATTGCATCAATGCAATCTTTTAATCCTTCTGAATGATTAATAGAATATAAATATTCTGATAAAGTATAAACTTCAGTTTTCCAAAGTGATTGAATCATACCCAAATCACCCACATCGCCATGCAAAGTCCAAAATCCAAGCAAATATTCTGTATAATTATCGGTAGAAAGAACAAGACCTTTTTTATCGCCTGCAATCCAATATAAATATTTCATTCTTATTCTAGCCTTTAAATTTCCTTGGGCTATTTTTGACATTATAACATATTCTGAAACTTCAAAAACTCTCTTTTCTTCTAAATATAAATTTGTTAAATCTGCTTCTGCAAAACTTGTGCATAATTCATAACCTACCAATCTTGCTCTTTTAATTTCATCATCTTTATTAGTTTCAATTGGTATACTTCTCCCTATTAAAGGAATATTCAATTTATCGCAAACTGGTTTTGCTATTGCACAACATAATGCACTATCAATTCCGCCACTAACTCCAATAACCAAACATTTAATATGATGCTGTTCAATATAATTTATTAATTCTTTTCTAATATTGAATGTTAATTTTTGCATATCAATAAAAACATTCATAATTTAACTCATTTCATTGTTACATAATATAATTTTTTATCATCAACAAACAGTACTTGCATTTGTTCGTTATATAATCTTACTGATGCATCAAAAGGACAATTTGTTATTTCTTTTCTTTTTATATTGTCAATAAATATTATCAATTTTTCATCGTCAATAGAAATACAATAATTATTTGGTAAAACAATAAAATTCGATAAATGAAAATTTAAAATATCTTCTACCCTTATTGTATACTTTGAATGATCTGCATTAAAACAAATAAAAAATCTTAAATATTTATTTAGTTTTTCCGCAATTACAATACAAATTCTTTTATCATATTTAGCGTCTACAATTCTGTATCCATCCAATTCTTTAACATGAATATTTACACATTTATCTTTTTCAAATGGAATTGCTAAATGACAAACCATAAAATCATCCTGAACGACTACTCCTTTAAACATTTTATATGATGAACCAATATTGCAAATATTCTTTGTCATATGAACGATTTTACCAATACGTTCAAAAGTATTTTCTATGAGATGATTATTATTTATTGTATAAAGAATATTATTATACCCCATCATATCTTCTGCTTGTATTGAACTAATATTACTACCATTTAAATCATAAAATGTTGCTAAATTATCTATTAATTGAACTACAAGAGGTTTGTCATTAAAAACTTCGCACATTCCAGTCAAAAATGATTTTGCAGATTTTTTTATTGCAAAAACATTTTTATTATTATCATAAATTCCTTCTGATGTTAAAATATAACGTTTATTATTTAAATAAAAAATACTTCTTATCTGTTTTTCCATTTCAACAATTTCTTTTATGATAAAATCATCAGAACTTCCAATCTTTCTAGTTATAATTCCAGAAACAGTATCGTCTGCGAATGGAGGTATTGATCTTTCATTTTTTTGAAATACTAATTTATACCAATCTAATTGTGCTTTAGGAATAACTGAAAAATCCTGGCATATTTTAGGAAGAATTACATCTTTATCAAAAACTGAAATTCCTAAATCCATCCTTTTACTCCATTCGTCGGGCTTAAATTTTGGGTGTTTACCTTTATAAGGATGGATTCCAGTATACATCTGAAACGTAACAACAGCCCATGCAAACCAATCAGATAATTCTGTAAATTTATCTGTCGTTCTGTCTCGTATTGATTCCATAATTGCATTAACTTTAAAATTTTTTGTCTGCCACGAATCAACATCAATATGAAAAACTGTTGTTATCATCTTATCAAGAAGAAAATTCATTTCATTATAATCAACTACTAAAATTTTATTATCATGAATATACTGTAACGTTTTTTGCATTTCTGTTATTAATGAAACAATATTTGTCTGATTTATTCCTTTACTGTCTTTGAAATTTTTTGTAAAAATTTGACAAAGAAATTCAATATCTTTGACAAATTTCATAGTAAATCCTATAGGTTTATTTGTCGTATAATCATATAATGTAGATATTGGACCTAAAATATTATCGCGTTTCAATTCACTTAATTCTTGAATTTTAGCTTCTGGTATCATTTTTTGTGGGTCGTGGTATATTTTATACGCTAAATCTCCCTTACAAAAAACAACTCCCTGCCCACCTGCTGCTTTATATTCTTTTTCAGTAAGAGTTATGATATTTTTTTTATCGGTGACTTTGTATGTTGTTTTATTCATGATTTAGTAAATACTTGTTTGTTAAAAATTGTAGAAATTGAAACATCGTCATAATGTGTCCACAAATTCTCTATTGATTTTTTAAAAAATGACATTCGTTTTTTAATAAACTCGCCCGTTGTTGATTTAAAATTTATAATTTGAGGAACAATTTTAGAAATTTCTATTGAATTTTTATTTAAATCTCTATATGAACAAACACCATCAGAACAAATTGTTAAAGAAACAAAATCTTCCGCGTATTTTGAATGAAAAATATATGGCGTGAAAAATTCAAATTCTTCATATTCTTTTTCTATTTTTGAATCAAAACCCGAAATATGCGTTATTTCATAATTAACTTTTGGAACGATTGATCGATTAATTAGTGCGTCTGAATAATCATCTTTATTTGTTGACAAATAAAATGGCATATTATTTGGATAATCTATTTTTGTTATTTTAATATTATTATTTTTATCTTTTAAAATTACCAGCCCGTCTCCCCAAGCAAAAACATAAATATCATTTTCTATTTGTAGTGAAATAAGCAATGTAGCTTGTAATGATAATGAAGAAACTGAATATAATTTATGTAAAACGTCTGCTCTTTTTAAAATACTATTACCCAATAATCTAGATAATGTTTGTTCTGAACACTCTTTAAACAAACCGGCTTTATAATAAAGTATTAAACAGCATTTTGCTGCATGGCATAAAATTTGAGCCCCAATTTCAGAATATTCTGCTGACGAACACCCATCAGAAATAATTCCGTATGTCATTTTATCTACAGTTCCATGCAATACATAATCTTGGCAAACTAAATGTGAATTGCCAATTTCAGAATATGAATCAATCATATTTTCTCCTAAATATAGGTCTTTATATTCCTATAAAAACCCATATAAATTTCGTACTAAAATTTAAAATCTATTGGCTGGGATGCTCCGCCAGTTCCGAGTGCTTGAGACGTCGAAGAAACACTTTGTGAAATAAATTGTGCTAATTTAGCCAATTTCTTTTCGGAAACTTCGCCGACTGAAATATATTCATCTATTCCAGCATCATTTTTAAAAGTTTCTAAACACTTTTTAAAATGAGGATCGGTATCATTAACACCAATTAAAATGACCTTAATTGACTCCATCACCTCTTCTTTTTTTATTGCATTAATTGCTTCTTTCACGTCTGAAGTAAAAGATTTTGACGCATTGTCGTCGCCGTCAGTAATAACAAAAATAATGGCATTGGCATTAAAAACATTTTCTCCGTCATACAATTTTTTTGCATAATCTCTTGTCGTGTCAATTGCTTCGAGAGTTGCATCATACAGCGGAGTACTCCCACTTGGCTGAATAGTATTTTTAAAATTTACTGTATCTATTGTACTCAACAATGTAAATCCATGTATTTCTTCAATATCGCTATTGCGTCTGCCTGAATTTGCACTAAATGCGGTTGTTCTTGCAAGAAGATTTAAAGATCTCGGAGATCTTTTGCAAGATTCCATACAAGCTATTAACATCTGTTCCAACAAATCTTTAAACGGTTCAACCGAACCGGTTTTATCAACGACATTAGTGACAAAAGTGTATTCTGTTGCGCCGAGTTTATCAACAGAAATAGTAGTATAACCAAAACCTTGAAGGGTCTGGCTAACTTCGGTTGCATCAACTCCCATTAATTTTGGCATAAAATTTCCTCCAATTAATTTTTAAATGTTATTAAAATTTACTTTTCAATTTAAAAGAATGATGTCGTCGTGGAAATCTGCATTCCTTTTTGTTTGTACTCATCGATGAAACTTTCTCCCATAAACTCACAACCAGGAACATTCGACGTCGCATCTTTAAGCAACACAAATTTCTTAATCTGGTCTGCAGAAAATTCAGAAAAAACATCGCGCATTGTATTTGCAAAACAGTGAGATAATGCTTCGCCTGCACCGAGAATAACATCATATTTTTTCAATATATTAATAAAAGGGGTATTTAATCTTGTCAATGGGTCATTAGGATCTTCGACATCGGCTTTCACTGCGCTATAATGTTCTGTAAAAGGATTTGATCCTTTTGTTGTTCTTGGCGCAACAGCATGAAATCTATCTTCCCATTGATCTACTGCTTGTAGAAAAACAGATTCCAAACATTGTCCTGGTGAGCCAATTATACAATGTTCAGGCCAAATCATCAGTTTATAACGCTTATTGTCGTCCAGAGCTTTCAAATATTTGAGATATCTTGCTTGAAAATCTGGATTATATGCTCTCCAATCACCTTTTTCAGCCATTTCATAAGTTAAGAAAGTAGGAACTGTGCTGCCTGAATTTAAAAAGATTGGCAGTGGATGCTTACCAGAATTATTTACCCAACATCTTGCATGTGCAATGTGAACCTTATAATGACTATCCATCGTAATTTGAATTTCTTCAATATCGTCTCCATATTTTTTAATCATGGTTGCCAATCTCTTCATGTCTTCATCTGCACCAGGCACAAACAAATTACCTTTTGGATTGCAGAAATCAAATTGTGGGTCGATTACCAACAAACAAACCTTTTTATTCATATCAACTCCTTTAAAAGTTTTTATTAAAATATTTTCAAAATTTGTTTACATAGTTTTATTGTTTCAATATCGCCAGTATTTTTATTGGGGTCGTCTGATAATTTAACTGATTTTACCCATAAACCATCAACCACACATTCAGTTAATTTAATAACAATATTTAGTGGTTTTGCTCCCACATCATTGGTAAACCATGTACCAACTCCATAAAAATCGTTTATAAAACCATTACATGCTTTATGAATTACAGAAATTTGTGAAACACTTTTTAAATTATCTGAAAAAACTATTTGTTTCGTCTGCGAATCAATACTCAAATTATGATACTTCGAAATTATTTTTCTAGCAAATTCTATCGGATCGCCGCTATCTTGTCTAACTCCATCAAAAATTCTTGCATATAATGAATCAAAACTATTTAAAAAATTATTAGTAGTAAAAGTATCAGGTAAAGCAATACCTAAATTTCCTTTATAAACATCTACCCAATTTTTCATCGCCATTCGATTTGCCCACTGGAACCCGAAGCGTGCTGCATGAAATTGAGTCCATTCATGTGCTTGAGTTCCTATAGGTAATATATCAAATTCTTTTGCGATACTTAAATTGCTCGACCCAAATAAAAAATTTCCATGCTCAATAAAATCTCTAACAACATTAAAATGATTATTATAAGAAAATCTTCTTCTAGTACCAAAATCTGTAATAACAACATCAAGTTTATTTAATTCTTTTGCTTTTCTCTTATTATATAATCTCAAATCTTCTGCAGATTTTTGTGTTCCTGCAGTTTTTTCAAAATAAAGTTGAGATATAGTTGCCATTAAAGGCACTTCCCAAAGAATAGTTCTATACCAGTAACCTTCGATATGAATTTTTAATTCTGAACCAACTTGTTCGATTATTACTTCGCTCGGATCATATTCATAACCATCGAGAAAATCTAAATAAAATGGATTTAAATAATAACATTTCTGTCTTAAAAACTTCTTTTCTTCTTTTGTTAATTTAATTCCTCTGAAAGTTTCAACTATTCGTTTTAATTCGTCTGCAAAACCATTAGGAAATGATCTATTATCCCTATTAAAAAATTCATATCTTACTACTTTATCTGGATATAATTTGCATACTGCATTTTGCATTGTAAATTTATATAAATCATTATCTAAAAAATCATTCACATATCCATTACTCATAATGTCATTCCTTTATCACATTAGTTCAAGATTTAGTAATCGAATTTTCCAGTTAATTTAGTATATAATTTACGTAACAAATCGATTTGGTTGGCTATAACGTTGGGATATAGAGAACCGACCATCATACTTTTTAGTTCCGTTCGCGCTTTAATTTCTTCTTTGATTTTTTCTGGTTCTGTTAATCTTAAAGCGTTTTCGATTGACAACGTTTTTGGTAATGCCATGATTTTATCCTCATCTTATAGTATTGTAACATCAAAATCTTTAAAATGCTGCGACATAATATATGCAGTAAAAGCTATTTTATATTCATTTTCGATATTTGAAGTTAATAAAGCTCTTAAATATCTCATTATTTTTTTCTTATCTTCAAATTCAGGTATTAAAATATCTATATGATCTCTTGTTAATTTTTCCTTTATCCATAAAGAAACAAATTTATTCCATTTATTATTTTTTGTTTTAAATGTATGCGGAATTTCTTCATATTTTAATGTATATAAAGATTCGTTACCACAAATTACTGACCAATTATCGACATCTTTAATTTCTATCATTCAATCCTCATAAACATCAATTCCACAAATATTTTCGTCTTGCCATTGAAATTTGAAAATGTATATTGTATTATTATATTTTATTTTTATTTCTTCTGTTGGATATGCAACTTTTTTAATTACTGTTCTAAAAATAGAAAAAAATTTTGAATGTTCATTAACAAAAATTTCTTTCATGATATTTTCTTTTTCTTGTTCTTTTTTAAAACAATTTTTTCTAAATCAGTTATTCTCTTTTTAAGTTTTTTAAACTCTTCTTGAATTACATATAACGATCCGAGCATTTGATTAGATTGAATTGGAGGATCTGGAAATAATTCCGGAGCTTTATATGGATTTTTTTCCACACGAAGTTTCATACACTCTTCATTTGCTTTTTCTATTAAAGTCATATCAATCTCCTGTTTAACTTGTTCAATTTCTTTTCATGTTATAATATATATTATAAAAAGAAATAAGTCAATAAGTATTTTAAATTATTTTTGATATATTATATAGCTATAAAATCTTTATTATCAATATCGGGATTGTGGTATATTAAATTATCTTGTTTAATTGTTTGTTCCATTAATTCTCTACCACAATTTTGAAACCCTTTTTGATATGTCTCATTTAATAAATCATTCATAAATTTAATAAACGTATCATTTGACCCATATTTATCTTTATATATCCCACCTTTAAGAGAACAAATAAATTGGTTTTTATATTTAATCACAAATTTTTCATAACCATCTTCTAATTCTTCTTCTACTGTATATGGTTTTTCTAAAGTAATGCAACCACAAATACAACCTTCTTGTTTATTCATATTTAAATTTCCTCCATAGTAAATTTTAAAGATTGTGATTTTTCCTTCTTTTCTTTTTCTTCTTCAACATCATTAAACCAAATTTTCTTTTCTTTTAAAATCTCATTTTTTCCTGTAAACATTGAACTGTTTTCGTCATAAATAAATTCGGCATTATCTTTAAAATAATCAATTTTAAATATATATCCAATTTCAATGTAATTATCTATTATTGTCAAATAATTTTTTTCTAAACTAAAATTATTTAATGTTTGTATTATATTACCAAATAATTTAGTTGAAGGATTAAATGTATTATTCAATAACATAATATATGGTGTTTTTATTTCATTAAAAAATTCAGAATTAATTTCTTTTGAAACTTCGTCTATTTTAAAATATTTAATGAAATTTTTATACTTTTCTAAATCTAAATTACTTTCAACATTCTCATCAATTAAAATTAAATCAAATATTCCTAAATCTTTAAATGTTTTTTTGATCATTTTTTTTACTATTTCAATATCATTTTTTTCTTTTTTAATCATATAAAATGTTAATATTTTTTTATTTTTCTCTCCAAATTCTTCAATTAATGAAGTATATTCAAAACAATTTAAATTATTTTTCTTATTACCACAAATTACTATTTTAATATTTTTTCCTTCAATCTGCTTTTCTAATGTTTTCCAAAAACCTTTTTTTGCTTCTGAAAGATTCGATTCTATACCTATAATGATAATTTTTTTATACCCTAATTCAATTGCCATTTTAACAGTATTAGTTTCATTATTAGAGCATTCATTATTAAGATAATTTATACTGAAAGGTTTTGACAAATCAAGTATAATAGTTTTATCATTAGTATCATTTTTACTGTCTTCAGTTTCGTTTTCGAAAAAACTACAATAATATGTTGGCTGCCAATTAGATTTTTGACAATAATCGTCAAATTCTTTCATCAAAAAAGTATCAACATTTTCGGGTATATTATGAATGCCATATTCTTCTAATGTTTTTATAGAATTTTCATTATTTAATACTATTAATGCTGTTTTTTCATTATTTTTTATTTCTGAAATATCAGTAATTTCTTTTTTAATATCAGGTATTTCTATCATTTGTTGTCCAATAACTTTAAATATATCTTTATATTTCAAAGCAAAATCATTAGAAACAAGATAATATTTTCCCATCTCATACATTTTATTTTCAACTTTCTGCGTGATTCCGTCCTTTAAAACTACCTTAAAAAACATTTGATTCATAATTACTCCATTATTTTAGATTTAGTTTATTTTTTAAATTTTCATATTCGTTATTTGTAATAAAATTAAAAATTCTTTCTTTAAATTTTATTAATTTAACTATAGAATTTTTATTTATTGAAAAATTATACTTTTCTCGTACTCTTTTACTCCATTCTACATCTTCGCCATACCCCCATATTAAATTTTCATTTAAAGGAAATTCTTCCATAATTCTTTTTTTGGCAACCCAATATGCGCCGGAAATATACATAAATTTGCTTAATCTTGTTTCTTCATATGGTAAAAGATAATTACTAATTCCTAATTTATTAGCATCTTCAGCCCATAAAGTCCAATCGCGATATCTATCTTCCGTTGTATTCAATATTTGATTCATACAAATATCAAAATTATTACCGAAGATAACAAAATTTTTATACCAATTTTCATCAAAAATAATATAGTCATGCAAATAAACTATATTATCAAAATTAGCTTCTTCAGTTATAATATTCTTTTTTCTAGTTATCCATAAAGATTTGGTATTTTCATCGAAACTGATAACACTCATATTTTTTCTATCAAGATTAGAATTGCCAACTATAATAATCTCATAATCACTATCGTTTATATTTAATCGTTCTATTGAATTAAGAATCTGTTCAATTCTGCTATCATTTTTACCATTAGTAATTATTCCAAATGTGAATTGCATAATTATCTCAATTGTTTTGAATATTTTTCAATAAAATTGCTACAAATACCGCCACAACCTACCAATAAAGAATTACCATATCTCGATAATTCGGGCATCACTAAAATACATTTTCTGTTAATATTTTCTGATGGAAACGTCCATATCCAACCATCTGAAGTTAATGTGTATGAATCTCTTTCATGCCAGAAACATCGAATATTATTTTCTAATAAAAACGTTAAAGTTTCTAATGATTTTGCGTGGCACCAAAAACGATCATTTTTTAAATAATTTAAATCTATTTTATATTTAGGAGAATCATGACCGAGATATATATTAATATTATCTACCCAAACATCAATTTCAACATCAAATCCCATTTTAAGAGTTTTTTCAATATATCCGGGATAATTTTCTAATGATGGATTTGGTCCTTCTATATTTCCTCTATGTGATATGAATAACATAATCACTCCTTTATCGATTTCATTATAATATAGGTAAAATATACGTTATTTCATACCTAGAATTGAGGATAATTTTTAATGTACTTTGATATTACTTTCCAATTATCTTCAATTGTAGTGTTAAAATCTACCCTATTTTACATAGTTTTTAACCTTTTAATTAATTGTTAAATCCAACTTCTCAAATCTTCTATTTTGGGTAGTTAAACCTTTAATAGAATCTATAGTTCCGAGCATTTTAATACATTCCGTTTCTTCTATTAATTCTGTATGATAACTCGTATAGCTCAAATTTGGAATGCCGAACATTAGAATACTTATATTGAATTTAGTGAATAAATCTCTAAAACAATTTTTCATCCATTCATTATCAACAATATTCAACGTATTTTCAAATCCAATTCTTCTATCCCATAATCTTTCTCTTTGTTTATCATAAAATGTATTATTTTTCAAATATTTTTTAATTTCTTCATTAACACAAATAAAATTATAATTATATTTTTCATTAAAATGATATATGAACCACTCATATAATGGAAATTCAAAAATGGGTTTAATTTGCAATAAAACATCTAATAATGATTTATTATTAATTTTTTCAATATGATCTTTCATATCATTTAGAATATTTTTATCGAAAAACCAATTACCAACTTCCCAAAAATAGTATGGTTTATAATTTGTTCTTAAAATAATATTACAATTTTCCATTAATGTTGCATACGACATTTTAGGATATTCAGCATTATCATCATTATTAGTATAAAAATAATATTTTTCTTTTTCAAAAAAGTTAGTAAAAATATCTTCAATCTTACATTGCCTGATAAACAACGATTCAGAATCAACAACTAAATTAAATCTATTTTCACTATAATATAAACCCAATAATTTTTTTACTGCTTGAAATGACCATTTTCCTTGTGAAATATTATCGTACAATCTTCTATATAATTCATCACCGGAAATATCAACATTAAATAATGATTTTATTATATTATCAATAGAAACTATTTTAATATTCCATTTAACATCATCTAAATAATCTATCAATTCGAGACATTCTTTATTTGATGAAGTTACACAAATTATATTCAATTTATCTATATCTTGAACAAATTTATTACAAGATTCGATAAATTTTTTTACTCTATAAAAATGTGGAAAATAAGTCGAAATTATTATTGAGTACATTTTTCTAATTTTGTTTCTTTTTCTTTTAAATTAATATGACTAATTTCAACATCAAATATTTTTAGCGATTCATTTAAATTTTTAATTTCTTCAGTATCTATTATTTTTTCATGATATTTTGTTTTATTAAAATCCAGATACTGTCTAACTCTTAAAAGCATTCTTTATCCTTTCTTTTTGTTGGGGTTTTTAGTATTTTTTTTAGTATTAAATAATGTTTTTTGAGGTATGAAAAATGCGCTAGTCATATACGTCTCATTTTCTAATATATCTTTCGAACAAAATTTTTTATAATCTAAACACTCCGAAAAATTAGCTATATCGGGTCTTTTACATTCTGCTTTTGCCGTAAAAGATATTCTATCCATGAACCATAATATTCTTTCTCTACAAGAATCACATTTACTCATAATTTATCTTTCTATTGTAACTAACTCCCGTGCTCATTAATGGGTAATCGGTATAATCGTTCCATTCTTTAAAATCCCATTTTGTTGTATTTAATTCATCGAAAAATTTCTTTACTTGCCAATGTCTTGAATCGTATAAATCATCAAATATAATTATAGTATCGTCGTGAGATGATATTTTACTATATTGCCAATCAAATCCAACTCCTTTATAACTGTGGTCGCCATCTATTAAAATCAAATCATAATCATTCTTTGGTTTAATGAAATCTAATATGGTTGAATTATGAAATTGTATTTTTTCGTTAGTTAAATCTTTAAAATCAGAATGAACAATATTTTTATTGGTATATTTCCATATATCATAATCTGTATGATGAGGATACCAAAAATGAGCATGAACTTTTTTATTTGTTGGGTATTTTCCTTGTTCGTCATACCCTCCTCTAATAATATCAAAACTATCAACATATCCATCAATATTCAATTCGTCTAATGCTTGAGCCATAATATTAGCTGAATCATAATGCATACTTCCAATCTCTAATATATATGTTGGTTTTAACATTTTAACCAATGTATACATGCATGAACGTGTATGATTACGCCTATTATTATACATAGAATTATTATTTTGAACATTTCCTTCGGGAACATTTGAAATGTCTTTAAAATAATTACCGAATTCTCTTTTAATAAATTCTATTTTATTCATTATTTTTTTCCAAAAATTCTACAATATTATTTAATTCGGTTAATTTTGCTTTTTCACAGTTTTGTTTATACCCATTACCTGTTATTTCTTCTTCTGCAATACGATTTTCTATTTCTATTTTACGATTTCGAATATATTTCAATAAATTTATTATTAACACCTGATTACCTCCAGTTTTTATATACCCATTCTTTCTTCAAAATCTTTTCTTATATGTTCAAAATATAAATTAAAAATTGGCAATTTATAATATTTTGCTATTCTTAAAGCTTGCGCAGTCCCCCCAGCTAACCCACCATTTTTAGTCCAACAAATTACAAAAGAACTTAATGTTTTTAAATCTTTTCCTAATATTTGTAATACATTTCTTGCATGCAATAATTTTACTGGTTCGCTTAATTTATTCCATACTGGATGAAATTTCTCGGCTATTTTAAAAGCTTCATAAGGAATATTATATAATTCACTTTTAGAATTATTAAATCCTTTCCAAGGAATAAAAATTTCCTTTTTATCGTTTGCCCCACTTTCAAATGCTAAATCCGCACCGTCTGCGCCGCCACTTCTTAAAATATAATTTTTATTGCACAAATAATTAGCGATATTTTTTATTAAAATTAAAATATTATCTGGAGTTTGCCTTGAACCAATTCCAGTATAATATTTAACGATGTTTTTCATAATATTATTTTACTTCTTCGTATGTTTGTTCGAAAATGTCTGGTTTGCATGGATAATACTCTCCCTTTACGCCAGTTATAATCCAATCACCAGGACATACATTATGGCCGTCTTCTAGTGTATCTATCCAGCCATGTTCATACATTTTATGATTACATTTAGAACATAATATGTCGTTGGTAACGTCTGGCCGCCGAAAATATCTGACTACTTCACCCTCGCGAGCAATTACTGGAATTTTTCCTGTATCTTCGAATGGTCTAAAACAATCATCTTTAGGATGATCTCCATTTTTAAACCACTGAAAAGCTTCAACAACTATTGGTTTTTTCCTGCATTTCATAATTACCTACCTTTCATACATTTCTTTTGTAAATCTATGTAAATGTCTTTCATATACTGGTATCCCCGAATCATATAAACTAAAATGATTGCCATTTTCAGAACAAATCCAAAATTCGTTTTTATGGCGATATGAACCAATAGCGTCTGGTGCTTGTCTTGGATGGCATATTTTTTTTAAATAATTACTATTAGCCCACCACATACCTCCAGAATAATGAAGTACTGGCTCTGTTCTTAAGTCGACACCGCATGTATCATTAAGTTTTAATTTTTCAATGCATGTTTCATATTTTTCGAGCAAAAAATAAAGCATATATTTTCGCCAATCCTCTAAACACTCATTTTTTTGTTTTATATTATAATTAATTCCTTTTGAATGAACATAACAAATATTTCTATCATTTTTTTGTGCAAAATCATATAATTTTTCTAATGTTGGGTATTCATAGTCATTAGCATTATTATCAATTAAATTATATTCTTTTATTTCATTTTTATCTAATATTATTCTTATATCGTTGATAGAACCTTCAATACAATTAACACAAATAAATTTTTCCGAACAATCATTATCCAAAAAAATTTTAGCTTTTTTTATTATTTCATCAACTATAATTTTATACCTATTCATAGTTGTTATATGAAAGAAGAATGAATTTTTCATTTTATTCTCCAAAATATTTTATACCCGCAAATAATTGGTGTTATTACTAACAAAATAGTAAGATATGCAATTAAGAATAATAGCAAACGAAAAATAATAATCATTTCATTTTACCATAATAATTATCAAAAAATTGACGATCAACATTATCAAAATCACTTGAAATAGTATTATAAACGTTATGTATAGCAAATGAATTTTTAATCCCTAACATTTTAGTTTTCTTTTCTTCTCGCAATAAATTCAATGGAACTTCATCAAACATATCAAGAAACAAATCTTTTCTTCTGAACATTTCTTCCCATAAATCAGTTTTAATAAAGAAAAATGAATTGCAAAGATATGGCATATTTATTTCAAAAAAACTATACTCTTTTTTCTCTAAAAACTTGCCACAATTATCTAATAAAAAATTATGCATTATTATTGTGGATTCCCTACTGATTCTGATAGGATGAATTCCTTTAAAATATTTTCTTGCACAATTTAATTCTTCGACGCCCTTATAAAAATTATCTTGATTCCATATATTAGTTTCAGTTGTATATTTATTTAATGGCGAATAATTAACTCCCCAATGATTAGCTAAAAATTTTGTTTTAAGAAAAGAGTCGAATATTTCTTTTTTATACTTTTCATCAAAATGATCTTCGATAAAATAATCAATAGTTGGTATACCAGTAGATAAACTTGGGGCAATTAAAAAATTATCTTCATTATCTAAAACATTAATATTCTCAATAATATAATCCCATAAATAATTATTAAGAAAAATATCTTCGTCTAATTTACAGGAATATTCACATTCGTGATTACAAAAATTGGCATACTTTTTTTGATAATTAAATCCATAAGGATAGAACAACAATTCAACTATAATACCATTTTCTTTTAATTTATCCATATTAGATTTTAAAACTGTATCATTTTTTTCTAAATGACAACGAAACAATATTTCTTTTTTGTTTTCTTCTTTAATTTTAATTAAAAAATCAACTAAAAAAGAACTATAGTGATAACGGCGATATGGAAGATAGTTTATACAGATTTTCATATTTTTTTATTTTCCCAAGATAGTCCATAATATACAAAAAGAATTATTGCCAATATTACAATACTCCTAATTGGGTCTTCAATAGTTCTTTTAATAGTATTTGTAATTGCTGGCGGTAACATTATAATGATAGCTAAATAAATAATACACAAAGAAATGATATTTGCTATTTTTTTAAATTTTACCATATTTTTACTACCTCAATAAAATGATAATCTTTATTTTCAATACCTAATTTTAATGTTTCTGCTATTTTTTTCATAGTATTAATATCAGAAACACATAATTCTTTTTTTGTTTTCTTTCTTAATAATCCTCTTCCAACTTTATCAAATATTGCATATAATTTTTTCATAAACCAGTTTCTTCTTCTATTATTTTTCTTGCAAGTATTAACCCTCGATAATAATTTTTATAGATGTTAATTCTACTAGATTCTTCAATACAATTATCTATTCTTTCAATAATATTTTTTAAATAATTCGAAATTTTTGGTGGAAGATTTGGTCTTTCTTCTTTTATATTTTCTGGCTTTATTTTATTTTCCATTATTTCCTCATTCCTTTATGTTCTTCGTCTTTTTCTAAAGTTTTTTTCAGACCAAAGTTACCTTGAATATGAAAACAAACAACTCCTTCTGGACGCATAAACCCCGGAGATGCTTGACTTCCATTTTTCCTTAAAAATTCTATACTATCTTCTATTGCTTGAGTAGTAAAAATCCCTTTATACAAAACTGGAACCAAACTGCAACATTCAGGTAATCTTTCTTGATATTTCTCAATTCTTGGATCGACAGTTTCTATTCTTTGAGGTTCCTGATTATGCAAACACCATCTTATTGTATTAAATAATGAAAACCTTTTTTCTTCTAAATTATATTTTCTTTGTATGCCTTGTCCCCACCATTCCCCATAATGTTTTCCGACCCCAAGTTTCAATAATTCTTCTTTATTTGTATAAGCCCATTTGGCAAACCCATAATTATCGTCTTCGGAAGTGACCCATCTTTGCCTCGAACCAACTAAAAATCTCCCATCATCAGTAATACATATTTGACCATTAGTTCCATCAATTTTTTCAGTAATAACACACGGTCTCGATACTCTATATATTTTTGGAAATTCTACAAAATCCATAATTATTCTCACTCTATAAAAAATTAATATCCATTTCATCTTTTGGATTTTTAATAAAATCTAAAAATTTATTAATTTCACATAATTTACAACATACCTGGCAATACTTAAAATAATTTAATTTTCTAACAAAATCAATAGATTTCTTTCTTTTTATTGATTTCCATATTTCTTCTAAACTATTTTCGTATATATTACCAAAAGTGAAATTTTCATTATTTGGATGATACATACACACTTTAACGTCTCCGTTAGCATTTAAAATAGGTTCAAAAAAGTGACCGTCACACACTTTAAATGGAAATAAATTCTTTTCTTTTAAATCTGTAAATTTATCTAAACTTAAATTGATTTTTTTATCACTTATTTTTTTAATATAATTCCATACTTTATTATTTAAACTAATTTTTTCATTCTTAAAAAATCTTGGTAATACTGGTCTAAATTGAATATATGAACAATCATTCTTCAATAACAAAATATCTTCTATATCTTTAATGCTTGTTTTATTGCTAACATTACAATTAATTCCTAATTTTATTGGATATTTTTTTAACAATTTTATATTTTTTAAAACTATATCGACTGCATCAATCCCTTTATATTTTTTATATTTTTTCTTATCAATAAAATCTAATGATATTCTAACCCATTTAAAATTATTTCCAATAATTGGTATTAATCTCTCATTAAAAACTCCATTAGTCATTAATCCAATTTCTAATCCAACATCAATACAATGTTCAACTATTTTTTCAAAATAATGATGTAAAGTTGGTTCGCCTCCACCAGAAAATGTAACTGCTTTTCCACCCAATATTTTAAATTCAGTTAAAAATTTTAATAGTTCTCTAATTTTTAATTCTTGTATATTATTATTTCTATTTTCAGAAATACACCACGAACATTTTAAATTACATCTATCAGTTAGATTCAACTCCATAAAAATTGGAAATGTATCACCGGATAAAATATATTGGGAAACTCTGTCTGAATGAAATAACATTTTTGCCTGTGAAGCAAAAGGATTATTCCCAAATTCTAAATATGTATTAAAATTACTTTTCATTAAAAAATTTCATTCACCAATTTTATATTTTTTAACTAAATCTATTAAATCTTTTACTGTTTCTATTGCATTTAAACTAAAAATATCTTCAGCTAATTTAATATTATATTGATACTCTAAATCTGAAATAAAATCTCTTTGTGCATAAGAATCAAAACTCAAAATATTTAAATACATATTTTCCTTTATTTCTTTTACTTCTTTATAAAGAACTTCAGCCAATATACCCTTTACTATTTTGGAAATATTCATATTACCTTTCATTATTTTATTTTTTGTTTCTGAAGCAAATCAATCATTTCATTATATTTTTTTATAACATATTCTTTTAATGGTTCATAATCGTCTTTATCTTCAAGAAATTCTCTTTCTTCGTTTTCTGAACTCCAAATAATATTATCTAAAAATTTTATAAGACAACAAAAACCATTAGAACAAAATTCTAATGTATTTTCTTTTAGTTCATCTTCTAGTATCGACCAATTTAATTCAGCAACAATTTCTAAACATTCTAATTCTTGTTTGAAATTCATAATAATTACCTTTCATTACATTTTTCTATTTCATATTGTCGAATAACTTTTTTAATGCCTTCAGTTATCGTTATTTTTTGCTGCCAACCAAGTTCAATTAAAGGTGAAATATCACAATAAAAATCATCAATACCAACAGCTTTATGAAAATCTGGTGATTCAACTATTTCGACTTTACCTTTTCCTGATTCTTTCAAAATAATATCGACTAAATTTCTTAAAGAAATAGACCTGCCATAAGAAACATAATAAATTTGATCTAATGAATTTCTACCTTTTTGTTCTATTATTTCTAATGCGCTAATCACATCATCAATATAGATATAATCCCTTTTTATTTTACCGTTATCATACAGTTTTATTGTATCATTACTAACTGCTAACCATATCATTCTATTAAATGCTGCTTTTTTATTATTAGTATTTTGTTCCCCAATTCCGAAAACATTTGATAATCTCGCAATTTTAGTTTTTAAACCAAATACTCTTGCGTATGTATTAATAATATGTTCTGCACATAATTTAGTTGCACCATATAAACCTAATGGATTTTCTTTGATTCTATCAGTTACTGGCAATATTTCAGGATTCCCATTAACAAAAAAAGTACTCGTAAATATTATTTCTGCTTCTGGATTATGATTTCTACATGCTTCTAATAATGCTATAGTACCAAGAATATTTGTTTTTACGTCTATATATGGTTTATCAAAAATATTATAATTATCAACCGTAGAAGCGCAATGGAATATTTTATCAATTCCTTTTATATCGCATTTTTTAATATTTCTAACATCTTTTTCTATTACATTTATTTTATCTTCAAATCCTTGCAGATTATTTTTTGGACTTTTTCGAGTAATAATAGTTACATTATGTCCTTTATTGATATATTTTTTGGCTAAATGTGAACCTATAAAACCTTTTCCGCCAGTAATTAAAATATTCATTTTATCCACTCCTTCCCAACTTTCAAAAACGATTGTAAATCTTCCGGAGTACCTAATCCAAACATTTTTTCTACTGAATAGATTTTAATTTTCTTTCCATCTTTTATCGCTTGATTAAAAACTGGACAAACATAATATTCATTATTAACTCTAATATTTTCTTTAATCATTTCTTCTGCATATTTTACATAATCTTTTCCTCTACTCCAATAATAAATACCAACTGTTGCATTATCACTTATTGGTTTTTTCTCTGCAACTTCACTAACTATTCCATTTTCATCAGCTTTAGCATAAGACCATTTTGGATGAACATTTTTGAATGTTAAAATTCCGCCATCTACTCTATTTTCTATCATATTATACATAAAATCGCTACTATCCCAAACAATAAATTGATCTGAATTAGCAACAATTAAACTTTCATCATTATCAATATATTCTTTAGCTAATAACGTCGTACATGCAGCTCCTTCAGTAGTATCTTTAACTGTGATTATCTTACAGTTTGGGGCTAATATATTTAATAAATAATTCAAATTATATTTATTATAGTGTTCTTCTTTCACAATAAAGATATAATTGGCGTCAATATCTAAATTATCGACGACAACTTGTATCATTGGTTTACCTAAAACGTCTATCAATGGTTTTGGAAAAGTATAATTGGCATCGATAAACCGTTTCCCATCTCCTGCCATTGGTATTAAAATATTCATATTATCACCTTTCCATTTTTTTCTATTTTTCAAATTTTCTAACTTATTTATAAATCCAATTATATTTTTTCTATTAGTTTCTTCAATATTTTTTACAATAAATAAATTTGCTTTGCTTGCCATTGCAGAACTAACTCCTACTTTTGAATCTTCAATTATGACAGTTTCATCAGGCGAAACAGAACATGAAGTCATACATTTTAAATATATTTCACAATTTGGTTTAGGAGTTTTTACATCTTCATTACTCAAATAATCATCTATAAACTCAATTAAACCCAATTTTAATAAATATATTTTAGTTGTTTCACGAATAGAATTTGACGCGACCCAAATTTTTATATTTTTACTTTTTAATTCTTTAAATAATTCAATTATTTCATTGTTTGGATGAATTAATGTTTTTATTTCATCAATAGTAAATTTTTGCTTATCATTCCAAATTTGTTGATATTTTGATTTAGGTAATTTTTTTGTTTTTGATAATATTTGCAACTTTTTATTTGTTGGTAATCCGTCAAAAATAGAAAGATGTTCAGCATAAGAAATTACATATTTTTTATTAACTTTTTCTAATGCTTTGTTTAAAGCATTAAAATGAGCTTCTTTGCTCTTAACCAACACGCCGTCTAAATCAAAAATTATCAATTTTATCATGTTATTTTATTTTTTGCAATTTTGACGCATAATTTTGATCATTAATCCACGATATCATATTTGAAGATTTGAAAGCATATAAAATTCTATTAGTTTTTAAAAATGGATATTTAGATATATTTGATTTATCGACTTGGACAATTTTTCCTACCCATTTTTTTCTAAAAATAATTCCAAATAATTTAAACCAATAACTATATACTTTAACGATATCACCTTCATATAAATCCACTCCATTTTTATCTTTAAAACCTATTTTATTTAACATATATTTTTCCAATTATTTTATTTTTAATAAAATGTCGCATTTATTGAGAGGCCAAATTTCTTTACAAACATTTGAAAGTCCTGTTTCGCAATTTGTTCCATCTATCCAAACTTCATAACTTTTTCCTGTATCTTCATCTATTTCAGGTAAATTTTTTACATATTCCTTTAACTGTTTTATGGTTAATCCATTTTCATTAACTAATTTTTCATGTTTTTTGATAATAGAAACATTTTTTAAAATTGTAAAAAATTTCTGACCAAGAAAATCAACTTTTGTTACTGTTTTTAAATCGTCTCCAAAATTTCTTAAAACAAAATGTTCAAATTCATTTTCTGGGTATATTTCTATCGAATTTTCTACAAATAATTTATTTAATTCGCCGTTATGAAATGTAACTTTCATGTATCATTCCTTTCATAAACAATATTTCTTAACTAAATATAAAAATTTATCTGGCAATTTTTTATAACTTTTTTGAAATACTTCAGGCATTTCTCTAACAATTTCTTTTACTTCATATGGAGCTTTTTTATACCATTTTCTTAACTCTCTAACTGAAGAAATAAAATATAGATATGCATTCATTTCTTGTATTTCTTTATTTATTTTAAATGGCAAATTATATTTTTTTATTAAATCAATTACTCTTTTCTCGCAATCCAATTCCAATAATATATCTGTATCGATCATTAAATCAATTTCTTTTTTAGTAAAATTCTTTCCAGCGAGCCAATCATCACTATTATATTGTCTCGAAATTTTATCATAATACTTCCAAATTTTATTCTTTTCTTTCCATTGCAAAAAATGACAATATTCATGAATAAAATTTTTATACCACCGTAATACTGGTTTTCTAGTTCCTATAGTTAGAGTTTTTGCGTCGTCATCCCAACAAGCACTAGATTTTATACCGTTTTCGACAATAATTTTTTCTTTATTTTCAAAAATAACTTTACAATTATTTGTTAAAATATCAATTAAAATATGGCCTAAAAAGAATTTTTTATAAAAAGCGTCGAGGGATTTATTTTTCATAATTAATAATTTTCAAATAAATAATCTACTTCAAAATGACATGAATTAACATCTAAATTATACAGATTCTTCGTACTAATTACAAAATTATTTATAAACTTTTCGTTTAATGACTTTAATGAATAATCTTCTTTATTCCCACATACATTTTTAAAAACTGTTTGCGTTAAATTATTTGGTATTGATAGTGTTTTTGCTTTTTCAAAAAACAATATTTTTTCATTAAAATTCCATTTTAACTGATGCATACCTGATTCTAATGTATTTGGATTATTAAAAGATATTCTTTTTAAAATATTTTTCAATAAAATTGTTGTATAAATATGAGTATTAATACATGAAGGATACGACCAATCTGAATATTCAATTTTGCTATCTATTAAATATTGTTTCCAATTCCACGAATATGCCTGTTGATTACTATTAATTGAATGATATGTTTCAAAATATCTTGGAGGATCTGAATGTGTTTTGGAAGGGTATGAATAATTTAATGTTGGATGCATTCTTAATGATATACAATGTAATTTATCAAATTTTAAAAAATCTAAAAAACCAGAAATAGGAAAATTGCGTATAATAACTTCATCATCTACTAAAATGAGTGAATATTGTTCTTTAATATTATTTACATAATTTCTAAAATCATTAACAAAATTATTTTCGTTAATCCAATTTAAATTTGGATATTTAGATATAATTTTATCATAACCAATTTTAAAATAATTATCAGAATATTTATATAAAATTCCTATATTTTTTAATTCTGTAAAATTATCATAAATTGATCTCAGCAATAAATCGAGCTGGCATGCACGATCTTTAGAAAAAATTAAACAATTTAACATTATTTTTTACCTTTATGATGTTGCGGTTGGAATGCCAAATAAAATACAAAATACTGACGATATAACCAACAAACAAAAACTCTATCACTCGCATCTTTTGCCGTGGTAAAGCCTGCATTTGTTGCGCGATTTAGGAGGTTGCCTCCATAATTTCAGCGGTGCGGGGCTTACGGCTATATAAGGGTGGCCGGATTCATACGCCAGCACGCCTTCCCGACTTCGAGCATATAGCAACCCCTGGCAGCCGTCAACCCTAATGCTGTCTATCGCACAGCCTATAATCATAAAAGCAACCTCTTATTTCGCGCAACGACTGGCTATGCCTGAAGTTGCCGCTTTACAATATCTAACATAGCTTTCGCGCCTGCCATATACCATCGTACTAACAGCGGATCATTATTTTTTCGCAAACCACCGGATAATTCTTCCTTATATTTGCTGAATAACGGCAATTTTAGGCATGTTTTGTTGGTGGATGGTTTATGGCATTCCTTAATGTAAGCACGAATGTACTTCCACGCTTCGGTTTGCCAACCATACAGTTTCGGTGGTAACATCGGACTATCACACACACTATCCATAACACAACAGGCATGTTCAATATTTGTATAAATTACAGATTCATTCATTCGTGCCTCCAATGTAAAATTGCCAAAACTTTTCCGAGCGATTCTTTGGCACACTGAAGCATCTCACCTATAGTAATATTAGAAGCAGGCTCAAAAGCCAGTTGCTCATAATACCCACGATATGAATGCGGCGAGTTAAACCCATTTGGAACAACAAGGTCGGCTTCCTCTTGTTCGAGACGAGAAATTAAACTTTGTAAATCCATGTTTCTGTTCCTTTCTTGGCGCGGCATATAACTTAAAAAGTCAAGGCTATTGCGCCTAACGTTCTCAGCAACGGGTGCTGGAAACGCCTATAATAAAATCTAATCATTAATATCCTGCGTTTCTGGCATCCCTTGCTGTGTTGTGCGAAGTTTGCGATGATTCCTTAATTTAGCCACCGCATAATCGTATGTATCGCACTTATCAACTTCAAAAATCTTACATGGAAGCGTACACATTTTTTGGATGGGGCACTTTTGGCATAAAGAAACAAATGGCATAATACCTCCCTGCGGTGGCCTACTTATATATACTCATCGCAAATTTTGCACAACGTCCGACAAATGGTGAAGTTTTTGTACTCAAAAATTTGCGGGTACTCCCCACCATTTGTTTGTTGTACGAAGTTAATTGGCGACTCCGCTTTCTTCTGCCGCCACATCTTCGACGAACTCCGCCGAAGCGTCAGGATTTTTTTCAAGCTGCTTGATAGCGTTACAGAGTTGCTCTTTGCCAATAGCCAACTGGAAACCAATACGCGCTTCGGTCAAATTGTGCCTTGCATTTTCGAGAACTTCCAAAACCGATAGAGACATAACCGATCCTTTCTTTGTGGCGGCCTATAATAAAGACTCACCAATTAATTTTGTACAACGTTCTTCGCTACTGGTGCTGTTTGTGTGGACACTCGCCCACGTAAATACACGCCAGTTTATCACCAACATTGCCTGTTGAATGCTCACACTCCGCACTATTGAGAGCACAAATGGCATCCATAGCGCTGTTGTGCGATATAAAATTTTTTTCAACAAGTATTAATGCTTCTGTAACCTCTATTGAGTGTGGAAAAGGTATTGAATTTAATATTATATCATAAGCATCTTTATTAGTCATATAATCTCCAGAAAAAATTTTATTGCGTACAACGTTCACCGCACTGCGCGAAGTTGCGCTAAAACTGCATTAAAATCATCATATTGAGCTAATGTTAATTTATCAGACAACTGTTGTTGTAAAGAAATTATTCACCGTTCAATAAAAGCAATTTTGTTGCTGCGGTTGTTGGCTGTGCCCAGCCCACCTGCTACACCCCCGCTGTGCTGCGCTTCAATGTTTCCTTCTTGCCGGGCGATCTTCCAATCTTTTTCGTCAACAATAACGTGGCCTTCTGGTAAGTTTTTCTTAAACTCCATGCCCGGATGCCTGTGAAGAAACCCCACCGTATCATTTACTGGATACCCCAAATATTCCTGCTTAAACACTTGCATAAAGTTCCTTTCTTTCGCCCGGCCTATAATCAGCGCAGCATTGCAGCCAACGGATTGCAAAGGCATGAAGTTAAGCCCTATAAATAGGACAATAAATAACAGCTCCATGCCCTTTACAATTAAAACCATCCTTTTCACCAACAAAAAACTCGGAACATTCCTTATTATTACAAGGCTTAATTTTATTCTTTGTCGTGTTGGCTGTGCCCTGCCCACCTGCTACGCCCCCGCTGTGCTGCGCTTCCACCTGCTCTTGTGCGGCGATCTTTTCTTGTATCAGTTTTGCTTTCCAAATTTCCAGAAGAGCAATAGATTCCGCAAAAGTATAATCACTCTTATAAACCTGCTGCCCATTAAATTCAACAATTGACATCGTTCTGGTCTTCATTTTTACTCCTCGCCGCACCTATAATCAGCGCAGCATTGCAGCCAACTATACAAAGTATGTAATAACTATATATGTATATCTATTTCTTCTTTTCATTATAACTCAATATATTATCAACATTTACATGCATTTCTTTTAACATTTTAATTGCTGCTTTTTCTAAAAAATATGATAATGAACCACAAGACTTTTTACAACCTAATTTTTTAGAATTTAAACAACAAGTTTCAGTTAATTTACTATTCCACATAATTGTTGTCGTTTTTTTATTTATCATATTTATAATATATATTATAATAAGAAATAAGTCAAGATAAAAATAAATTATTTTCGGATTAATGACGCTATAATATCGTCATTTAAAATTTCTATCTTAACCATAGTTGTTGACATTTCAACCCAATTAGCCTGTCCTGGTTGTATTATAACTGTTTTGCCAATATTAGTTTTCCATACGCCGGTAATAGAATAAGATTCATGAATGTGGCCACATAATACTAATAATGGTTGAGTTTTTTCTATCCACTTATATATTGATTTCGAACCGACTCGTTTGCCATTAGAACAAACATCTAATTCCAATCCATGTGGTGGCTGGTGAATAGACATTATAGTTTTATTATCAACATTTATTTTATCTAAATCTTCTTCTATAGTTGTTCTCTCTCTAAAATATTTTTCTACGTCGTTTATTATATAATAACCATTTTTATCAAAATCGCATGGCGTTCCAATATATGGTTCATTACATTTCCAACCAGAATAATCTAATTTGCATGCTGCTTTTAATCCGAACGGGTAATCTAATACATAAGGATACGATTTAAAATCGTATTCGCCATAATTAAAATATTTCATTTCGTCTAATAATTTACCATATTTTCTGAAATTTTCTTTCCAAACATACAAATCATCATTACCGAAAGATGTAAGAATTTCTATATCATTTCTTTTGCATGTTGTATAAAAATTCTTTAAAAATCCTTTAATAAATTTCTTTTGAGTATTAAATATATCATTTCCTTTTGGCAATATATCTGCACCGAGATGAATTAAATTTATCTCATTTTCAATAGCAAAATTAAAAACATTTTCATAATGTTTTTCTTTGCCGTGCAAATCTGTAGCATATAAAAATTTCATAATTTTTTTAACAGATTATCCCATAACCAATTTTCTGGTACTGTATATTTTTTTGCTTCTTCAAAATTTTCCTTAACATACTCTAATTTTTCATTATAATCTTTTTCGCTAATATTTTTTAAAATAACATCTAATTCATCTAATGTTCGAAAATGATAAAAACCATCTAAATTAAAAAATTTACCGATACTTGGGCAACCCCAATAAATAGGAATTACTCCTGTAACAAAACAATCAATAATTTTTTCAGTAAAATAATAATCAAAACTTCCATTTTCAACTACTATTTGATAACGATAATCTTTCAAAGCTTCCAACTTATACTCAATCTCTTTATATCCTCTTCCGGCAATAAAATCAATTTTATCTTTAAACTTTTCTATTATTTGATGTCTCAAAATATGACCGTCAGTATGTTTTTTATTACTAAAAATAACAGATAAATTTTTAGATTTTTCATATAATAACTGATCTTTTTCTTCAATCCAACAGCCTGAAGAAGGAATAAATTTAAAATTCATTCCGCGCTTTAAAATATCTCTATTATACGTTAAAATATAGGTAAATTTTTGACTATTATTAAACAAAAAATCATAACCACTTCTATTAATATAAATCGGCTCAAAAATAGTTGCTATATTAATATCACTTTTATTATTAATAGTATCTATTTCATGAATATGATTGCCAGTAAAAAAAGTTATTTTTTGTTTTGTATCAGTTCGATTCCAGATAAAGTTTTTTGGAATAACTTTTAAATTGCCATTACTGATAGAATGTGTATGTGCAAAAGACGAATCTCTTAATCTTATTTCATTCATGTTTATTCTACTTCTTTAATTAATATTATTACTGGACTTTTATCGTAAAATCAACAATATTTATTTTCATATTTTTAATCTGGGATAACCACCAATTTATCATTGTATCATATTCTTTATTACATTTATCGCATATATGATATGTTTTAATTCCGCGATAAAGAATCGATATATTTTTCTCCATTTTTCTTCCACAACGATCACAAGTATAAGTTGCTGACATTAAAAACCTCCTAATTCTAATTTATTTCAATTCCATAATTCTTTTAAAACAATCGTGTTGCAACGATACATTAACATCATGGTCATTTAAATTAGTTTCCAAGTTATAAATATAATTAATATCTTCAGTATATAAAATTTTATCTTCTCCAGCCATTTCAATCATTGGAGTATATATAGCAGCATCGCCAGCCATTCGCCAATAATAATTTGTTACTGGGTCTATTAATTTTTGTTTATCGATTTTTCTGAAAAGAAATGCTTTAAATGTTCTTAAATGAGATGACGACCATGATAATTTTCTTAATTGATTAAATGGTTGCGGTTTTTTAGAAAAGCCTTTGATTATGCTATCCTTATTATTATATATTAAAAATTGCCCGAATGTCATTAAAATATTATTTTTATAATAATTTACTATTCTATCAAAAACACTTTTATCATTTTCTGGCAACCAATCATCTAAATCAATAGAAACACAAACATCATCATCTTTTATTTCAGGATTTTGTATTGTTTCATAATAATTGCCTGGTACATATAATTTTTTTGTATTACTGATTAAATTAAATCGTTTATCATTTTTAATTAAATCTTGCAAATACAATTGGCTTCCATCATTCGAACAATCATCACGAATATATGCTTTCCAATCGCCATAATTCTGGTTTAAAATAGAATTTATGGTTCTATGAACGTATGAACTATAATTATAGCCGCATAAAATTAATCGTAACATTTTAATCCTTTTGAAAACAACCACGTAAAAAACTAATAACACCGAAAAGTAGTGCTAAAATAATACCAATCGTCCAAATTCCACCCTTCGTTGTTGCCTTGGTAACAACTCGCCTTATACTTTTTCCTGCATTTTCAAATCCATTATTAATTTTATCAAATAATATTACATCCATAAATTAACTCCATTTAATTCATTTTATCAAATAATATTTTTGCTTGTTCATATTCTTCTTTAGATACCATTTTTGGATTATTCATTCTTTCGATAATTTTTTTAGCATCTTTCCCTTTTACTAATAAATCATTTCTATTATTAATTAAAAATTTCAAAATAATTAATAATAAAATTATCAAAATAATTTCAAATATTAAAATCATTCTACTAACAGATCATTTTCTTCTGCTCCGCCTTCTTCAATTTTATTAACCAAATCTAAAGGATTTTCTTGCCATTCATAACCACAATTTTTGCATTTTCTTATCATTTTTTCTGAATTTCTATCATATCTCGTAAAAGCATCATTAGCACCACATTTAATACAACCTGAAAAATTTGAAAATAATTTCATTTATACCTCTTTTTATAAATAATTAAAAGGAGAAAAATATATGGAAAGTAATTTTAGTGCTGACGAAAATAAATCAAAATTAGCCGCAAATACTAATCTAGTTAAATCTAAAAGTTTTATACTTTTCACGCTTGACGATATTACTAAAAATATCTCTGTTAATTTATATACTGATATGAATGCAATGGAATTTTCTGGTTTCATGCAATTCATAATTCGCAGCTGCGAAAATAGATTAGAGGAATTCATGAATGAAATAGAAAATACTGACAAAGACGATGAAAACATAGACGACCTTGACACTGAAAATTTTAACTAATTTTATATTTTTTATTTGGGTTCGTTTTTCCTCTAAAAGAAAACAATGGACATAAAGTCGACGAACAATCTTTTGGGTTTGCATCAGGCATACAATCTGAACACATCAACTTTATTGCTTTTCTTGGCGAAACAACCATTTCAAATGTTTCGCCATTAATTTGCACCTTCGTGAGTGGTTTTATTTTTTTAACTACATCTGGCATTTATTTCTCCCATTATATTTTTATACTATAAAATATATTAATTAACATAAAAAGTCAAGGATTATTTTTTATATATTTTTCTTTTAAATTCATTTCTATGTTTTGGGCAATATTTTGGATATATATAAGTTCCAGGAAAAATCTTAATGAGAAATTGCTCTTTACAACATTCACAATTATAAATCAAAATTTGATTATCAATAAATGTATGTTTAATAATTTGATTATTTAATAATATATTTTCTTTAATTCCATTTAAATCTATTTTATGATAAATTTCATTTTTGAATTCTTTTGTTCTATGTTTTGGACAATATTTTGCTGCGGTATGCTTCGAGGTAAATGTATTACCACAATTTGGATATATACACGTATATGATTTTTGTTTTCTTTCATGAACTTTTTTTGGTGTTTTCAATTTTATCTCCAAATTTTTAATTGTGTTTCTACAATTTTACATTACAAATATTATCAACAACATTAATATTTTTATATTTTCTGGTATTATAATTATAACGTGTTTTTGAATTAGAAATCAGAAAAGTTTTAATACCTAAATCAACTGCAGATTTGCACTCTTTAGGATTATCGTCAATCCATATATCTAATTTTTCATTAATGAATTGAAATTTTTTTGGGCTGTCTGGATTAACAAAAATTATTTTATCAAATCTATCAAAATAATTATTCAGCATTCTTTTTGTATCTAATCTAACTCTCGAATCTCTTGCAGAAATAACAACTAATGTATGTCCTTTTTTCTTCCACTCTTCTAATTTAGATTTAAGATTTTTAATTGGTTTAGTATATTTTTTGTTGCACATATAAATAGGATTTTTGTATCTGCGAAATACTTCTTCTCTAATAACATCAGGCACGCCAGTTAAATCCCATTTAATAATATCTTTTTTAGTATAATTGTAACCATGTTCTTTTGAAACACATTCAATTATATAATTATCAAACATGGTTCCATCAACGTCAATTCCAATAATCATTTTTTATCCTCGCGATCTCTAAACCATCTTTTACCTTCTTCATCGATTTCCATTCTAATATCTTCGCATGATAAATTTTCTATTGCTTGTGCATAATGAGAAAATGCTTTTATAAATATTTCACCACATCTACCATAACTTGATAGTATATATTTAACATATTCGTATGCTAAATTAGGCACATCTGATATTGGCGCATTAATTAATTCTAATGCTCTTTGTTCAGCCTTCATTCTAATATGGGTCTCTTTCTCTCGTTAAGACTCTCGCTTGTTCTGTTAATGGCAGATTTTTTTTCCAAGCATGTTTACCATATTCGTTCATATAACACCATCCAACAATATCGAATGATTGTCTTTGAGTGGAACAGACACGTTCTAATATTCCTTCATTACATTTTGGACATTTCAAATCTTTTGGTGGATGGAAATCTTCTGGTAATGAAAAACTATTATTATATTCTTTTTTAAAACCACATTTAGGACACAAATAATCGTGAAAAGCCATTCTAAAACTCCTTTATATAAACATTTCTTCACAGTATATATTTTTTGAATATTTATTTATTATACAAAATCTAAAAATTAAAAATAAAGCAATAAATAAACCAAATACAATTAAAAATATTCTTTTCATTTTTACCTCGTTTTCCCGTGTTCATACTTTTTAACTATTTTTTCTATCTGTTCTTTAGTTAAAATTTCTAAATATCCTGGTAATTCTTTTTCTCCAATTTCATAATACTTCTTTATGCATTCTTTTTGTTCGTTATTAATTTCTTTTTCTTTTTTAATATACTTAAAAAACTGTTTTCTTTTGGGTAAAAATGAACGAAAAAATTCATAATGAATATGATTTGGTATATTTTGAAACCTATTTATTTGATTTACTACTGGAACAAAAATATCAGTCATTGAAACAAAACGATTTATCATAAACTGCGAATATTCTTTTCTAATTTCGTCATTATCGAAATCAAACATCTCTTTTGTTTCGGTCATGCCATTAAGAAAAGAAAAAATGTTAATTTTATTTTCCATTAAAATTCCTATTTTTTTAATTTTACCCTGAATAAGCAACAAATTTATTTCCACACGCATTACATTTTAAAATAATTTTATACACTCCATAATACGACGAAAATTTTTGTGATTCGCCACATCTGCATACAATATCACAATTTTTGTCTTTTTGAAATTTAATATTAAATCTATCTTCTATATCATTCAATAATTTTTCATAATACACAAACCAATTACGTTGATGTTCAAAATACACTATTCTATTTTTTTCATAATTTGGTGCATAAATTAATCCGTGTATTTCATAAAAACGATATTCTTTAGTTTTATATTTTTCATTTAAACAATTTTTCAAATAATAATTCCAAATATCTTTTCTAAAAACTGGTTTCATATTTTATCCTTATACTGATACATCCCTAAAAATCTTGGTAATTTTTCGTTACACCACTTTTTATATTCAACCATAGTGTCGAATATTCTTAAATTACAATCATCTAAAACTGGTCTATATGTTTTTATATACCCACTTTGAATTCTTTCTTTCATACTTCTCTGTAATGAAAGTTCGAATCTATTTATTTTTTCTTTGTCCAACATATCTTAAAAAATCCTCTAATTCATCTATACTCAATATATCTTTTTTTCTATTTGCTGCCTTTTTACTTTTAATAATACCTTCTAAATTCAATAATGGGTATCCATCTTCAATAATTTTATATCTTTTGGCATCGTCATAACTATTAAACCCATCTGGAGCAAAAACTATATCGAGTTGAAATGGTTTTTCGAACTGAATAAAATCTTTACCTCTAATTATATCAAGTTCAGTTAAAGTACTAATATCAAAATTAAGTTTTTTTAATGCTTTTACTATTTTTTTATTATTTTCTAAATTTTTTTGAGGATATATATCAACATCTTGTGATGTATCTGGAAATCCTTGCATTATTGCTGCACCTTTTCCAATAAACATATATTCAATTTGTAATTTATTGAAAACTTTTTTAATTTTTTCAATATTATTTACTATGTTATTTCTTTTATTTTCGAATAACCATTTTTTAAAATTCATGCTAATCTTCCATTGGCGAATTTTCGCTTCTATCATCTAAATAATATACTAATTCATTAACTCTATTCATCCAACCATTTAAAAATACATTCAGTTTACTATTTTTCAAAACTATTTTTTCATAAAATTCTTTACGTAGTTTTATATATTTTATAATAATTTCATCTTCTTGATATTGTTTCATTTGTTGTAATGTTATATCTCCAATCAATCCATCATCTTTAGCGCCAATACATCTCTGTAATAATTTATTAGCTTGTCTAACTCCTAAATTAACACAAGTATCGAAATGGAATATTGCAACTTCCGGTTCCATTTTATCGCATTTGCCTTTTAACCAATATAATTGAAAATATATTGCACTAACTTCTAATTTAGTTATTTTTTTAACAGAATATGGTAATTGCCCTCTTTCTTTTCTAAATGAATCAAAAACGGATTGAGTAATTCCATAGTTTGTTGGACCGCCAGAATCGTTGGGATTATTTGTATAACCACCTTCAAATTTTAAAACTAATTCTAATGCTTCTGCAAATATACTTTTTTTCATAATAATTTCTCGTCATTAAAATATTAATGCCCACAATATGGTAATCTTTCTCTATCTAATTTAGGTATTTTTTCTGCCCCAATTGGCTTTATTTTCATTAAAGCATACCAATTATTTAATCCTAATGTTTTTTTAGATTCTATTACTGACAATTGGCGATGAACCTCATCATAATGATATCTACCGCAACATCTGCATAAACCAGACCAGCCAGGATTAACAATAACTGAAGCGAAATAACAACATTTATTTGGTTTAACAAATACTGATTTTTCTTTTTTCATGATTTAACCTTCAAATTTTCAATTAATTGAATAGTAAAAGGAAACAGTATTCCTCTTTTAGTATATTTCTGTATTAATTTCTCTTTTCCTATTTTCCACTCGTCAGTTAATGATCCTAATCCTTCGCTTTTATGCTTTACTAATATATCGGCAACTGCAACTTTATATTCGGTATTAATCAACATATCTAAACAAAAAGAAATATCATAAAAATTAAAATCAAATTGTTCATCAAATCTCATTCCATCCTTTAATATTTTTCCTCTAATCATTAACATTAATCCATCACAACATATTACATTATCGCTATAACCAATATTTCCCTTTATTAGATGTGTTTCTTCGTTATTGGAATGTTCTTGGACTATATGGCCAACTAATTTATCTGGCTCGTTAGCCCACCACATACAATTTTCTTTATATTCTAAACAACCAATAACTCCCAATAACCCAATTTTTGGATTACTGAAAACCATTTCAACTTTTTCTTCAAAACACTTATCTAATATTTCAACATCGTTATGTACAAAAATAACAATATCATTATCATTTAAAGAATCTTTAATATGTTCGATTGCATCATTATATTTTTTTGTTAAAGTTAATGTTTCGCCTTCTTTATCAAAAACATCATAAGAAACAGTTTCTCTATTAGAAAAATATTTGCCAATATATTTTTCATATATTTCTTTATCGTCTTTATTTCTTGCAATTACAAATTTTATCATATTCTCATTCAATCCTTTTTACATAATTCTTTTTCTAAAAAAATATTTGCATTAACCCAATCATAGAAAATTTTTATGTCATGAATTCCTTCACCTATAATTTTAATTGCTTGTTCGTAAGTAATTTTATATTTATAAGCAAATTGTTTCGTTTGTGTTATACCATAATTAATTTGATCTTCACTTAATTGTTTCATGATTACCTTAAACACTTCTGAAAAAATTCAATTAATGTAGCACAAAAATTAATTTCTTTGTCAATAACTATAGAATCCCAACGCATACCTTCTGCAATAATAGATATTGCTTGCGCTCTTTTATCCTCTTTCAATCGAGGAATAATATTATCAAATATTAAACGATATAATTCACTATAATTCATACTCTTTTCTAATAGATATTTTCTTATTTTGGCATACTCAACATTCATAATCATATCGTAAAATTCGTCATTCACTGCTTGCATATCCAATATTTGTTCATTAATACAATCATATATACTGGAAAATTGCTGTAATAGTTTTATCATTGAACGAATATCGGGATAATTTTTATCAATTATTTTATTGATAACTTCTTCTTTATATTCTACTTTTTTATACGAAAGAATTTCAGTTAATCTCTTCAAAATCTTAGGTTTCATTTCATCTACAACTTTTTTATCTGTCATATTGAAATCGACTAATTCACATCTTGATTGAAGAGGATCAATTACTCTTGTAATTTGATTACATGTTAAAATAAATCTACACGTTTGATGAAATTCCTCTATAAATGCACGTAATGCTTTTTGCATAGCTACATTAGAAGTAGAATCAATTTCGTCTAATATAACTACTTTCGGTTTTCCATTCAAACTTTTAACAGTCGCAAATTGTTTAACTTTATTTCGTATAGTATCAATACCAGTTTCTTCAGAAGCATTAATATAAATGAAATCGCAATCAATATCATTGCAAATTGCTTTAGCAGTAGTCGTCTTACCACTTCCAGGCGAAACCGAAAAGAAGATCATATTCTTAATTTCTCTTGCTTCGATCATTTTTGAAAAATATATTTTCAATTTTCGAGGCAAAATAATATTTTTTATATTTTTAGGACGAAAATGTTCAACCCACAAAAAACAATCGTACTCTTTCATATTATTTTCCTTTGCGTTTCATTTGTTTTCTTATTTGCTTTTTATAAAATCTTCTCTGATTGCGGTTCATATTAATATTTAACCCCTGCAAATACTGTTTCTGTTTTTCAGAATCAGGAAAAATGCAACCACAAGCAAATGGTTCACCTGTAGTTGCAGACCTCCCCAACCATCCCCTACCCCCACATTTTCTACAACCTTTTTTTGGTTCTTTAATATTGATTCCATTTTTTTGTGCTATTACTTTTATTATTTGATATGGATTTAAATTTTTCTTATCAACAATTTCTTTAGAATTTTGATCTAAATATTCTACATGTTCTTCGGGTACTTCGTATTCGTCTTGAAATTGATTTAAATCTGGCACTTTAACATCAAAACTATCAGAACTTGCAGAAATAACCTGTTCTTTATATAAATCATTTGGCGTTGCACTCAATAAAATATTTTCTTGTTGTTCCATTATTTATCCCTTTTCAATATACGAACCATCCATAAAGGTTTTATTACTTTAATTCTTTTAAATTTCTTCCATCTCTTTTGTTTTTCATTCAAATAAGTGTAAACAACATTTAAATCTTTTTTAGCTTGTTTACACTTATTTGAAATACTTTTTAAAATATCTTCAACCATTTTTACTCGTCTTTTTCTTCTTTTTCGCTACCTTCATTTAATGATGCCACAAAAACTTCAAGATTTACGTTTTCAGTATTATAGACGAATCTAACGATACCGTCAGATGCAATATTAAGAGAATAATCATAATCGGGTATAAGTGTAAAAACTTTACTTGAAATGGTTATATTAAATCTCTTTTCTATACTTTTCTCCAACTTAAATTCATCTTCCCATGAATTAGAATGTGAATCGTTAAAACATCTTATAGTAACATTATCGTTGTCAATTTTAAATGATACTTTTTCTGCTTTAATCAAACCAATCATTTTCTTAACATTTCTCAAAATATCTTTATCGAGTTTCAATGTTACAAATTCTTGAGGGAATGTTATCTCTTTAGGGCCTTTCTGAATACTTTCAACATCAGACACTAGATATTTTACTTTTGATTTTTTAGAACAAATCAAAATCTTGTTTTCGTCTACTACCATACTCGGTTCGTCAAAAACGTTTAACAACTGATGAAATTCTGGATAATTATAAATTGCTAATGCTTCATCACCAAAATCAAACGAATCTGATGTGGCTGAAAGTACATACGCAACAGTTACTGCCGGATCAGTTCTTTTAACAATAACTGATTTCGAATCATTTTTCTCAAAAATGATACTTGGGTTAATAGTTGTAAGATCATTAACCAAATTAAGAAAATCTTTCTTAAACTTCAAAGAATCAGACATAAACAAACTCCTTATTTTAATTGTTTATTATTTACTTGAAATATACCCTATTTAAACGTTTAAATACACCCTACAATTAAGGATAATAGAAAAGTAATATCAAAGTACAACAAAAATTATCCTCAATTCTAGGTATGAAATAACGTGTTTTTCAATCTATCATCATAATCTTGTATAATTCTTGGATTTGACTTTCAATTTCAGTTTTTTTAGTAATTTCTGCAGCATCTAAACCATCGCCTATTCCCATTTTATTAGTCAATTTTTTATCTTCTTCTATCTTAACTAATAAATCTGCTAATCTGTCTTTATAATCATTTCCTCTTTCATCCCAATCAATAAACAACTTCATTATCTGTAATGGTCTTGTCCAATATCCTTTTTTATAATATTTACAAAATCTTAAAGCTGAAGAAACAGGACAGTGAATATTTTTAATTGCTAAAAATTGCATTTTTTCGTGTTCTGCAAAATCTTCGTCTGCTATACATTCGTTTTCATTAATTATTGCAATACGAGTTACTGTAAAATCAAAATTTTCTAATATCTCTTCAACTGTACCGTTTGTTTTAACATGAAATTCTTCTTTAGGTTTTATTAAATTAACTTTCGGGCACGGATAAAAAGAAACTGACGGTTTAAATACTACTGATATTTCATTTTCGTGTTTATTTTCAAATTTATTTGAAGTTAAAATATTTTTCAGTTCATTAAATGTTTCTTCATCTTTGCAATAAATATCAACATCGTCAGTTTGAGCTACTTTTTTAGTAGTAGAACAACAATATCTTGCATAGCCGCCGCAAATATATGCATTCTTATCTTTCATTAATTCATACAACTTTTTAATTTCCGTAAAACCTCTTAATATTGGCAATTTAACAAAAGTGGTCATTATTTCCTCAATTCTTCAAAATTTTTATATAATATTAACTCTAATTTCTTAATCTTTATTTTCAAATCTTCGAAACTACTAAATTTAAATCCTGCTGCCTTTGCATGTCCGCCGCCCCATTGTAATTTTTTTATTAATGTTCCAATATTCAAACTATCTACATTATGACGAATACTAACTGAATTTTGACTTTGACTTATTATAAAAATAATTTTATATCTCTGTTTCAAAAAATATTCTGCTAATTCATTATAAAATTTATCAGTATAAAACATTAAACCAAGTATAATTTCTGTTGGAAAAATTTCTAATTCATCTAATGCTTTTTGAAAACTCGCCTTTTCTTTCTGTATTAATTCTTTTTCAAAATCATTCCATTCAACTCTACCATCTTTAAATTCCTGTCTAAATCTTTGAGGAAAATAATGCCAAAATAAAATATTCAATTCTTTTGATTTAAAATGATTATGAATCCACATATCATAATCGTTTGTTAAATGAACTAATTCATTAAATTTCGATAAATCAACTTTAAAATTCTTCTCTAAAAATAATTTTGTTAATTTTGCACCACAATATTTCTTTATTACAAATTTATTTATACTCGGATCGTGCCATTCAATAATCGATTCGTGATGATCTATTAAAATAATATTGTCAGATAAATAAATATTATCTCTATTTTCTGGATGAATATCAGTCAAAAAAACTTTTTCATATTTACTATAATCTATTTTCTTTAATAAATCATCAAGAATACCAAATTTATAGCTAATATATTCAATATTAGGAAATACTTTTCCGAGAAGTATTTGGCACACTGTTCCGTCTAAATCATCGTGAGATATTGAAAGTATTGGTTTCATTAAAATTGTGCAAACTTATTTAAATTAGTTGTTACTTCTTCTTTACTGTTATCTATTTCTGATATAACATCCCTGTTTCTTAAAATAAAATTTAATGGGTCCTTTTCTTCAAATGCTCTATCAATTAAATTAAAAATTATAAAATCTTTTGAATTAAAAACTGATTCATAAAGTTCTTTTTCATCTACATTAATGGTATTTTCCATAATATTTTTATAATCTAAAAATTTATATAAATTATGCATAGCAACATAATTATAAAAATCTATATTTAATCCCGTTCCTCTCTTACCAACAAATCCTAATAAATCAGAGAATTTCATCGCCTTACAAACTGGACACTGACAAGGCAAATTAACATCTAAATTAATTTTTCTCTTTTCTCTATTTATTTTGTTAGAAATACACATATATTTTATTCCGTCTCTACTACACAATAGGCCATATCTCCCAAAACCGGCAGAAATTGTAAATATTGATGAATCAAAAGAAATATTAATATTCAAACCCAAATCATTTAATTTCTTTTGTAAATAAAATATATAAGGTAAAGAAAATAATTTACTATATCCTAAAATATGTATTAAACATTGTTTATTATTATTCTTTTCAATTTCGCCTTTTGAAAACAAAAAGAAAAAACTATATAATATATAAAATAAATTAACTGAACAGCCACCCAATGCCCAACCACCAGCAAAAGAAAAATCTTTAACTGAATCATACCACAAACTAATTTTTTCTTTATCTCTTCCATGTAATACATTTAAATATTTAGTTTTGCCTGTTTGTTTATTCTGAAAGTACTCGAAATTTTTTACACTAATTTTTATTTTTTCTTTAAAGTGTTCGCTAAAATTTTTTTTCGAGTTTTCATTTGAAACATATGGTGGGAAATCTAAATTTATTGCATAATTTGTATTATTTTCTAACCAATTAAATATTTTTCCTACTATATCATTTTCATATTTTAAAACGCCGGTCGCTAATTGAAACCCACCGCTATCTCCCAAAACAATATTTCTATTCAAATCATAATTTAAATCTTTTTTTGTTTCTTTTTTATAATTATGCCCGGCAGAAATCAACAAATAATTATAATTAAAAACACTATCTTTTTCATAAATTTTAAAACTTTTATTTGTATATTTATGAAATAAATTATCTTTGAACATCTTTAATTGTGGCACAAAATAAGCGGGAAAATAAATAGTTTTATTCATCAATTACCTCAGTATATATATTATCAATTAAACAGTATTTTTCTTTTATAATTTCTATATTAGAAATCATCTGCAATAAATTTTGATCATAATTTAAAAATAATTTTTTTATAAAATCTAATAATTTTTTCTTATTTTTTAAATAACTTATAAAATCAGTAGTCCAATTACTTGGATATCTAAAAATTCTATAATACATTTCTTCATAACTTAATCTATTAGGTAAAATTGGCAAAACATTTAAATATAATCCCTCAAAAGTTCCTATTCCCCATGTTTCTTGTAAATTAGCAGAAAATAATAATTTACTTTTAGCTAATTCTCTATAATATTCATCTTTTTTATAATTTTTTTCTTGACAAAAATTACATTTGATGCCTATTTCATTCAATTCTTTTTCTAAATCTTTTAAAATTTCTGGTTGTTTTTCTTTACTCATTCTATGTGGAAAAATTATAATATCTTCCTTTTTAATATTTTTATATTTATCTAAATCTTCAAATTTAAATGGCAACCCAGTTATAATAACTTTTTTTTCGAACTCGTAATTAAATTCTTTTAAAACCATCTCTTTATGATATTCAGTTGCGACAAATGATTTTTTTAATATATTAAAAATACTTTTTTCAAAATAATTATAATTCTTATAAAATTTTCCTAATAAATCATTTCTATCATAACTTCCTGCATGCCAAATTCCATAAATACTAACTGGTATATTATTTAAATCGCTCATATACTTAAGAGCTATAATTCCGTAATGCCACGCGTCGTAAAATAAAAATTTATCATTTTCTTGAATTTTATTCAATCTAAATAAATTACTAATTTTTATAATTTGTTCACTCTTCCAAATATTAGTAACATTAGGATTTAAAAAATTTTTATTATTAGTTTCTTCATAGGTTATTCCGTCAATTTCAATTATATCAGTTCTTTTTTCAATAAAATATTCAAACACCCATTTTTTCCATTGAGAAGTATATCTTTTTTCGGAGGGTTCTAAAGTAATTAAATAAATCATATATAAAAATAACCTCTAATATAATTAAAATCTCTATTTAACCCAGCTTCAAATCCTTCTTTATATTCACTAAACATTTTAAATCCTTTAGACCAAAGTTCTTCAGTATTTAAAATATTATTTTTTATTAACTCCACCGACAATTCCATACTTTTAATAAAATCTGAATTTCTTGGACTCGGCATTAAAATTGTGTGACATTTCCAACAATTTTCGAAAAAATTAGTTACAATATTTTCCTTAGGTGTACTTGCATAATTAATAATACCTTCATTTTTACAAATGTTTGTTATTTTTTTAAAATTTTCCGCTTTAGAAGACAAATCTATAACATAATCATAACTATTTTCTTCAATATCTTCTATATTATTTAATTTTAAATTTAATTTACCCCAATTTTTTTTGTTGCTGCTCCCACAAATATCAATTTTTATTTTGAGAATTTTAGTGCAGTATTCCGCAATAATTAAAGACATAAATCCAGAACCCACCAATAAAATATCTTTATTATTCTTATTATAATTTAAAGTTTTTTGCAATATATTTAATGCACATGCTACGGGCTGTATAATATATTTTTGATTTAATTCTGGGACTTTAACGAACTCGTTTTCTTTTGCAAAATAAAATTCAGAATAAGCTGGGTCAGAAATAGTTGAAACAAAATCTCCTTCTTTTACATTTTTTATTTCTTTTCCCACACTAACTACTACACCCAACCCCTCATGCCCGAATTTACCTAAAAACATTGGTGTTTCAAAACCACCATATACTGCAATATCTGAATTACAAATACCACAATATTTGGTTTGAATTTTTATTTCATTAGAATAGGCATTTCTTTCTTCATAATACCAACTATCTATATTTTTTTTACCAAAACTATGCAATATTTTCATCTTTAATTCCTATAAATATTTCTTTTTTATTTTCTTTTATAAAATTAAATGTAATATTCTCTTTAATATAAAATCTATTTTTCAATTTATATATTTGCAAGAAATCACTTAAATAAGGTTCTCTATTTAATCGAGTAAAGAAATCTTTTAACTTCGTCCCACCATTTAATAAATATTTATAAAACGCAGATTTATTATTTATTTCAATATTTTCTATATTTTTATTTCTTAAATTTAATAGATATTCCCCCCAATAATTTTTATCAATATTATTCAACTTAATTGAATTATTTAACAATGTATTTCTATCTATTGGCTCATTATAAAGATTAAATAAATCATCTACTACTTCTTCTCTATCTGTAACATTTACGAAACCATCCCACATTTTCCACCAACCATATTCTTTCATTAATAAACAATGAATATATGGCATGCATTCTTTTATAACAATGCAATAAGCTTCTAATTTTGAAGGATAAAATAAAACCTTACTATTAGATATAATATTAATTTTTTCTTGTTCATTTAAATTAGCATAAATTTCAAAATTATTATAATTTATTTCTTTAAATTTATTTTTAAATTTAATCTTATTATTTTCTTTAGTAATAATTTTTATTTTATATTCACAATTATATTTTTTCTTTAATTTATTTATAACATCGAAAAAGAATAAAATATTTTTTCTATCGTCCCACCTTCCTATAAATAAAATTCCTTCATTTTCTGAAATATTTGGGTTATATTTTTCTTCATAAAGGATCGGAAGTACGATACAATTTCCGTCTAATAATTTATTATTCAATTCACTTTGAGTAGCAAAATTTATACCAGGTAATAATTTCACATTTTTTAAAAAATCTATATATTGTTTAGAAAAAACATCTGTATTAGAATTATGTATTTCAGAATATTGAATAATTGAATGACAATGAGTATAATATAATACATGAATATATTTTTGCAAACCAAAATTTTGCACGCATAGAACAGATTCTACATCATTACAAATCAATAAATCAAAAATATTTTCCTTTAAAGATTCTGTAAAACTTTTTCTATAATTAATTACATTTTCGTATTGAATTCCTTCTTCAAATTGAAAAATTTGTCTATGTTCTGTTATTTTAATTGGATTTTCATTAAAATAGATATTTAAATCTTCTAAATTTAAATCTTTTATTGAATTTTTAAAGGGCGAATTTACTATTAAACATATTCGCCAATTATATTCTTTAAAAATTTTTACACATGATAATAAAAATACTCCTATACCACAAGGATAGAAAAATTTACTATCAAAAAATATTCCTACAGTCTTAACCACCTATTATCTCCAATATTTTTTTATCAATTTTTTGGTGATCGATATATTTTAATTTTGAAGGATAGATAATATCATCTATCATAATTTTATATACATAATCGGGGCACAAATCAAAAATATATTTAAATTTTGAATTGTCAGTAAATCCAATATCAATTTCTCTTTTATCTTCTATATTATTTTGCCAGCAACTAATTAATGATATATTTATATTAAGATATTTCATTAAAATTATATTATAATCGTCTACATCATATACACCATCTTTATTAATATTTCCATAATCGGTGTGTATAATTTCTTCTAATGAAAAATTATGACATTTATGATTTTTAATGATTTTTAATTTATTTATATTATTTATTCCAATAATACCAAATAAAAAATGCAATAAATGAGGCATTAAATCATAAGAGACGCCGCCAAAAGCTAATTCTTTATTGGTAAACCAACTGCCCGGGTATGGAATTCTATTTTTATTTAACCAATATAAATGTATATATTTTATACTATCTATTTTTTCAAAAATTATTTTATAAATATATTGTAATTGATCCCTATACAAATTATTTTTAACCATTATCAATTTTTTACATTTTTTTGAGGCTTCATTCCAATCTTCTATATTTTTCAATCCCGGTTTTTCAACTAAAATCACATTAGATATTTTACTCAATTTATAAATATACTCTTCATGCAAAAAATTAGGTAAAGATATTATACTTAAATCAATTTTATAATTTTCTTTTAAAAAATCTTCTATATTCAAAAAATCTGCGTTTTTATTTTTATCACTATCTATTGTAATAATATTATAATCTTTTTTTAGTAAAGAATAATATAATTTTCCAATTCCCAATCCGCAAATTAATATTTTTTTCTTACAAATATTCATTCCTGCATCCATTTTCATTATCTTCACTAACTTCTATTATAATTGTTCTATCTGTGAACTTTTTTCTTATAATATTATATAGCCAATCAGCAATCATCTCACAAGATTTATTTTCCCACAATTTTTTTGGTTCTAATTTATGCTCAATAAAATTTTTGAATTGAAAAAATTCTATTTCCCTATCATCATGAAATACTTCTATATATACTTTAAAATAAAATATATGACGATGTTTATATTTTAAAAATTCAACATCATTTTTTGCGTCTTTCCAAGAATGAAAGTTACTTTGTTGAGTGGTTACCCAAATATATGATTTCATAATTATTCTTTTATTAAACTAAAAAACTCTGCTCTTGTATTATTATTAGTTTGAAAATTTCCCAATAATTTACTTGTTTTCATATACGAATTATGATTTCTAACTCCGCGCATTTTCATACATAAATGTTGTGCTTCAACTACTACTCCAACGCCTAATGGTTTTAATTCATCCATTATAGCTTCTGCTATTTGTGTAGTCATATTTTCTTGTATCTGTAATCTTCTTGCAAAAATTTCAACTAATCGTGCTAATTTTGACAATCCAACAACTTTTCCTTGTGGTAAATAACCAATATGACATTTTCCAAAAAAAGGTAACATGTGATGTTCACACATTGAATAAAAATCAATATTATTACAAAATACCATTTCATCATTAGATGAATTAAATCTCGTACTTAAAATATCTTTTGGGTTCTGTTTATATCCCGAGAATAATTCGCTATATGATTTAATTACTCTATATGGCGTTTTAACTAAACCTTCTCTATTAGGGTCTTCGCCAATATATTCTAATAATTTTATAATATGTTCTTCTGCGTTATTCATAATTATTCACCTTTAAATCATAAAATCTTCAAAATATTTTGTAATATATTTTTTAAAATCTTTTTTATTTACGCTATTCCATTTGTCATAATATTGAACGATTCTATCAATATTTTCATCTATATCAATATTTTCATTTTCCCACGGAAACACCACCCAACCATATTTTTTGTGATCTTCATTATTTTGTTTATCTATTAAAGCTTCAAATTTTGCATTAGGATATTTTTCTACCCATTTTTTCTTTGTATTGCCGCTGTCAACAATATCGTCGACGATCAAAATCTTATCGATTTCGTCGTGATTATAATATAAATCTAAATCATGGGAAATAGTTGGAAGATTTTTAAAACAACTGGCAAGAATCATTCCGCCTTTTGGAATACCAAAAACTAAATAGTCTCGGTATTCAATTTCTATTTTATAAACCCAATCAATTACTTCATCCCAAGTAACACAATATCTATTCTTCAATTTTACTCTCCTCAAATGAAATAACATCAAATGCGTCTGCTTCACTTGTTCTCGCTGAAGAATTTTCAGTTTCCCATACTTCAGCATATGAAACAAATATCGTTCTTTTAGATTTATCATATTTAAAATCTGTTTTTAGCCAATCATCTGCTTTTTTAAATAATGCTCGGGCCATATTCTCTGCAGTTGGATTTCTTACCATTATAATAACACGTTTAAAATTATTTTTAAAGAATTCTTTAACTGAATTTTCTTCTTTACTCCATAAAACAGTAGAATGATCGAATTTATCAACAAAATCTTTGATGGGTTTTAATAATTTAAAATCAATTAACATGCCGTTTGATTGGTCGACATCACCATCTAAACCAATAACCCACTTATATGAATGACCGTGAATATTGAATTTACATCTAGTAGAAAATGAATTTCTTACTATGTGAGCAGTTTCTGATTTGAAAATCTTTTGAATAGACAAACTAAAATCCTTTCACTTGTTCAATTATAAAAATAATAGATTTAAAAATAAAAACAAGAGTTATTTTTTAATTATTTATAATCTAAAGGTATTCTGCCATAATTTTATCTATATCAAAAGGCGTTATTCCTTTATCTACAGAAAAAATAATATCTGCTTTTTCCTTATCATTAACTATTTTTCCTCTACCTTTTGCATGCATATTAAATAAATCATACAAATTAGGTTTAACTAAATTAACCATTGCTTTACCCATTAATGCGGCACCTTTTGTATTCGTTTCATAACAATTAAAATTCGGACTCTTTTTTAATGCTAAATCTGTCCATATCATTTTTCTTTCAACTAAATCAAATATAAATGGTATGCAAATAGTAGTATCTGCAGATATATCAATTTTATCTTGTACGGTTTTTGGTTCAAATATTTCGCCTGAATTTGGCTTCTGTCTTATCATCCAACCCATAAAACATTCAGGTATAGTATTATACGGTTGATTTGTATAACAATATAAATTTGCCATTACATAACGTATATCAGAATCAATAGCAGAAACTATATCAATATCAATAAATTCACAAGCCCCATTTGGAGCATTAGTTATATCGCCACTATGATATCCTCTAAATGATGCACTTTTCAAATTCGTCCAACTAATAAATTCTTTGCTTTTCCAATTCTCATTAAATGTTGCTGCAGTTAAATCAATATCTACCCTATCAAACCCGCGCCAAATATAACCATTTTTGCTAATATTCTTCCACCAAAGAAAAAATCTTAACGTATTCCCTTCTGGAATATTTATTTTACTACCTCTCACAATAGTTCTTAATGCTTTGCTTGCAGATCTTTGTGAAAATGGCACTAAAAATTCTTTCAATTTTTCATCAATATATACATTTCCTAATTCAGATAAATTACTAAATTTTTTAATTAATGTTTTTTCACAAATAGAAACAACATCTTTGCATGTTTCTTCGTTTATTTTCTTTAAATTATTTTCTTCTAAATGACCTTTTGCAACATTCCCTTTAGGGAAGAATATTCTTTGTTCTGTATTTTTATTTCTATTTTTAAAATGCGAATGAACTTGAAGCAAAACTGGCGTTGAAATTTTGTTCGCAATATCTTCAAAATTTTCGAGAACTGAACTTCTATTACTGGTTAAACGCAATAAATGATCTAATTTACGAGCAAAATCGCCGGGTCTATTTTTCAAAATATTACTGGCTTCTTTAACATTATGATCTTTTAGTAATTTTTCAACTTTTGAATTAAATGTTTCAAATGGCTTATTATTTCTCAAAATATCAAAAGATTCATATACATCTAAAAATTTGTTCTTATAATCACCAGGATGCAAATATTCTCCTAATTTAATCCATTGTGTTTTAAATCGTAGCATATCTTCAGTAATATTTCTGCATCCTTCTAATAGTGTTAATAATAATCTTCTTTCTTTTCTGCTAAATTTCTTAAATTTAGTATTTTTAGCTAAACTAATATCACCGTCAGACAATGAAACTGCAAATCTTAATACGTCAGTTGCTGTTTTAAAATATTTACATAAATATAATTCTCCGTGTTGCACATATTTAAGTAATAAATTGGCTAACAGAGCAACATTTTCTTTTAATGGTATACTTTCTGGCAAAAAATCTTTAATGTTTTTGCTATTTTCTTTTATAAACCATTCAACATCATTTTTATCGGTTTCAGACAGTGATGTTTTTGACGATAACAAATTAATACAAATTTGAAAAAATTCTTGTTCTGTTCCTAAATCAATAACTTTCAATTCTATATCATCCCGCAATCCTTCTCTTTTTTCCTTCTTATATTTTGGAAGAACTGATTGAATTTTTCCATCAGTAATATCAGAACACCATGTTGTTATATAATGGATATATGCATTTAAATATAATTCTATTTCGCTCATTTCCATTACTTGTGTTGGGAAATTAGAATACATTGGATTGAATTTTTTATTTGCGCCAATATTTTTTCTTAAATTAGCAATTAAATTATTATAGAAATTTGTTGCTTCAGAAGTTGAAAGTGTTCTTACTCTATTTAATAATTTTCTGGAAAAAACATAACCGAGTGATTCGATATTTTTCAATATAGTTGCTAAATATTGATTTGTTAATTTGAAATTACCTTTTTCAACAATAACTTTATTCTTTCTTCTCAACAAAATTAAATCATTCATATCAAACTCCTCACAAATAAAAAATAAGGAAATTGGCAGTTCTAATTTCGTGGCAGCGCCGAAGCGCTTAAGATTTAGAAGGAAGAACCACCATAGCCTTTAAAGTTTATAAAAAAGAGGAAATTAACAAATCTAAGTTATAATAATAGTAGAGAAGGAAGATTTGTTATGGCCTCTATTATTTTCAGTAGGAAATAGATAAAACTATTAATACCAAATTATTTATAGAAGGAAGTTTCATCATGGCCTACTTTATCTAACAAAAAGGAGAAAACAAATAACACCACATATAAAATAATTGATTTATTTTTAAAAAACAAGTTATTTTTCAATTCTTTTTAATAATTCTTCTTTTCCCATAATGCCCATTTTTTCAATTAACTTATTAATATCAAATTTTCCATTCCAAAAAGATTCTACAAGAAAATCATAATCAACTTCTTCTTTTTCGTTGCTAAATAAATCTATTTCGTCTAATGCTAATTTTAAATCATCTTCATCAAAAAGAGATAAAATTTCACCAATTTCCATTTTACCTTCAAGATATTTAAAAATCTCTTCATTATCAATTTGTTCTAAAACTTCAATTGGATCTATATCTACTGTCGTGGAAATATCTACATCGACGTTTCTCATTATACACCCCTTTCATTATCAAATAATAAACAGTGCAATCTACCAGAAATGTTCCAGCCATTATTTATGATTATTTTAAAATGATCTCTTAATCTATCTAATATTTCGGCTCCCATTACTCCAACAGGTTGCATATATACTAATGCATCAGGAATAAAATATTTTTTTTGTAATTCTCTCACATAATTAAAATCTTTATCGTCATAAAACAAAAATTTAACTATATAATTTAAACCTTGTTGATGACACTGTTGAATAAATATTGGATCTGTATTATGAATTTTCTCTTGTTGAAAATTACCTTTCGGCGAAATATTAAATACCGTATTTCTATATGTCTTCAAATTTTTCAATGTTACTGAATCTATTATTTGAGTGCCGTTCGTTTCTATCTCATAAAATTTATTTAAATTTTCTACATAAGGAAACCACGAAAAAATTTCAAGTATTTTTTGGTAATTATTTTTAAGTAACGGCTCGCCGCCAGTAAATACTATATTAACTGAATCTTTTATTAACTTTTTCAATTTAACATCTGATATATCTTTAATATTTCCTTTTAATGCATAATTAGAATCACAATTTTCACAAGACAAATTGCACGAAGGAAATCTAATAAATAATGAATTAGTGCCTTGATTGATTCCTTCTCCCTGAATTGATTTAAAACATTCTATTATTTTCATTTTATTCTTATATCTTTTATTATTAAAGGTTTTTCTGGTAACGGTTGCCAATGCGTTGCTTTTTCTTCATACCAATTTCCATATTTTTTAAATTCATTACGCTCACATGCATGATTACACGCATAATTTTTGAATATTTTTTTTCTAAAATCAAAAAGTGCTTCCCTCGGTTTATCTCCGCATTCTTCATCTTCTTTAGTATCGAAAATTAAAACTGGAACTCCATATTTCCCGGCATAAGGAGTTTTTCTATTTGGTAATATTTTTACGCTTATCCAACTCATATTATAAAAATAATTGATTTAAATTTAAAAACAAGATTTATTTTAAAAATTATTCAATGCGTCGCAAATTTTTTTACATGAATCCGGTACACTCTTATCGTCTTTTAGATGCTCGCGACTTGCAGTATGAATATGATAACGTTCTACAGTATCGTATACATGCCAAGTTCTTCCGCCATCTTCATAATCAAAATGTTGAATTTCATATCTATTTTTACATTTATTTGGGTTTAAAATATCGGGGCGATGACTTACAGAAAGAGATAATGAATCTAAATTTATACTCATTCGTGAATTTTGAGAACCACACCAGTGACATCTTCCATCTGCCTTTATTTGAATATCATGTAAATCATTTTTACAATTATCATTTTTATTTTTATTAATAATTTTCTTACGTTTTAATGCTCCTTGAGGAGCCTTCTCAAAATCTTCGTCTGTCATACACAATAAATCAGTCCAATGAAAATTAATATCTTCATAAATAAAGGATGATCCGTCAAATATCAAACCCATTTCTTGAAGTTTTTTACTACGTTCTTTTGTTTTTTCATTCATATTATCCCCTTTTAACTGCTCTTTTAATACTCATAAATTTCTCTGCACTTACTGATTTTTCAGTACAGTAAACCTCCAAATAATCAAAAAATGGATCATTTTTTAATTTGTAATCTTTATATTTATCATAAAAACTACATAATTTCTGATAATTATCTTTTGCTCCATTAACAAATTCTTTTATTATTTTTTTCTCACTATCGGAAATTACTCCGTCAGTGCTTGCTTTTTCTTTTTTTGTTATTTTTTTATTTTTATCAATAATTTTATCTATATTTTCTTGCAAATTATCATTAGTTTTAGTTTCTATATTATTTTCTTGTTTTTTTATAACTTTTACTTCTTCATCATTCATTTTCATGAATTTTTCTAAATTTTTCAAATTTTACTCCCGTTCATTTTACCAAAAAATGTTATAATACTTCTATAATCTTCTGGAATATTTAATAAACATTGTAATTTATTTCTTTCCCACAATAAATCAAAACTTCCATTTGGGCCCGGCAATATTTTTGGAGTATATAATATATTTCCTAAATTAACAAATAATTTTAAAAATGATTCCACTCTATCTAAAGTTTCTTTTTTATATTCTTTAGATCCTTCTCCATCCCAATTATCTTTATATTCTAAATATTTTTCTGCTTCTTTTATTATTTTTTCTATATCGCTCAATAAAATTCCCATATTATTTTACTCCTATCTATATATTAATAATTTTTTATTAATATTTTATCGCCTTTTTTTAATTTTTCGACTTTTTTCTTACCTTTTGGTGTAAAAATATTATGATTTTTTGTAATTCCTTCATGAAAACAAATATTTCCAAAATTATCTTCAATCGTATATAACTTTTTTGTATTTTTAATCACATTTTTAAATATTTTAGTTACTTTTTTATTTTCTATTTGTTTTGTCTTAAAATTATATGATTGAACTATATCACCCAATTTGACATTCTTTATTTTTTTAATGGTATCATCGCCCATTCTAACTGAAGAATCAGGATGAAAACACTCATCAATCAATAATCCTGCAAATCTTTGAAAAAATCCAGATTCTTTATTTTGCAGAGTTTGCCATGTACAAATTAAAACTGGTTTTCGTTCGTCGTACTCTTGTCCACTAAATAGAGTACAGACATATTTATCTGCATCAACCCATCCATAATCTTTAAAGTCTGATAACATTTGAAGCGTAAGATTGGTAGTAGGAACTACCAATAAAACTTGTTTTTGCAATAATAAAAGGTATCTAATTAAAACAAAAAGAACTAGACTTTTACCTGAACCCGTAGCACTTACTACCACCCCACGTTTATTCTTTACGGCTATTTTAAATGATTCATCCTGGTAATCTCTTAACTTAAATTTACTATCTGCAAATAATCTTCGTAAAAATTCATCTAATGTTGAAATCGATATATCATTTCTTATTTCATTAATATCAAATTTGGTTTCATATTGATATTCATTTTTAATACAAAATCTTTGAAATTCTTTATAAAATCCTATCGGCAACAAAGAATTTTTCATGTCATAAAACGATACTTTTCCATCCCATTTTTTCATTTTAACAAGAGGATTGAACCACCTATTTTCAATATAGCAAGAAAAATAATCCTTAATTTCTCTTTCTATATCATTATCAGTATCCAATTTTAGAAAAATTTCATTATATTTGTATATGTTTATCAACTATATACCACCTTCAAGAAATTTACGATAATCAACATAATTTTTAATAGAAAATCCCATACTTTTCACTGCATCTAATACTTTTTCTAAATATTTGACAATCACCTCCTGGTCGTTAAAGTTCTTCATTAAAGAACACCACTTATCGTCTTTAAATATATATGGTTCTATATCTGTTCTCTTATCTAATTTAAATTGATATTCATGTTTATAATAATGGTAAAGTTGGCCATATACCTTTTCTTTTTCTAAAGACATATTCCGAAATATTTTCAATTGTTCGGAAAAGATTTGACTATAATAAGAGTATAATTTTGGAACTATTAATGATTTATTTAAAACATTATTTTTATCTATATTAACATCATCATTAACTTTTTCTTGTAATATTCGAAATTCTTTTTCATCCATAATACTATTACCTTTATTTTTTATTAAAGAATATTCTGAAGATTTTGGTTAATACTAATATAACTTATTTGCAGAAAAAAGTCAAGATAAAAATTAATTAAAAATTAATTATTGCTTGAGCGTAGCGAAAGCAATAATTAATTTTACTTCGTAGTGTAGCGTAGAAGTTATAAATATACAATTTTGCAAATAAAATATTTAAATTTATAGTGAAAACAATAGATTTAGCAAAAATGAAAATAGTATCCCCTTTTAAAATATATATAAATATATTAACTAAAATTTTGTAACTTCAAACTTTTATTTTGCAACAATAAACTTTTATCAAGTCTTTAAGTTAAATTGCTTTCGCTATGCTCAAGCAATTTATTTTTGTAAACAAAAATTATACCTTTCTATTTATTTTTGCAAGCAAAAGTTTATTCTATATTCTATATTCTTTATTCTGCATATTGTTTATACTCCTTATTCTGCAAATTATCTATATTCTTTATTTTGCTAACAACAAAAATAATTTTAATGTTTATTATAATACTTGTCTAATACCGTTATAAGATTTTTATAATGGTTAAAATTCTTACAATAAAGTAAAAATTTTAAAATTAAATTTTTTATAATTTAATTTTTTTAGCTAAAGTATTAAGATAAGAGTTTTCAGTTAATTTTGGAAAAATATGTTTTTTACGCCAATCTGATGCATATTCAACATGTCTAGTTCCAAGACTAATTTGTTTATTTTTTTTATCTTGTAGAAGACTATGTTCATGTTCTAAATTGGCCATTTTTTCCCAATAATTTATTAAAAATTTCTTATCATTATCGTCATAAAAATAATTACAATCATTATATATTAATTTATTTAAAATATGTTCATTTAATTTGCTTGTAGTCGCATAATAATTTTTATAATAATAGTTTCCAGTACATATATTTAATTCATATTCTGTGTATTTTTTAAATGGTAATTCATCACTTTTAAAATAATTTTTACATTTTTGTCCAATAAAATATTTTGATATATTAGTGCAATCATTATATGATAGATTTAAATCATTTCGTAATTCATATTTTGTTACCGGTGTATTATAGTATAATCTTGCTATTAATTCAGTAAATATAAAGTCTCTAAAATTTTTGTATTTTAATTTTTTAAATTCATTAAATGTATGATTTTCATAAAGATATAGTTTTGAGTCATAAAAATTAAATATGTTACGATAACCAATTTTAATATTATAGTTTTTAGTTAGATCAAATATTGTTTTTGTTTGTGATTTTAATTGATATTCAAATTTGTTTTTTTCGATAAAATTAAATTTTGATAATAATTTTAAGTGTGATATAGTAGTTGGTGTTGAATGTTGATAATTAAATTTTTGTTGTTGAAATATTTTGATTTTTTTTGGATCGATGTTATTTTTTAAAAATATGCACGGTATATACGTATCTAATATAGTATTTGGTAGATTTAGTTTATTGAACAATATAGGGAGATTAAAGAGTAATGGCTCTTTATCTTCATCTATTTGCTCTTTATAGTAAAATTTATATTTTTCTGTCATTCGAAATTTCTTTTATAAATAGTTTTGAGGGACAGCCAACTTTACTGTCATTCAGTTGGTTTTTTGAACAAGTCGACATTCAGAATTACCTCACTTTTTAATTATTTATAACCGACGTTTTTAATTATTTATAATAACAATTTTTTTTTATCATTAAAATTTACTTTACATGTAATAATTTTCATTATAATTTATTGATTTATATAGCGAAAATATTTTTTAAAAATAGTAAAAATATCTTAAATTCATACTAAAAATTAAATTTTACTTTTTAAAATAATTGATTTAATTTTAAAAACAAGATTTATTTTAAATTTATTATTTTTTGTTCTTTTCGTCTAATTTAATCTTCCACAATCTATGTGAGCATTTGGAAGGTTCTATATATTCATCTTGTTTTTTATCTAATTTTGCTAATTCACACTCACCCAATTCATTTCTTGGGCAATTATCAATTTCACATTTTGAATTAGTAGTCATAAAAAATCCTTTTTATTTAATAAAATAATAGATTTAATCAATACTATTTTAATTATTTATAATTTCTATGAAAACAGGAAAATAATTTTATATAATAGTAATAATGAGCATATATTATAATATAATAAAGTTTTAATTTTTCTTGTTTTTAAAATTAAATCAATTATTTTTTAATTATAAGAAAAGGAAAATATATGAAAAATTATGCTGAACTTCATGATACTTTTTTGAAAAAAGTTAAAGAAAATTTGCCTGAATTAGAAGAAACTTTAAAAAGAGTAAGCGATCACTGGCATTATGAAGATTTGATATATAGATTTTATCATTATTCATTTAAGGTTTTTTATATTCAATCAGAGACAGAAAAAATGTTAGAAGTATTAAAGAAGTTAAAACCTAACGAAAAATGTGAATTTAATGATTTTTTTAAACAGATAGTGATAGAGGGAGTGTGCAAACGTTTTAATTCAGATACAACTAATAAACATTGGTTAAAAGAAACGAAACCAATGTTAGAAGCATTTTTTCATTGCAAATATTTTATTGAAATGGCTGTTAAATATGGAAAAGAATTAGAAAAAGCGCCTGAATGCATGCCGTCTGGATGGGCTGGGTTGTTATATTTGTATAATTTGAGGTAAACATGAAAATAGAAAGTTTTGGAAATACTGCAAGAAAGAGTGATATTGTTTTAACGCCAGAATTAATAGCGAAGGATATAATAGAATATTTTAAACCTTCAGGTATTATTTTAGACCCATGTCGAGGTATTAATGCAGTTTTTCATAAATATATGCCTATAGGTTCTCCATTTTGTGAAATTCAAGAAGGTATTAATTTTTTTGAATATAATAAATATGTTGATTGGATTATAGGTAATCCACCATATTCGATTTTTAGAGAATGGATTACTCATAGTTTTAGTATTTCTAATAATATTGTTTATTTGCTGCCGATTCAATTAGTTTATAATCCGTTACTATTATTACGCGAAATATTTGAATATGGCGGTATACCTCATATTAGATGGTATGATGTCGGATCGTATATTTTTTGGAGCCGTTCAAGAATTATAGTAGCAGTTTATTTTAAGAAAAATTATAAAGGTCCTACTTCGTGGAGTATAGTAAAAAATATATCACAAGATACAAAAATTAAATCATTTATTGAGATGGAATAAATATGGAAGAAATGAAAGATAACTTTTTGGAATTTAGAAAAAATATTGATAATGTTATCACTTATTTAACTAATTTAAGGAATGAAATTAATAAAAATAACGCCAATTTAGTAGAAATATTTATTTCAGAAAAACAAGAATCGGAACCGTTTTATAATTCGTATAATACAGTAACTGAATTTGAACCAATATGGAAAGAAAAAGAAATATTAATACGGGACTTTAGACGGGCATAAGGATTTCAAATATGTACATTCATTTCGAGTATATTTCATTTAAAAATTTTCTAAGTTATCCTGCAACTGAAACTAAATTCGAATTTAAAAAAGGATTTAGTTTACTGACTGCAAAAAATGGCGAAGGAAAATCATCAGTTATTGACGCTTTATCATATAATCTTTTTGGCGAGCCATACAGAAAAATTAAATTAGAAGAGCTTATTAATAGAACAAACCGTAAATGTCTTTATACTGAATCGCAATTTAGAATTAATAAAGATGTATATAAAATTATTCGAATGATGAAACCCGATAAATTAATTATAAAGAAGAACGATACTGAATTGGATATGTTATCGTCAAAGAAATTAATGCAGGAAGAAATTGATAAAATTCTTGGCATAGATTATAAAATGTTTAAAAATGTTATTTCACTTGCTATTAACTATAATAAGCCGTTCTTAGAATTATCAAAGCAGGAAAAGAGAGAGATTATTGAATTGATTTTTAATGTAGATATTTTTGGCGAAATGTTAAAAGTATTAAAAAAGAAAATATCAATACTTTCTACTGATGTTGAAATAGATAAAAATACAGTAAAAATAAAAGAAGATAATATAGTAGAAGAGAAGAAAAGAATTGGAAATTTGAAGAAAAGTAAAGAAAATTTTGAAAAGAAGAAGAAAGAAGAAATTGTTGATATTGAAGATGATATTGATAGAAAAATAGTAAGTATAGAAAAAACAAAACAAAAAATCGAAGAATTAAAAACATTATTAAAAAATATTAATGAATTGAATGAAACAACTATTAAAGAATATGAACAAAAAATAATTGAAGAAACGAAAAAAATTGAAGATCAAACTAAAAAAGTAGAAGAAAATATAAGTAATGAAATTGTTGAATATAATAAAAAAATAGAAAGTGTTAAAAGGGAAATACTTAATTTAGAAAATGAATTAACAGAAAAAATAGAAAAATTAAAAGAGAATTTAATTGAGTATGAAAAGGTAGACATTAACAAAGAATCAGAAATTTTAAAACAAATAAAAGTTAAGGAAAATGAAAGTTATTCATTAGAAAAAGACAAAATTAGAATAGGAAAGAAAGTAGATTTTTTTAAGAATAATGATATTTGTCCGGAATGTGAAGAAAAAATAAGTGAAGAAAAAAGGAATATTAAAATAGAAGAAAAAAATACTCAAATAAAAGATATTTTGGAGAATATAAAAAATATTGGGGCAGAAGTCGATATATTAGAAAATAAGATAAAAATTATTAATGAAAAGAAGGTTTTAGAAAGTAATGTGAAATTTGAAGAAACAAAAAAGAAAAATGATATTGAAAAATATGATAAATTAATAAAAGAATATAGTGATAAGATATTATTTTTAAACCAATCATTAGAGAATAAAATTCAAAATATAAAATTATCTTCTAAAGTAAAAGATTATGGGCACGAAATTGATAAATTAAAACAAAACGTAAAGAAAAAAGAAGTCGATTCTCAAATACAATTAGAAGAGAAAAATATTGAAAATAATTTATTGAATATTGAAAGTTTAAAAGTTAAAAAAGTTAATGAAGAAAAAAGAGAATTTGATGTTAATATTGTTGAAATAGAAAAAGAATTTGAAATTAAATGTGATGAATACAAAAATTTATATACTAAATATAAGAGTAATTCTGATCATTTAGATAACTGCAATATAGCAAAAGAATTATTGTCAGAAAAAGGAATTAAGGCATATTTCTTTAAGAAATTAATACCAATCCTTAATCATAAAGTTAATGGTTATTTAGGTAAATTTGATTTACCAGTATGTATAGTTTTTTCGGAAGAGATGGAAGAAAAAATTTCTACTTTAGACGGAAGAGAATCGAGTATTAATTATTTTAGTTTTTCTGCAGGAGAAAGAAAGAGAATAGATTTAAGTATATTATTTAGTTTTATCGATACTATGAAATTAATATCTAATTGGCAGTGTAATATTTATTTTCTCGACGAAGTGTTAGATTCAGGTATTGATTCAGATGGGTTAGAAAGTCTTATAAATAATTTAAAGGAGATGTCAGTCAATTCAAAAGATATTGCTATTTATTTAATTAGCCATAAACTGCAAGATGATTCAATTTTTGACAATGTAATTAAGGTAGAAAAAGAATTAGGATTTTCAAAAATAATTTTTTAAAGGAATTATGATGTTTAGAAATATTGTTAGAAGAATAGAAAGATTATTTCAGAGAATATTTAGAGGATGGGATGATAGTGATTTGTGGAGTATCGATTATTCATTTTCTAAATGGTTTTTGAAACTATATAATAAAGATTTTAAATTTAGATTTATATTTGTGGAATCATTTAAAGCATTCAATTTAGTATTAAATGAAAGTTATTTAGATTATATAGGAATAGATGATTATAAAAGATTATTAGAAGAAAGAGAAAAAGAAATTGATAAAGGGATTAATGAATTAGTAACAAACTATTTTCTTTGGCAAGAATATGGTATAGTTGATTGGTTATTACCGAGGTTGAAAAGATTTAGAGAAATGACTAATGGATATCCGACAATAATACCTATAAGTATGAGGTATAAAGATTTAAAATTAGACGATAAAAAAGAACAAGAATTGACTGAAATGGGATTTAAACAATGGAAACAAATATTAGATAAAATGATTTTAGCATTAGAATTATTAAATGAAGAGTTTTATTATTGCGATCCAGTAAAATTAAGAAATGTTAGAAAAGGATTGCAATATTTTAGAAAATATTTTAGAGCATTATGTGATTGAGGTATTATGTCTGAATATGTAAATAATGATGATTTTTATTTATTAATAAAAGAGTATCGTAGAACTAAATCTAAAAAAAATTATGAACAAATAGGAAAGATTTTTTTAGAAATAGTTAATCATTTATTATATAGCCCCCGTTTCATCAATTATGATGATAATATTAAAACTAATATTGTTTCTGATGCGTGTTGGTTTATGGTAAAATATATGGATAATTTTGATAGTGAACAATATTCAAATCCATTTTCATATTTTACTACATGTGCGTGGAACGCCGTATTAGCTAATATTAATAAGTTCCATAAAACACATAGAACCACAATTTCTTTAAATTCTATGGATAATTTAAATGAAACAGATTCGGTTAATGTAGATTATAATGAAACGTATAAAGTTGATGAAGACTTTGTTGAAAATGAAATTAAAAAATATATTTCTCATTATTATAAAACATAGCAGGGTGGACTGGATGAGGTACCAGCTCAGCCTCATAAGCTGAATTAAGTGAGTTCGAGTCTCACCCCCTGCTACCTTATTCTGAAGGAGTTGAAAGTGAAAGTTGGTTTAATTGCAGATTTGCATTTCGGTATTCATAAATCTTCCAATATTTTTTTAGATTCACAATTAAAATATTTTAATGACGAATTTATTCCTTATCTAAAAAATAATACTATTAATGATGTGTTTATTTTAGGAGATATTTTTGATAATAGAAATTCAATTAATGTAAAAATTATTAATGAAGTATATCATTTATTCGATGAATTATCAAAAGTTAGTAAATTATATATTCTAATTGGCAATCACGATATGTATTTGAAAACTAATAATGATATTCATTCGTTGAAGTTTTTAAAGAAATTTGAAAATATAAAACTAATCGATGATAAAGAAATAATAGAGATAAACGATAAAAAAATATTATTATCTTCGTGGCAAATAGACGAGAATGATTTTACAAAATATCTGAATAATGTAACTGCAGATTATTGTTTTGGCCATTTCGATATAAATGGTTTTAAGATGAATAAATTTAAGAATTGCGATATGGGATTTAATGATAAAATTTTTCATAGATTTAAAAAAGTTTTTAGTGGCCATTATCATTTAAGAAGTAGTCAAACCAAGAATAATACAGAAATAATATATGTTGGAACACCATATTCTTTTACACGAGATGATATTAATGAAGAAAAAGGATTTTGTGTATTAGATTTAGAAAAAGATAATTATGAATTTATAAATAATAAAAATAGTATTAAGTTTATTCTTATAAAATACCCAACAGAGATCAATAAAGATTTAATCAAAAATAATATAGTAGACGTTCAAGTTGAATATAATGATAAGTATAATGAAGCAGATTTTCAAAATTATTTGCAAAAAATAGAAACTTTTTCGCCTATTAGTGTGAGTACGAAATTAATTAATAATTTTTTAACTGGCGATGAAATAAAAAATGTAGAAGAATACAAAACAACTGATATATTGTCATTAATTGATCAATATATTATGGGATTGGATATTAATAATAAAGAGAAAATAGAAAGAATAATTCATGAATTATATGAAGAAGTGAAAGTGAGTACGGTAAAATGAAAAATGAAGTTTTTATAAAAGAATTTAATAAAATTGCAAAAGCAGTAAATGATATCGCAAAAGAAAAAGGTTGGTGGAATGGTGATAGAAATGACGGCGAATTGATTGCACTTATGCATTCAGAGTTATCTGAGTGTTTGGAAGGAATGAGGCACAATAATCCTCAATCTGATCATATTTTAAATTTTACAATCGTGGAAGAAGAATTAGCAGATGTTATTATTAGAATTATGGATTTTGCAGCACAGAGAAAATATAAAGTAGCAGAAGCTTTAATGGAAAAAATAAATTTCAATAAAAGTAGAGAGTATAAACACGGTGGCAAGAAATTTTAAATTAAAGGATAAATAATATGTCTGAAGAAAAACAAATTATACAATATGACCCGTCGAAATTAATGGAAATGGTGAGAGATAGGATACGGGCAACGTATGTATCATTGATACCTGAAGAACAATGGTCACAGATGGTCAAGAAAGAGATTGATGCGTTTTTTGTAGAACGCGAGGGTTATAGAAATTATGAACGGATGTCTAATTTTAAACAGGTAGTTTATGGCGAATTAGAGAAAAAAGCAAAGGAAATTGCAAAGCAATATCTTGATTCTATTTCTTCTAATGATTGGGAAGGAAATGTTCTAAAACCGAGTGATTTCGTGAAAGAACTATTTGCCGAACATGCAGGAAAAATACTTTTAAGTACTCTTGGTAATATGGTTCAACAAGCAGTTAATAACTCAAAACAATATTAGAGGATAAATAATGAATTACGGATCACTGACAAGCAATTTAGAAGAGTTTAAAAAACAACTGACAGAAGGTAAAAAATTTACTCCGCAAGTTCAACAACAAATTGTTAGAGTAACTAAGAATTTGATCTGTGCGGTGCCGAGTGACTACAGCGGCTGCGGTTTCATAAGATGTCACTGGCCATTAGGATATCTCAATTCAGTTTTCGGTAAATCACAAAAATTACAAACAGTTGTTATGCCATTTTTCTGCACGCAAGAAGATATTTTAGTTAAAACCAGATCAATATTTTTACAAAGGACAATGAATCCAATTCTCGTACCGATGGTTATGCGTTATAAAGAAATTCAGAAAAAATTAAAATTTAAAATGATTTATGATATTGATGATTTTATTTGGAAGGGAAATAATATAGGAGAAGATATTCCAGATTATAATTTTGGAGGAGAAAAATTTGACGATAATGCAAGAAATGCATGTAATCAGATAATGAGTCTTTGTGATATTATTTGTGTTTCATCAGAATTTTTAAAAAAATATATAACAGAAACAATCAAAATAAAAAATGAAATTAGAGTTATTCAAAATACTGTTCCAATGTTTTTTTGGGGTAATAAAAGAAAAGAACCCATAAAAGAAAGAATTAAAAAGCCTAAAATAATATGGACGGCATCGCCAACTCACTGGCACGAAGTTAAAAAATTGAAAGGCGACATGGATAATGCGTGGTGTGAATATATCATCAAAAATGTTAAAGAAAATAAAATAGATTTTGCTATAATGGGATGTGAAAGTGCGCCTTTCTTTTTTAAAGAATTAGAAGGCAGAAGTAATTTTCATACTATTGGATGGGTTATTTCTTATAAATATCATTTACCTGTTTTAGAATACGGTGCAGATTTTGCAATTGGGCCTTTAGTACCAAATTATTTCAATTATTCTAAAAGTTGTATTAAAATGCAAGAGTCGTATGCTTCAGGGTCAGTTTTTATTGGAAGTACGTTTAATAATGGTTTTCCTTCTCCTTATGATGAAGGAATGGTAACTATACCTCATAATTGTTTAGTTAAAGATATTGAAGATTGTATTGAAAGATTGAGTGAACCGAAAGAGTATAATACAATTCTGGAAAATCAATACAAAATGATGCACGAAAAAGGTTGGTATTTAGAATCTGCTAAATATGTTAATAAATTAGTTGAGTTATTTTTTAAAAAATAATTTATCTTGTTTTTAAAATTAAATCTATTATTTTTATAAATAGAAAAGGCAAAAAATGTTATATTTATCAATTAATTACGATTTTTTTAATAATAAAGTTTATCACAAATATATTGATAACGAAGGTAAGAGAAAGAGTGAGATAGTTTCTCCAGAAATAGAATATTATATTTTTGACAAAACAGGAAAATCTAATATAAAAGATATTTATGGAAATAGTGTTATTAGAAAAACTACAGATGAATATAATAAATTAAAAAGTGTTTTAGATAGTGGCGCAGAATGTTGTGAAGCTGATTTACCTGGTGAATTGAAGTTTTTAAATAAGATTTATTTAGATGAAAAGATCGAGTTCGAACAAGAAAATTTTAATATATGTAAAATTGATATAGAAGTTAAAAGTCCCGATGAATTTCCTTCTCCTGCAGATGCAAAAAAATATCCAATTAATTTAATTTCAGTTAAAATTAATGGCGAAATGACAACTTTTGGTATAGAGGAATATACTGGCGATAAAGTAAAAAATTATTATTATATACCAGAAGAAAAGACTATGTTAGAAGAGTTTGTAGATTTTTTTAGAAAGAAAAAAATTGATATTTTAACCGGTTGGTATATCAATCAATTCGATATACCATATTTAGTTAATAGATGTAAACATTTAAATATTGATTATACAAGATTATCGCCATTTAATGTAGTTAATGAAAAGAAAAAGTTTAGCGAGTATGTTATATTTGGTATTTCACAATTAGATTATATTGATTTATATAAAAAATTTACTTATGGAAGCAGGGAATCTTATTCGTTGCATTCTATAAGTATGTTAGAATTGCAAGAAGGAAAATTAAAATTAGAAGGTTCTGTTAATAATGAATGGCAATACAATTGGAATAATTTTGTTGAATATAATGTTCAGGACGTTAATTTAGTTGATAAATTAGATCATAAATTGCGTTTTATTGAATTAGCTTTGATTATGTCGTTTGATGCATTAATTCCTTTTGAAAATATTTTTTCTACATTGCCATTACATACTGGTTATATTTTGAGATATTTACATAAAAATAATATGGTAATGCCTCAAAAGAAAAAGCAAGAAGACGAAAAATATCCAGGTGCGTATGTTTTTGCTGAACCAGGTATATATAAAAATATAATTAGTTATGACGTAGAGAGTGAATATCCTTCGATGATTATGCGTTATAATATATCGCCAGAAACTTTAAGAAAAGATCCAAAAGATTTTACTAATTTAATTTCAACCCCTCTATCAGAATATAAAAAATGGGAAACAGTAGATGGGCTTAAAGAATATGGCGGGATTTATTATGATGGAAGTAAAAAAGGAGTGTTAAATTCAATTACTGAAGAAGTTTTTGCCGAAAGAAAGAAATTAAATTTAAAAAAAGAAATATGCAAATATAAATCTAAAAATAAAGAAATTGAAGAAATTGCAAAAATATTAAATATTGATAAAAATAGAATATTAGAATTATATAAAGAAATTGAAGAAGAAAGAGGCAATTCTAATTTATATGATGTTAGACAAAAAGCAAGAAAAATACAATTAAATTCTTTATATGGCGCTATAGCTAATAGACATTTTCATTTATATAATATTCATAATGTTATTACAATTACATTAGGCGGACAGACTTTGATAAAATATTTAGTGAATAATATTAATGATTATTTGCGAAATTATTTTTATAAAAATAAGAAATATTTTAGTGTAATAGACGAAAAAAATAAATTAGTTAAACCTATATCAGTTGTTATCGATACGGATTCGATTTATTTGTGCCTTAATGAAGTTATAGAAAAGTTAGGATTGAAATTTAGTAATGACGATGAATTTAGAAATTGGGCTTTGAATTTTGACAGAGAATTTTTGTCACCATTTTTTAAAAAAATATTAGATATTGATGCAGGAAAATATAATGTAGAATCTATTATAAATTTTAAGCGCGAAAAAATTATTAGTGATATGATAGTTATAGCCAAGAAAAGATATATAAATTTTGTAACAGACGAAAAAGGTCATAAATTCGACGAGCCTGAAATTAGCAGTACTGGAGTTGAGATTGTTAGAACAGATACGCCTAAGTTTTGTAGAGAAAAAATAAAAGAAACAGTACAAAAAATTATTAATTCTAATAAAGACGAAACTATAGAATTAATGAAGAAAATTTATAAGGAGTTTAAAAGTTCTAATGTTGGCGATATTGCTAATCCAACAGGAATTTCAGATTATAAAAAATATGCCAAATCTATGGAATTTTATGAAAAGAATGGTTTACAGTATCCAAAAGCATGCCCGATTCATGTACGTGCAGCTATTAATTATAATTATTTAATAGATAAATACAAGTTGAAATTACAAAGAATTTCTAATGGTACTAAAATGAGATATTTATATGTTTCTGAACAAAATGAATTGAATAATAATGCTATAGGATTTATTGGCGAGTATCCAGAGAAATTTAAAGAAATTTTTAGAGTTGACTATAAAGTACAGTGGGAAAAAACATTTCAAAATGTTATTCAAAGGATTTTTGATGCTATAGGTTGGGGAGCTATTTCATTAGAAAATTCATTAAAAAAATGGTTTTAATTAATAGGAGGATTAATGAGTAAAAATTCATTACTTGATAGAATATTAGAAACGTCAAAATCACCATATAAAAATTTGCTGTGCGATTCTGAAATTTTTAAAGGAACAGAATCTATTCCTACTTCAATACCAATGTTGAATGTAGCATTATCGAGTCAAATTGATGGTGGATTGACTCATGGAATTACTATGATTGCAGGTGATACAAAAAGATTTAAGACACTATTTGGTTTGCATTTAATGTCTGCGTTTCAGAAGAAATACAAAGACGGTGTATGTATTTTTTATGATACAGAAGCGGGAATTACAGAGCGGTATATAGAAAATGCCGAAGTTGATTGGAAGAAAGTTATTCATATTCCAGTTAATTCAATTGAAATATTAAAAACAGAACTTATAAATCAAATAGAACTTATCAAAGCCAATAAAAATAAAAATGATAAGGTTTTTATTTTTATTGATTCAATTGGAAATTTAGCGTCTAAAAAAGAAATTGATGATGCTATAAAAGGCGATATTAAAGTTGATATGACAAGAGCAAAACAGTTAAAATCATTGTTTAGAATTATAACAATGGATATTAATCTTTTGAAAATACCTTTAGTTTGTATTAATCATACGTATAAATCACAAGATTTTATTCAACAAGATATTGTTGGAGGTGGATCGGGCGGGCAATTGGCTAGTGACACAATCTGGATTATAAGTAGAAAACAAGAAAAAGACGGCGATGAAATAGTAGGATATGATTTTTTCATTAATGTTTGGAAATCAAGAACAGTTAAAGAAAAAATATCAAAAATTCCTATTAGAGTTTTTTGGAAAGATGGAATTCATAAATTTAGTGGGTTATCTGATTTAGCAATAGAATTGGGTGTTGTTGAAAAGACAAAAGAAGAAAAAGAAAAAGTTTTAAAATTTGAAGATAAAATAGTTTCAGTAGATGCCGAAGATATGAATGCAGATTTTTGGAATTACGTATTAGAAAAATCAAATCTTAAGCAATTAATTAATGAAAAATACCGAATTTAAAGGGCGTGATTTATCGATCCGATTTTCTTTGAAAAAGTTCTTTTAAAATTCATTATATTAGATGAAAAAGTAAGAGGGAAAGTTCTTCCTTTTGTACCTATAAAGATTTTTGATGACCCACAGTGTAAAAGTTTATTAAAAATTATTTATAAGTTTCAAAAAGAGTATAAGAAATTTCCTTCTATTAAAGAACTTAAATTACTTATAAAAGATTCGAATATTCTTGATCGATTAGAATCAGTTTTGAATACTGATACAAAAGAATATGAGAATGAATTTCTTCTAAAAGAATTAGAAGATAATTTTAGAGTTAAGCTAATTTTTAATGAATTTGCTAATGGCGTTGAACAATTAAAGGAAGGCGAAGTTGATAAGATAAGTATTGTTGCTGATGAAATTAAAAAAATAACTTCATTTACATTCGATACTAAAATAGGATTAAATCTTTTTTCGAAAGACGGTTTAGATAGAATTTATCAGCACATTCATTCAAATAATATAGTTGTGCCAACAGGAATTAAAGAGTTTGATAGTAAAATACAAGGCGGTTTTCATAAAAAGTCTGTCAGTGTTATATTAGCAGAAGGTGGTAAAGGAAAAACTCTTATATTGTGTGCATTTTCAGCAAATATGATTTTACAGAATTATAAAGTGCTATATATAACATTAGAATTGAGTGAAGAGTATATAGGAGAGAGAATAATACAGAATATTTTTAATGTAGAACAAACAGATTTGAAAGGTTTATCGAAAGAATCATTGTTTAATAAGTTTGAAAAAGTTAAAAGCGGCATTCAAGATAAGTTAATAATAAAAAAATATCCCGCCGGTGTTTTAAATGTTAATATGGTAAAAAGTTTAATGCGAGAATTAGAAGGAAAATTGAAATTTGAACCTGATATAGTAATGATAGATTATTTGGGTTTGTTTGCGGCATTGGGAGCAGGTAAAGATGCAGGTAGCAACGAAAAAGGTATAGCTAAATGCCAAGAATTAGAGGCTTTTGCTGACGAATATAATTTACCAGTGGTTGTTCCAGCACAAAGTAATAGATCTGGTTATGGTTCTTCTTCTTTAAACCCCAAAAATATTGCTGATGCCATTGGTATATTTACGGAAACTGATTTGGTTGTTGGAGTAACGCAAACAGAAGAACAACGAGAATTAGCAATACCGGTTTATTCTTGGAGCATAATGAAAAATAGATTTGGTTTAAATATGCAAGATTTGAGTGTTGGTGTTAATTATGATAAGATGAAATTAATTAATTTGGATAGCCATGAAGTTACTCAAGAAATGGATAAAATAGAAGCAGAAAAAATAAAAAATATAGTTTCAGATAAAGATTTTAAACAAGACGACAAGATGAAAGATATTATAAAATGGAGTTAATATGACTGACCACTTGTTTTGGGAAATAAGAAGAAGAGAATTTTATAGTTGTTTGGAAGGAATAAATGATTTTTCAATTAAAACTTTAAAAAATATTTTTCCAAATAAATCAGTTAATCTCGCGTATAAGGAAGATTTTAATTTTATATTGAGGCATTTAAAAAAGAATGACGAATTTGATTTAATCGATTCCATTACTTATATAGAAGAAGATTTAACAAACATGAAAAATATAATGTTAATTTTAGACGGAGAATCGATGGAAATAATAAGAAAAGAATTAGCTAAAAAATATCATAAAAAAATAGAAAAAAGTAAATTAGAACAGTTTTTAAAGTTTTTGTAATATGAAAAATATAAATGATTTTGTAAATAAGATAATTTGTGGTGATTGTCTGGAAGTAATGAAAGAAATTCCGGATAAGAGTATTGATATGATACTTCAAGACCCGCCTTATTTTTCTATAGCATGCGAGTGGGAATGGGATATCATGACTAAAATAGAAGAATTATGGGCGGAATGGAAGAGAATTATTAAAGATAATGGCGCAATAGTAATGACAGCATCTCAACCATTTACAAGTAAATTAATTATGAGTAATTTGGATATGTTTAAGTATGAGTTGATATGGGATAAAAGAAGAGGGTTCGAACCACAGTTGGCTATGATAAGACCTCAAAAAAGTCACGAAAATATATTGATATTTTGTAAAGGTAAAACTACTTATAACCCACAAAAAACAATATTAGATAAATTGGATAGAAGAATTGGGAGTGGTAGAAGAAATAATAGGATAGATGGAACTGGGCATAATTTACTTTCGTCAATAAGTTCTGGCGAAAAGGAATATAAAGATAGATTTTCATTAAGTATACAGTTTTTTGGAAATGCAAATCAAAAAGATAAACAGCATCCCACTCAAAAACCATTATTACTTTTTGAATATTTAATTAAAACTTACACAAATGAATGCAATATTGTATTTGATGGTTTCTGCGGTTCAGGAACAACCGCAGTTGCATGTCATAATTTAAATAGAAATTTTATATGTATAGATAAAGAAGAAAAGTATATAGAAATATCAAATCAAAGATATGATAAGGCAGTTAAAGAAAAATTACCATCTATTAATTTAAAAACTTGGATAAAATGAAAAATATATCTGAATTTGTAAATAAGATAATTTGTGGTGATTGTCTGGAAGTAATGAAAGAAATTCCGGATAATTCTATAGATTTAGTTGTTACAAGTCCGCCATACAATATTGGGATTGATTATGATAGTTGTAATGATTCATTATTGTGGCATAAATATTATAGACAATGTGAAAAATGGATGGAACAACTATATAAAGTTTTAAAAGATGATGGAAGATTTGTTTTAAACCATTATTTATCGTTAGGTACTTCAGAAAAAAGATCTGCTCCTTTAATGGAATTAAATCATAGAGCTTGTGATTTAGGATTTAAACATCATTCTGTAGCATTATGGATGGATTATACTATTTGTGCTCCAACTGCATGGGGAAGCTGGATGTCTGCAAGTGCGCCTTATATAAATTCGCCAATTGAAGGAATTTTAATATTATATAAAAATAGTTGGAAAAAACATGAAAAAGGTATTAGTGATATATCAAAAAATGATTTTATTAATTTAACTCATGGAAAATGGAATATTAAAACTGAAACAAAAGGGCTAACTAAAGCCAATTTCAGTATTGATTTGGCGAATAAATGTATTCAATTACTTTCTTATAAAAATGATATAATTTTAGACCCATTTATGGGTTCGGGCACAACAGCTGTTTCTTGTATTAAGAATGATAGAAGATATATTGGTATAGAGATAAGTCAAAATTATTGTAATATCGCCGAAGAAAGAATTAAGAAATTAGAACCGGAAATTGAAAGTAAAAAGAATTTAAGTAAATGGATAATGTAAATGGAATCATCAGTTATTAGAGTATTTTCAATTATTAGTAATATTAGGGAATCTTTGAAGAAGAATAAAGAAATAGATATAGATAGATTAGTTTTTTTTAAAAGACTGGAAAGGATGCATGATTTTTTAAAAAAACATTATAAAAGAATTTATAACGAAATAGAAAATTCTTTTTATACGTATGTTGATTTGAAATTGTTTTGTTATCATCAAATTATTCTTAATGATAGAGTTAAAGAACAAGATATTAATCAAAAGAATGTTTTAGCAATAAAAGAAGAATATACAGAAAAAAATATAGAATTTAATAAAAAGGTATTGATAGCAATTGATAATAAAATGAGATTGGGTTCATTGAAAAAATATTTTATGATACGCAGTAATGGAATTTCATTGATTTATGAATTAATTAAGATTAAACGTTATATTAGTGTATATTTTTGGATTTTGAATGATAAATTTTTTAAAGCTCATTTAGATGAAAGTGCTGAACATTTGAAATTTAGAAATAGTTGTATTTTATTTAAAAAACAAATTAAACTTTTTGAAAGGAGTTTATATGTCTAAATTAATGGATTTTGATTGGGGAGCTATTCAGAAAGGATTAGTATCTCAACAAGAAAAGAAAAAAGAGTATAAGAAGGATGAAAGATTTTATACTCCAGATAAAGAGAAGGACGGGACTTTTCAGGGTACGATAAGATTTTTGCCTCCAAAAACTAAAAGTGGGTTGCCAGTCGTAAAAGTTTATAACCACAATTTTGATTTTAATGGGAAATATATAAATGAAAATTGTCCAACCACTATAGGCAAGGAATGTCCAATTTGTAAAGCTAATGGAGAATTGTGGAATTCAGGAAAACAAGATTTGGCTCGTCATCGTAAACGGAAGATAACGTATTTTAGCAACATTATAGTTGTTAAAGATGCCAAAAATGAGAAGAATGAAGGCAAGGTTTTTCTTTTTAGATATGGTGAAAAAATTCATAATATTATCATGGAGGCAATTGCTCCGAGTGATAAGGATGAAAAGCCAATTAATGTTTTTGATTATTTAAAGGGTTGCGATTTTAAACTAAATTTATATGTCGAAGAAGTTTTGAATAAAATTTCTAATAAGAAGGACGTTTTTACTCAATTTGATAAGTGTAAATTTAGAAATTCTTCGGAGTTGTTTGACGGAAATGAAGAAAAGATTCTTAAGGTCCACGAACAAATATATGAATTGGATGATTTTATAAACCCAAGTAATTTTAAAACATACGAAGAAATAGACGCAAGGTTTCAGAAAGTTCTTGGCGCAGCACCTAAAATTATAGTTAATGAAGAAAAGAAAGAAGAAAAAGTAATTGATATTCAACCAGAAAAAGTAATTGATATTCAACTAGAAAAAGTTACTGTTAAATTAGATAAAGAAGAAATTAAAGAAAAGGAGGTTGAAGATTTAGATTTGAATATTATTGATGATGACGACGATTTTATTAAGAAAGTTCGCGAGGGTAAGTAGTGGAAAATAATTCACTGCTCAAAAAATATTTAGGAATTGTTCTTTCAACTTATTTCCCCGAAACTACTCAACACGATCAGGGAAATAAGTTTAATTTTCGCTGCAATATTTGCGGTGATAGTAAACAATCTAAGAAAAAGAAAAGAGGATGGTTATTATTATATAAAGGTACTTGGATTTTTAAATGTTGGAATTGTCCTACTCCAACGATGCTTGCAAAACAATGGTTAAAAATTTATTTCCCAGAATTTTATAGTATGTATATAAAAGAAATTTTGCAAACCGATGGGATAAAAAAACCAGAAAATGTAACAAAACAGATAATATTCGATGTTAAAGAGAAAGGTATAGAAGTCGATCAGTTACAGTATTTTATACCTTTCTCTAATGTTGATTTTAAATCTGAAAATTTTAAAATAGCATTAAAGATTTTGCAAGATAGAAGAATTCCAAAATACGTTTATAAAGATTGGTTTTTTTGTTTTGATAATAAATTTAGGGATAGAATTATTATACCTATTTATGATAAGGATAATAAAATTATTTATTGGCAAGGCAGGACTATATTTAAGAATTTTGAGCCTAAATATATGAATTGTTCAGTTAATAAAACTAAAGTTATATTATCACAATTAGAAAAAGTAAATAAACAAAAACCAATATTAGTTTTTGAGGGATATATTGATTCTATTTTTGCTGATAATTCTATTAATGTTTTAGGTTATAATTTTGGTAAAGATGTTGAGAGAGAATTAGATAAATTGCAGTGTTATTATGTGATTGATTTTGAAACTGTAGAAGAAACTAAAAAAAGAATTTTAGAATTATTGCAAAAAGGGAAATACATATTTAATTGGAAAAGATTTTTAAAATATAATAATATACCATTTAGAAAAAAATGGGATTTTAATGATTTATATATTTATATGAATAGAGATAAAAATTTTACTTTTGAAGAATTGAAATGTTGGTTTACCAATAATTGGTTCGATAAAATTTATTTTTAAAAGGATAAAATATGAAAAAAATATTGCAGATCGATGGCGGCGGCCTGAAAGGTATAATACCGGCAATTATATTAGAAAATTTTGAAAAGAAAATTGGTAAACAGTGTTGTGACGTTTTCGATCTTATTTGTGGTACTTCTACTGGCGCTGTTATTGGTGGCGTTTTAGCATCAGGCGTTACGCCCGCGAGTACCATTAAAAAAATGTATGTTGAAAAAGTACCAAAATTATTTACTCCGAGAGTACCATTATTTCCATTTTTAGGAACTTTATTTAAAGGTTCAAAATATGATAAAGAGGAATTTATAGAATTGATAAAAAAATATACTGGCCATAAAAAAATGAAAGATGCTAATACATTGTTTATGGCAACCACTATGAATTTATGTTCCGGTAGAACTCATTTTATTTATTCAGACGACGCGTATGAGAAAGATTACTATATATGGGAAATAATATCTTGGTCTGCTTTATCTGCAGCAGCATATTTTGGTAAAATAAATGTGCCGGGATTTATATGGGATGATTTTTTGCCTGACGGGTCTGTTATAGAAGATATAAAAGGCGGAGTTTTTCAGGATGGAGGTCAAGGAATAAATAATTGTACTTTAGGAACAGCGACGCTTATTTCTGTTGCTAAAAAATGGTTCGATGAAGGCGTAGTAATTTTATCTATAGGATGCGGTGATTATCATAAAGCAGAAACATATGAAGAAGCATCTAAAACCGGTTGGTTAGGCCAAGTAGTAGATTTTTTTACACAGGCAAGAAATGAAGCACAAATAACGCAATATATGGCATCAAGATATATTTCAATAACAAGAAAAGAAAATTATACTTTAGTAAGAGTAAATTGTTTTATGCCAAAAAAAGCTGATACATTGGACGGAGTAAAATATGTCGATACTTATCAAACACTCGGCAATCAATTAAAAGATTCGATACCGTTTGAATTATTTAAATAGAGGAGATTAAGATGAAAATTATTAAACCAAGTTTTGAAATTATGGATAACGTTGATGGAATTAAGTTATTAAAAAACATTGAGAGATATGGCAGAATATGTTATAAGACAGAAGGAAAAATAACAGAAGAATCTTATAAAGAGTTTGTTAAAAAAAGAATAGATGAAGGACATGAAGCAATTATTGAACACGAAAAAATTACAGTAATAATAACTTGTGATAGAGGAGTAACACACGAAATTGTAAGACACAGAATAGCAAGTTATTCGCAAGAATCGACTCGTTATTGTAATTATTCTAATGATATTTTTGGAAATGAAATAACAGTTATTGAACCGTTTTTTCTTGTAGATAAGCCATTACCTTATAAAATTTGGGAACACTCTTGTTTATATAGTGAAGTAAAATATTTCGATTTATTAAATGCAGGATCGACGGCACAAGAGGCAAGATCAGTTTTGCCTAATTCTTTAAAAACCGAAATAGTAGTTACAATGAATTTAAGAGAGTGGAGACATTTTTTTAAATTAAGAACAGCCAAATCAGCTCACCCACAAATGAGAGAAATTACTATTCCAATGCTGGCTAAATTTAAAGAATTAATTCCAATCATTTTTGATAATATTAATAATTAGGGGGGTGTGTTTATGATAAGTAAAAAAACTTGGCAAGAATTTAGAAATACTGGTTTATTATTTTTTATAAATCAGATACTTCATGTTTTTGGATGGGCTATTGTAGTTGCTTTTAAAAATTATGATAGTGAAAAAGATGAAGGAGAAATAAATGATGTTTATCCTGCAAGAGTTACATTTCGCGGATTTGGAGAAAAATCAATAGATAAAGGTTATAAAGCAATTTCAAAATTTATGAAAGATAATGCAGATGAATTATTGAAAGAGGCAAACGAATAATGAAATTTTTAGGTATAGATAGTAGTTCGAAAAGTACTGGTTGGGCATTAATAGAAGATAAAAAACTTATAGAATATGGTAAAATTAATCCAACTGATATTTCGTCTTATTGCCAAAAATTAAATCTATTTTATGTTGAAATTGGTAAAATATTTGAAAGATTCAGACCAGATAAAATAGCTATAGAAGAAACTGTTTTTGTAAGAAATTCAAAATCTTTTCGAGTATTAGCGAGGATACATGGAGTAATTTTATTGGCAGTTTATCAATATTTAAATGAAGAACCAGTATTATATGAGCCATCTAAATGGAAAAAAATGTTAGATGATTGCAATGGTTCAGCTAAAAAATATGAAATACAATTATCTGTTTGTAAAATTTATAATTTAATGAAAATAGAAAAAATTCAATCATATTTGAAAAGAGCTGAAAGTATAAAAAATGATAGTAAATTGAATAAAAAAGAAAAGAATAAATTATTTGATCAATTGAGTATTGAAATTTATTCAGAAAGTGGAATTAATAATGATATTGCCGATGCTATTGGTATAACTACAGTTTTAGAAAAGGAGTTGAAATGATAACCAGAACTATATTAGATGTTTTGAAAGAATATATTGATGCTAAAATTAATTTAGAAAGATATTGTGATGCCGACGATTCTAACGATTTTAAAGAAGCAGACGAAAGATTGGAAAAAGCAGAAAAAGTATTAGAAGAAGCAAATGAAAGATTTATAATTATAGCTAAACAAATTGATGAAAGGATTAAAGATGGAAAGTAATTTATCAAATTTTATGCAAATTGAAAAGGCTAAGAATAAAATTTTAATTTTTGATTTTCATAATTTATGTTATCGAACTATTTTTGTAGCAGCAAATGAATTTAGAAATAATCAAACAAAAGTTTTTGATAGAGATCCCGAAATGAAGGATTTATATCAATATTGGAAACATATAGTTTTAAATGCATTTTTTTATAATAGTTTAGAAAAAAATCCAAGTAAAATTATTATTGCAGTAGATGAAAGGAATAGTTGGAGAAAAAAAGTATATTCTGGTTATAAAGAAAATAGAGCTAAAAGTAGAGAAGATTCGCTGGTAGATTTTGGAACGTTTTTTCCAATAATGAATGAGTTTATAAATAATTTAAAAGAGATGTTTCCGAATGTTTATATTCTCAAAGTAAATGAATGTGAAGCTGATGATATTATAGCAGTTTTAACAGCAGAATTAGCAAAAGACGATAATCGTATTGAATTAATTAGTACAGATAAAGATTTTTATCAACTTCACAAATTTAAAAATTTTAAACAGTTTAATCCCATCAAAAAAGAATATGTAGTTTCAATGAATCCCAAAAAAGATTTAGAAGTAAAAATTTTAACGGGCGATAAGGGAGACGATATTCCAGCAGTTAGAGAACGTTTAGGAGAAAAAACTGCAGAGAAATTATTAAATGAGGGATTAGAAGAATTATTACAAGACGAAGTTGTAAAAAAGAATTTTATTAGAAATAGAGAATTAATAGATTTTGATTATATACCGGCAAATTTAAAGGAAAAAATTATTCAAGAATATAAAAATTATCCTTTGAATACTATGGATAGAAGTATTATTTGGGCTTGGTTATTAAGAGAAAAATTAAAAAAATTAGCAGACGAATTTCAAAAATTTGTTTTGTTGTTTAATAATTTGAACTCATAACATATTAGTAATATGCCGTTATTTATTCTTATAATAATAAAATATTAATAGTGAAATGACAGAACACAATTTTTTTAATGTAGCAAATAAATCGAAATTTCTTGGTTCTTCTAATCCCATTTATCGTTCGTCGTGGGAAAAAAGAATAATGACATTTTGTGATATTAATGAACGAGTGAAAAGATGGGGTTATGAATATGTTACTATACCATATTATGGCGGCGATGGTAAACAGCATCGGTATATTATAGATTTTTATATAGAAATTTTAGATAATAGTAATAAATTACGAAAATGTTTGGTTGAAGTGAAGCCAATGAAAGATTCAGTTAAACCTAAACCGCCAAAAGTTAATAATAGAAAAGCAATGTTTCGATATATTTACGAATTAAATACTTTTAAGAAAAATACTAATAAATGGAATGCGGCAAGAATGTTTTGTGAAAGTAAAAATTTAGAATTTCATGTTTTAACTGAAGCTACAATTAAAAGATTTGGTGCTCTATAATGTTTAATATTTCTCAGGCAGTCAATAAAAAAACTAGTAGAATGAATATAGGAGAAATTAAGGATGCTATTAAATTAGTAAAAGAAGTTATTGATAATGATAATTTTCAATATGATAAAAAATTGTTTAGAGATAGAATGGACGAACTTGTAGAACAATTAAAGATAAGAGAGGAAAGAATGTAATGAATAATATAGTGGAGGATTATGTAGATAATAATGATTGGAGGGTAAAAGAAAATGCTAATGTTGGTTATTCATTGGGCGGTTTAATTCTACATAATAGCGGCGCATTAACAGCTAATTATTGGTTATATGAGATTTATGATAAAAAGATTAGAGATTATCATAAAAAAGGTTATTTTCATATTCATGATTTATCGATGCTTTCGACCTACTGCTGCGGGTGGAGTTTGAGAGATTTAATTTATAAAGGATTGTGCGGCGTAGAAAATAAAGTATCATCAAAACCACCAAAACATTTACATAGTTTATGTCAAACAATAATTAATTTTTTTGGTGTGATGCAAAACGAGTCCGCAGGCGCACAAGCTTTTAGTTCTTTCGATACATATTTAGCACCTTTTGTTAGAGAAGATAAGTTAAAATTTGAAGAAGTTAAACAGTGTATTCAATCATTTATTTTTGGTGTCAATGTGGCTTCGAGATGGGGTTCACAGAGTCCTTTTACTAATATTACTATAGATTGGAAAGTTCCAAATGATTTGAAAGATCAACATGCTATAGTTGCAGGAAAGGATTTAAAAACTACATATTCAGATTATCAAGAAGAGATGGATATAATTAATAAAGCATTGATAGAAATTATGATTGAAGGAGACGCTAATGGAAGAATCTTTAATTATCCAATAATTACATATAATATAACAAAAGATTTTGATTGGAATTCACATAATGCAAATTTGCTTTTTAAAATGGCAGGTAAATATGGACAATGTTATTTTGCTAATTTTATTCATAGCGACTTAGACCCATCGGATATTCGCTCCATGTGCTGCAGGCTTAGACTCGATAAGAGAGAGTTAGTAAGAAGAGCTGGTGGATTATTTGGTGCGGGTGAATTAACGGGCAGCGTTGGCGTAGTTACACTCAATATGCCGCGTATTGGTTATACAGCAAAAAATAAAGAAGAATATTTTAGTTTATTATCAGAAACTATGGATATTGCTAAAAATTCATTAGAATTAAAAAGAGAGGCTTTAAATGATTTTTTAAATAGAGGTTTATATCCTTATATTAGAAATTATTTAAAAAATTGGAATAATCATTTTTCAACGATTGGTTTGGTTGGAATGAATGAGTCAGTTTTAAATTTTCTAAAAAAAGATTTAACGCACGAAGATTCTATAAATTTTACTCTCGAAGTATTAGATTTTATGAATAAGAAATTATCAGATTATCAAGAAAAGACAGGTAATTTATATAACCTCGAAGCATCACCGGCGGAGGGAACAAGTTATAGATTAGCAAGAATTGATAAAAAAAGATATAAAAATATTATTCAATCAGGAGATGGCGAGCCATATTACACTAATTCAACACAATTACCAGTTAATTGGTCAGATGATTTGTTTGCTTCATTAGATATACAAGATAGAATTCAGGTTAAGTATACTGGGGGAACTGTATTTCATTGTTTTTTGGGTGAAGCAATTGATGATTTTGTTACTGTTAGAAATTTAGTGAAAAAAATAGCAAATAATTATAAAATTCCTTATTTTACTATAAGTCCAGTATTTTCTACTTGTAAAGATCATGGGTATTTAAAAGGCGAACATTTTAATTGTCCGAATTGCGGTGGAAAGACTGAAATTTATTCGAGAATTGTAGGATATTATAGACCACTTGAAAATTGGAATAGCGGCAAAAAATCCGAATATTCTAAAAGAAAAAGTTTTAAATTGAAGGAATAGAATGTTAAATACTATTACGGTTGAAAAATTACATTCAAGGGATTATAGAGGGAATGTTTATAATCTTGAAGTAGAAGATAATCATAATTATTTTGTTGATGATATTTTAGTTTCAAATTGTCATGGAGCCAAATCTTATGAAGTTAATAAAATAGGAAAACGTTGTATTAATGCAGATTATAGATTTGGTTTTACTGGTACATTATCAGATTCAAAAATTGATAATATGAATATTCAGGCAGTATTAGGAGAAAAAATCTTCGATTTAAAACCAAAAGAATTAATTGAAAAAGGAGTTTTATCAAATGTACTTATTGCAAATATTATTTTGAAGTACCCAGAAAATATTTGTTTAGAATTTAAGCCTAAAGTATTTATGATTAACGGTAAAAAAACTATAATAAGGAAATCTTATATAGAAGAACTCGATTATTTGTATGAAAAGTATGAACATAGAAATAAGATATTAAAGTGGATTTTTAGTAAAATTAAGGATGGAGAAAATTCATTAATTCTTGTTAGAAAAATAGAGCATTTAAAAAAGGTTGAGGAATTTTTAATAAATAATTTAGAGAAGGGTAAATATAAAATTTTTGTTGTATATGGAGAGACAAAAGCTGCAGAAAGAGAACGTATAAGAAAATTAATGGAAAGTGAAAGTAATATGATTATCGTTTCAAATTTTGCAGTTTTTAAAATGGGTATTAATATTAAGAAATTAATGAATGTGGTTTTATATTCTTCTCTAAAAAGCGATATTAGCATTCCACAGGCCATTGGGCGTTCCCTTCGTGCTCATTCTGAAAAAGTAAAAGCAGTTATATGGGATGTTGTAGACGATCTCAGAATTAAGAAATTTAAAAATTATTGTTTTGTTCATTTTTTAAGAAGGTTAGAATTATATAAAAAATATAATTTCGATTATATAACTAAAGAATTAGAAATTAATAAAATAAAGGAGCTATAAATGATTTGCAAATATTGTAATTCAGAAAATGTTATTAAAAAAGGGTTTAAGAATAAAAAACAAGTATTTTTATGCAAATTATGTGGAAGAAAATTTACAGAAACGAAGTCATTTAAAAATGATGTAATTATACAGCCAAAACATAATAAAGTCGAATTCGAGCAGAGTGGCAATAAAGCAGTTGGTACAGTAACATTAATTAAAAAACCAAAAACTTTAGATGAAATTTTATCGTTATTTGATATTGATTTAAAAATATGGAAAGTGAATCGTTTTTGTGTTAATAGTTGGGATGTTACAAATGGAGCAGGCGAAACATATACGAATTATCAAGTAAAGGTTTGGCTTGATAGAATTCAAGATACTTTCAATTATGAATTAATAAAGAATGAGTTTATAGAGTTAGCGAAAAAATATGTACCAACATATAAGAAAATAAAATATAGTGAAAAATGTGATGAAAAGAATTTATTGGAAATTAATATTGCAGATTTGCATTTAGGAAAACTTTGTTGGCATGGAGAAACGGGTGAAAATTTTGATACAAAAATTGCTCAAGAAAGATTTTTAAATATATTGAAACAATTAATTGAAAGAGTTAAATTTTTTGATTATGAAAGAATTTTATTTCCAGTGGGTAATGATTTTTTTAATAGTGATAATTTATTTAATTCAACAACAGCAGGAACACCTCAGGACGATGATTTAAGATGGCAAAAATTATATAAAATCGGAAGGGAATTATTAATAAGAGCAATAGATTATTTGAGATTATATGCACCAGTTGATGTGGTAGTAATTCAAGGCAATCACGATTTTCAGCGAATGTATTATTTGGGTGATTCATTATCGCTTTGGTATAGTCGTTGTGATGATGTTACAGTAAATAATGAACCAAAGACCAGAAAATATTATAAATACGGTAAAGTATTATTAGGGTTTGCTCATGGAAGTGACGAAAAATTTAAAGAACTTCCGTTAATTATGGCGCAAGAGGCTTCCGATTTATGGAGTGATACGAAATATAGAGAAGTTCATATTGGTCATTTTCATCATAAGAAAGTAATGAATTTTCTAGAATCAGAAGATTTTAAAGGAATTATGATTAGACAAATGAGTTCTATTACTGGCATAGATGCTTGGCATGCTAAAAAAGGTTTTGTCGGGAATATAAAAGCAGCTAATGCATTTTTATGGAATGAGGATAATGGTTTAATTGCTATTTTTGAAGCTAATGTATGATACGTTATTTAGCATCTAGAATTGAGGATAATTTTTAATGTACTTTGATATTACTTTCCAATTATCCTCAATTGTAGGGTGTATTTAAACGTTTAAATAGTATAGATTTTAGGTAAATAATAAATAATTTAAAAGGATTGGAATATGAGTAAGAGTTTTTTAGATTATTTGAAGGACGAACAGGGTAAAAAATGGAATAAAATAGTTAAAAAGCTAGAAAAAAAGATTAATGATATAGGGGTTCCAATTTTAAGAAAAGAAGCAATAAATATTTCCGATAAAATACTCGAACATGCAGAAAATGAAAGAAATGTTTCATTAAAAGAAGAGCAGAAGAATAGTTTAAATCCATTAGAACACGCTATGTTAATTTATGAAGGTTTAGGAAAAACGTCGAAAGGTAGAGGAACTATTATTAGTGATGATATGAATGATCCTTTAGCACATGCTGCTATGTTATTATGAAAATTTGAATGATAATTTTAATTTTTGTTTTGAAAAAGGTTTGTTGTGAATAATGACAAACCTTTTTTTGTTTTATAAATAATTAAAAATAGAAAAATTAGATAGGAGAAATAAAAATGAGCAACATCGTATGTAACGAGTGGAAGCAAAAGGTTAATACTTCATCATTATCTGCAGATACTTATAATGTGGCATTAGTAACAAGTGCAATTACATTGAGTTCTGATGATCAGATAAGAGAAGTAACAAGTTGGTCACAATTATCTGCTATGGAAGTTGTTGGTACTGGTTATGTTGCTGGGGGAAAAGCATTATCTGGTGTTACTATAACTAAAAATTCTACAACCGATAAAGGTATTTTTGATGCTGACGATTTAACATGGACAGGCACTACATTATCTGCAGTTCGAGCAGCAATTATTTATAAAAGTACTGGAGCACCAGTAGCAGGTAAAGTTGATTTCGGAGTTAATAAAACGACATCAAGTGCGTCGTTTATTATAAATTGGAATGCAAATGGAATTTTGGTAATTAATTAGAAAAGATTATTAAATGACAACTTATAACCAATATTCAGATTTGCCGAATAGTGAATATTTTAAAAAAAATAGTTCTCGTTATAATAATGAACGTGAATTTTACGATTTATTATTAACCGAGGCATATAATAAATTTGGTATTTCATTAGTTTATTATACCACGACATACGATACATCTTATAATAAAATTTTTGCAGAAGATGGAAATAGATTTTTTGTAAGAAAATTTGATATAATGGGTTTTTGTGAAATACCAAAAGAAATGCAATATTGGAATAATTTTGGGATTGAAGATTTAGATATTTTCCCTATTTTTGTTAGCAAAAGGCATTTTTATAGAGCATCGAGAGTTAGTAATAATACAGCATATACACCTAAAGTTGGTGATGTTATTGAAATTTTATATAAAATAATGGATCATGATACAAATTTATATACTAATCATAGTAGATTTTATGAAATAATTGATATAGGTCAAGAAGATGGAATGTTTTTACAGCAAAAACATACATGGACTTTTATGGTTAGAATATATCGAGATACTCATGTTTTATTGAGTGCATCAACTTCAGCAACAATGACAAATTTGGATGATTATACTAATAAAGATGATGATATTTTTAGTTTGAGTGCTGATATCGATACAGCAAAAAATGATATACTTTATGATAAACCAGATACGGAAACAGGTCAAGATTCGATTTTTGGTGATTGGTAGAAATTGATTATTATATTTGCAACGAAGGGGTATATGGTATGATTAAAATACTTAAAGTAGAAAGTCTTACTTATTGACCAGGGTGAGGAGTAATTATGATTAACACAAAATACAGTTACAATGGTGGTATAAAAGCCACCGAACTGAATGCCGTCCAAAGAAAGTATGATCTTTTGGTAGAGGCGAGGATTGCACTTTATAAAACAGGGATGAAGTCAAGTGCAGATCAAAAGCTGCTTCGAGCTGATTTGTCTGCCTTGCGTATTGCCTGCAATGCAGAGCAGAATAAACTTCGCACGTTTAAACGTCAGACTTTTCTTGACCGCCCTGCTTCAGAGTTTAACGATACCGAAATAGAAGGTTCTTGTTTCTATCAGGATAAACCGTATTCTGATGTTTTTCCTCCTGATATAAAAAATGTTGTATTCAGGAACTGCAATCTTGATAATTGTAATATTCCAATAGGTGCGACAGTAAACGGAGGGACAAACAAGCACTATAAAACGATGAACGATCAGGAATATTGGATTTTAGATAAACAAGGGAATCCCATTGAACCGAGAGATGCTGCAAGTTTTGACAAGTGCGGGTTGAGTAAAGACCCAAAGGATATACCGGTTGAAAAAATTGCCGAACCAATAACGTATACGAATGATCCCAAAAAAATAGAACGGGATAAAATTAATTCCTTTCTTGCAGACCCCGAAAAAGTAAAAGCAGCAGCACTTGCAGAGAAAGGAGTTAAGTAAATATGGCTATCAATTCATATCTTCACGTTACTCCTGCTGGTGCAGGAACAAAAGATGGGACTACATGGGCAAAGGCGATGGGAGAGGCTGAATTTGAAGCGCACCTTGAAGGAACGGTTGTTGCAGGAGACGTTTATTTTGTAAAGGAAGGAACGTATACCCTTGACAGTGCTATTGATTCTTCCGCAAGAGACGGGACGGCTACCGCTCCAATTGTTATAATAGGGGTTAAATCAGCTACAACAAACGAAGGGGCAAACGTAGCGTATTCCGATTGGGCAACGGGAGCAAACAGACCGTTTTTTGATTGTGCTACTTATCAATTTTCCGTTGGAGATTATTATGTAATACGAAATATTGATTTTCAAGGTGAAGCGAGCAATATGGTTAGTGCGGGAATTTCGTGTGTAATTGCTAATTGCAAATTCGATCAAGACTATGCGTCGTCCGCTGCAAGATATTCATTATATGTACTTAATTATTGTATAATAATTGGCTGTGAGTTTTTATCTACAAAATGTAACGGAGTGATGTTGTACAATGGAGGTTGCAGGGTTTTATATTGTTATTTTCACGATATGCCGGATACTACCGGCGGGTTGGCGCTTCGGTGTGATGCTGCTTTTGAGACAATTGCATATAATATCTTTGATACCGTATATGTTGGAATATATACTGGCGGTTACCATTACCATAGTTTCATTAACAACACCTTTTACGAGGCAGCTACCGGTATTAGTGGCGCGGATAGCAATACGTGTTTAACATTAAACACTATATTTAGCGATTGTGATACCGATGCTATTAAATGGCTAACACAAACCGATATAAATTTATTCTGGAATAACAACTTTTATAATAACGGTGATGATTTTGATGGGGTTGACGAAACTACTGTATTTCAGGATTACGCAAAAGTGTCAGGTGATCCCAAGTTTACGACCGCTGGTAGTGACTTTTCTCTTGATACCGGGAGTCCTTGTCTACAAACTGGCATGAGCATAGAGTTAGGCGTATAGCATGGCAGCTGGAATGAACATTGGGGCGTGGCAGGGCGGTGTCGGCGTTCCTGGCATGAATATTGGGGCGTGGCAGGGGATTGTAGATGGAGGAGATTCAACAAGCCCAAGTTTAAGCGAATCAGCAAGCGAATCTGCAAGCCCAAGTTTAAGCGAATCAGCAAGCGAATCTGCAAGCCCAAGTTTAAGCGAATCAGCAAGCGAATCAGCAA